GTAATTGTTCCAGCAGTTGTTCCGATTCCAGCAGAAGAAGTAATGGTTGCGTTTCCACCACCAACTGTATCTACTATTGTTGAACCACCTGCGTGAGCTACAGCATTTGCACCAAAACTCAATACATCATCAGCATTAGTCGCAGCGTTTGCAGCTCCGATTGCTAATGAGAAAGTGAGTTGGTTAGTTGTTGAACCTGAAGCGTATACTAATACATGTGGGCCTCTACCTGATCCACTACCTTGGTTTCCGTTAGTAACGGATAAAGTAGGTGAACCTGTAACGGTAACAGCTTCGTTATAACTTACTGTTGCAGATAATGTTCCACCAGCACTCTTATCGAATTCTGTTGATACCCAATCTATAGCAGTAATGTCTGCTTGGCCAATATCTGTTGCAAGACCAGTATTACTTCCGACTGCTACTAAAAGTTCCTCTTGGGTTCTAGACCCTACAACTTTTCTTAGCACCCAACCGGCTGCACTTGCAAATGTATTAGATTTATCTGTTGCTGATAAGTATTTTGGTTTTGCTTCATCAGCGTCTGATACTCCCCATAATGCCATTTTATTTTCCTCTCTTTATGATGCGACTTTTAAAATATCTTTAAAAGTCTTTTTAAATGATTTTGCGTCTTTTTGCAATAGTCTAGTGTATTTATCACGAATGGGAGCCTTAAGAGTCATTAAAGCGTCATGAACTTTGATTGCATCTTTATATTTGACTTTAATCTTTTTCATGTCGTCTGTTCTGACTTCATCATTCCTTTTCGTGTCAGTAAACTTCCTTAATTGCATTAACATGTTTGCATCAGGTCTTAATTGCATTCCCTGTGCTTTACTGTTAAATGCATCGATAGCTCTATCTATTACTTCGTCTTCTTGAGCTTCAGAATATTTATTTCCTCCACCCATATTAGCAATTTTATCTATCTTTGCAAGAAGGTCTTTCTCGTTCTTTGCCTTTGCAACTGCTCGGGCAATCTTCTTATTACCAGCATCGGACATCATTCCGAAGTCTGCAGTCTTTTCCATAACTGCATTGACTAACTTAGCGTCCTTTACATAACCTAACTTCTTTAACTTTTCCTTAAAGAGCTTAGTTCTAGCGTCTGTAGTAAGAATTTTTTGAACTTCTGCTGCCGTCAACTTATCCATGGTAGTTCCCTACTTGTATAAGTGTCCACCGTGATATGCACGAGGATATTTAGCAACATAGTCTATGTATCTTTGGTCTGTGACATTACCTCTTGCCCCTTTTGCTGGTGCTTTCCAGCCGGCTGGTTTAAATATGTCACCTGTTTCTATTTCTATAAATGCATGGATAGAACCTGCTCTGCCCATTTCATGTTCTTCAACACGGTAATATTTACTAGCCTTTCTGGCTACTATTTTGGTTCCTCTTTCTTTATGCATCTTTGCAAACTCACCACTGTTGATCTGTTTGTTAATGGCATCTTCATACTTCTTAACACCATCTTCAATAGAATGGTCAGATTGCACTCCACCAGTCATTGTTGATGGTAATACTGGTGCTTCTTGGATACTCTGTATGGGTTTTTCCTCCCCAGCTTTCCAACTCTCTTCCTGTAAACTCATATTTCTGAAAGAATCCATAACATTTAACTGTTCTTGGTAAGGATAGCCCTTTTTCTTAAGTGGATTTTGGAATTTCTTTGCACCTAATGAATCGTCGCCTTCACTAATTGATTCTTCTTTAAATAAAGCACCGATATCTCCGCCTGAAACATAATCTGGCAACATTTTTTCTAAATCATTATGAGTGACTTTTTTCATCTTCTTAACTTTAGAAGCAAACCCTTTCATTGTTTTGGACTTCATCATCTTCTTAGCAATGTCTTGGCCATTATGAGGTGTGTCCATAGGGTCTTTCTTCTCAACGACTTTTCTTTGGTCTTTTTCTGCAACTCTTCGTCTTGCACCGTCTTTAGATATCCACTCGTTTTGTTCGTCTTCCTCTTTCATGCCCATAACTTTATGTGCAAGTTTAACTAGAGTTTCTAGAGGTGCCTTTTCGATTTTCTTTTTGTTTGAATCGTTGACTTTATCGTATGCTTTTACTACAACACTTGCAGTAAACATGTCAACCATGGTTCCTTTAATCTTTTGTGCTTGTTTGTTTTTAACTATGTCTTGCATTACTGCAAATGCAGAAGCTTCCATTAAAGTTTTTCCGTCACCATAATCAAAACTGTTGTATTGAATCAATGATAACTTAGGCATATTCATTAGTCTTCTTCCAGTAGACATTATCTTTCTCATACTATTGAGAACTTTATCAACATCTTTTTCTTTACCAACTACTATGAATGAGTCATTACCAACTATTCCACCATGTTTCATTGGGCCATTATATCCTAATAGTCCTTTCTTTGCAGCTGCCTTTAACATTTTCTCTGCTTTTTCAGGGTCAGAAGAATTGAATTGAATCTTAACTAATTGGTCTAGGAAAGGTTCTGCTCCTTCGGGAAGGGTATTATCTAACCACTGGTCAAATTCATCAGGGTCGTCTGTTTTGATTTCACCATTTTTGATTGCCCAGTATGCAAATGCCATTGCAGCGTCTTGTGATAGACCTTTATTGTTGTTGTAATTCTTAATATCCTTTTTAAACATTTGGAATAATTGTTTGAGGGATTTTCCTTCATTGATTTCATAAGATTCGTTTGCATACTTCAATGCAAATTTAACTTCTTTGGAGTTTCTTACCTTTTTTCCGTAGAACTTTTGAATTTCTTTTCCAGCGACATCCATTGCTCCACCAAGGTCTAATGCAACCTCGACAGCCTTTCTAATTTCAGGGTCTTTAACTTTGTATTTACGGAAATATGCAGAAACTTCTTTACCCGAGAGTTTTGATTTACCCATAGGCCCTAGAGCATCGACTTTACCGTCTTTGTCTAGAATTTTTCTTTCTTTTAGGTCTTGCCAGATATTCATAGGGGTCTCCTAGTATCCGAACATCATATCGAATAGTTCAGGGTCATGTTTGTCTATGATTTGACCAATTTCTTCTCTAGGCATTGTTTCCATACCCATGAATAATTTGTCCATCAATTTGATAGACCTCTTACTAAGGATTTCCATGTCATCATACATTTCTGTCTCGATGCCTTTCTTGAATTCCTTAATAAATTGTTCGATCTCTTTAGTATCAAACCCTTCTTTCTTCTCTCTCTTTAAGATTTTGGTAGTATCTTGAACTATTTTATTTGCTTTCGGGGATTTGTATTTGCCTTTCTTAGCTTCATCTAAAGACTCGTCTTTTGTCCAATTCTTTTCAATGTAGTTATAGAATTCTTTTTCTTTATCACCTTTAAGTTCTGATGGAGAACTAACACCAAACTTTTTCAGTGCAGCTTTAAAGAACTTTTGATATGCAGACTGGTCATCTTCTTCGATGCCCAATTTCTTCATTTCTTTTCCGATTTTCTTATCGATTTTTAGGACTGATGCAGAAGTAGGTTTTTGACCATCTCCTATTAGTCTAGCTTTTTGTAGTAATAGGTCTGAATATTTAAGGTATTTACCTTCATTCATTTCTTCTTGATATAGTAAGAGCTCCTTAACGGAATCAACTAATCCAGCTGGTAAATCTTTTATACTCATTGTTGGAGTTCTCCTTTCTCAAAGTAGTTAAACATTTTCTGTTTACCTTCTTCATTGAGCTTTAATTGCTTTGCAAGACGGCCTAACATGTTTCTTTCTGTTAGTTTTTCGATAGTCTTTTCAACTGAAACTTTTTCTTCTTTTACTTGTTTATCAACACCGTCTGAATCAGGGTCAATACCGTCTGAATCTTTGTCGATTTCTTCTTCAACAGACTCTTCTTGTGCTTCTGCAACGATTTCCTGACCACATGACTCACATGTTTCGGGTTTTTCAGCTGCTTCAGCAAATGCAGTCTTTAACTCTTCTTCGATTTGATCGTTTAAAATATCGTCTGCACTTTTCTCTACTGAACCTTCTTTTAGTGCGACATGATTTCTAACTTGTGCTAGTTTATCTTTCCAGTTTTCTGATTTGAATGTCATAACAGTATTATTTATATAATCTCCAACCTAACGACAAGATTTCCTTGACCTTTAAGGACACGGTAAAACTTGTTTTTAGGAATATTATATTGTTTTCCTATCTCCATGATTACTGGTTGGTCTTCACCTATCTGTAATTCCCAACCGTTGCTTGTAAATACTCTAACTCTTTTAGTGTCCTTTTCTTTAAACCATAAGTCATCACATTCGTTTTCGAAAGTTCTAATTGTATAGGACTGGTTTGTCCCATGTTTTATAAAGCTCTCTTCTGTATATGGTTTCATGGTCACTAAAGTATTTAGTGTGGTCTATTTTACCTCTATATCCTCATTGTATGGATAGTCCTTTAAAGGATTGCCAAATACTTGAGAAAAATGTTTCTTAACCTTGTTCTTTTGTTCTTGAAAGAATTTTGTTTGCACTTCTATATACTCGTCCATGTCTTGGCCGGGCGTATCTTCTTGATAGGCTTTTCTTATCTCGTCTGTTCCCATCTCATGGACTCCGTTATCGTGTTTATTACCGTATGATTCCCACCTCTTTCTAAGACCTTCGTCCTTCTTTTTCTTTTTCATTGTGGGAGGCATTGATATACTTGGCCCTGTGGAATTCATTGGTGCTTCTTCTACCATATCACCTTCTTTACTTGAGGTGACCCATACCCTAGACCCTTTGGTCTCGTTATGTAGTTTCAGCATGTCTTCTTTAGACCCTGTTTTAACTACTTTGTTATCTACAACTAATGCATAGGTTATCTCATCAGAAGTTTTACCTATTGCGTCTTCACCTACTTTGATAGTTTTTGACTCTTTTTTAAATTGTTTCCAAAAGGCAGCTCTTACTTTTTTAGATATCCTTGCTCTACCTTCCCAATCAGAAGACCTCTGTTTCAATCTATTTTCTCCAAATGACTTCATTCTATTTCCTCATGTTCGTCCACATGATCATCAAATTCTTCTTGTAATTTCTTAACATCGTCTTGTAGATATTCAATATTTAAATCTTGAACGGCATCATCAGGTAAAGCTCCCAGCTCACCTCTTGGCCATTTGATTCTAAATTCTTCATTCATTTCCACTGCATCTTGCATACGAATTACATCTAACTGTAACTGAGCTATTTGACCTGTTAATGTGAAATAGACTCCAGCTATAGATAATATTACAGCAAGTATTCCTATTAGACTTTTTACATCTATAGTTACTTGACTATTTTCTGTTATCGGTTTTACCTTGGGGCTCATTGTGCGTCCTTCCATGCAGCGAATGCCATTTGTCTAATCTTCTTATCAGACTTACCTTTGAATTGTGGTGCGTCTGATTTCCTAAAATCTTTTATGTAATCTCCAACATCTGCATCTGCACCTAATGCCTCTGTTACTTTAAGTCCCAATTTCTTTTGATACTTATTAATCTGTTTTAATATTTTCTTTTTCTCGTTCTTATTCTTTGTATTAAGATACTTCTGCATAAGGTCAATCATTGCATCAGAATCGATACCTTCATTAACTTCTTCGTTCTGTGCAGCTTTTCTAGCGGATTCTCTCTCTGCTTCTATTGCCTTATTCTGTGCTTCTTTTTCTTTATCTAATGCAATCTTCTCGTTTTCTCTTTCATGTCTCTCTTTCATAGCATCCATTTCTTCCACTTGTTTTCTCTTAAGTGCTTCCATTTCCTCTACTTGTTGTGCTTTTAACTTTGCAGCTCTAACAGCAGCGTCTTCTTCGTTAAGTATTTCTTCGGTAAGGTTATCACCAAACTTAAGGAATAGTTTTCCTTGCTCTTGTTTCTTGTCTGTGACTTTGAAGTTAATCATTGCACCAATAGTATTAATATCTGCAATACCCCTCTCTCTATTCTTTTGAAAACTTTTCGTGAGTTTCTTTCCAAGGGTCTCCAAAAGAAACTTAAGAATCTTATTCCATTCCATAACAAGCTTACCCTCGTCTAAAGGGTTTTTGAACTCTTCTCTGTATCTTTTAGTAGCCATAATACTATTTATCCCCTTTCTTCCTTAATAACATGCGTTCACGCCATTTCAGTGCAAGTTTGTTTGAGGGAAACTTAGAAGTCCATGTCATTAATTTACCATATAATGTGTTTGCTTTCTTATCTAAAGAAGCTAGGTCATCGTCATTCTTAATCTCTATGAAATCCTTTTTGAATATAGATTTATATTCGGCTGCATTCTTTTGTGCAGCGTCCCAGTCACCTTTAACAATTTCGGGTGGGAGTTTTCTTGCACGAAGTTGATTTCTTTTCTGTGCATTGTCGAGACTTGCATTTACAAATACCATTTTGTATTCGTATCCTAACTTATCTAATAGTTTCTTATATCCTTTAATTTTAGATGATCTTGCACTGGTAGTATCAAAGATTAATCCTAACCTTCCACCAATATAACTTTCTAAACTTTTCTTTGTAATTGCTTTTGCCTTTGCACGAATTGGGTCACGAAGGGCAGCGTCCATATCTCTTAAATCGAGACTAAGTCCAGCCTTCTTAAGTCCATTCTCAAATGCTTTATCAGTGTTGACCATTCTTAGTCCTAGTGCTTTCAGAGCTAACTTCTTAACAACTGCAGATTTACCACTGCCCGGCCCACCTGATAGGAATACTGCTTTGAATATACCTTGGTCATATACTCCTTCTTTAACTAAGTCTTCTAGGATATATGTGGGTAGGACTCCTTCATTGATTCCCATACCCTTTCTAATTGCTTTGTATAGTGCCTCTTGGTCTCTCTTATTCTTAGAAGGGACTCCTTGTTTAAAGTTATCAAAGTCATCGTCTTCTGCATATGCTCTCATTTTACTTGCAGACATTCCTGATACATCATCTGCGTCAGGGTCACGCTCTCCAGCTGATACAATGTTAATTGATTTGAAGTTATAAAACCCGTGTCTTGCTTTTACATTATTGTATTTTGTTATAAGGTTCTGAAATTCTTTTACTCTATCTGAACCGACAACCATGTTAATTGAACTATATCCTTTTTCATGTAAGAAATTACAAATGTCAAATACAGTTCTTATAGCTGAATCATTAATCATAACTTTCTTACCAAAGAACTTCTTAAGATATTTTATCTTGTCTTTGTGTGTAAGAGGATTCTTTTTCTTATCATTAGAATGAGAAGTAAATAACATAATGTCATCTGCTCTAACCTTTCTTAGTTTCTCTACTAATTTTGCGTGTCCTGTGGTGGGTGGATTAAAGCGACCAAAAGTGAATGTCACACTTTTATCTTTTGCTTCTGTTAGCCATTTACCAAATTGTTTCATACGCCCTCCATGATTAATGTAGGGTGAAAATCTTGTTTAAAAAACATGTTATATTTTCTAAAATTTGCTCTGACTATTCCTCTTTTATGAAAAAAGAATGCAAAAATACTTTTAAAGGTTTTCCCTTTCCATAGTTGTTTATCGTGTTTTAACATCATAAGTGAAATAACAAATGCAGTATAAAAGAGACCTAAACTTTTCCTTAACATGATTCTCTTTCTTGATTTTGAATCTCCTGACACCTGATTATAAACATCAAATGCAACTGACTTGTGTTCGATTTCTTCTGTAGCATGCCATTCCCAAAGTTTTGCTACGGGATTTTTATTATAACGGGAAAGGTTTAAATAATAATAACTCTGTAATGCAGTTAAGTGTTCCATGCCTACAGTGGTTGCTAACTTAGTAAGTTTATCTTCATTTGCAAAGAGTCTTTGATATTTCTTTTCAAATTTTTCTTGGTCATATCCTCTAAGGTCACATAATAGTTTATTATACTTTGTATGTTCTCGAATATGCATGGCTTCTTGTTTGCAAAAGAGGTCTATATCTTTTAATAATTTTTTGTCTGTAATATCATTTCTGTATGCTCTTACTGACGCAATAAATGATTTCTCACCTTCGGGAAAACTAAGACTTATTGCATTATAGAATGCAGTGAAAAATTTATTATTAAAATTCCAATCCTTTAATAACCAATCTTCTAAATCAAACTTCATGTCTCTAACTACCATTGTCATTTACTTGTCCCAACTCTTGATTGCAGTAAAGTTATTATAGGCAAACTCCATTCTGTCAACGAGTTTAACTGCTTTGCCTTTCCTATCGATTGCAACATAACCTTCGGGGTTGACAACTTCAAACCCAGTTGCAGTCTTTTTAAAGGTTCCTATGCTCTTTACTCTATTTAGGGCAACGATAATAATCTGCTTTGCTATAACCAACTGTTCCATGAACTTGGTAAGGTTGGTTATGAATTTTTTAAGTGAAAGTAGTTCGCTGAATATTTGTTCACCAATTTCTCTTTTAATTTCTTTTGTCTTTTCCATTTTAACTTTACCAACTACTTTATCTCTCCAGTAGTTTTCAAAATGTTTTAAATACCCGTCAGCTGTGGGTTTATAATTACCAGCACGGATTAATGAATTTGTGTATGTTTTATATGAAGCACCAGCAGCTCCCTTTGCACCCATAGCAGTTTGTAATTCCTGAAACTTTTTCAAGTCATTCTTCTTGATACCATGAAATGCTTTACCTACTAGAGATAATGTTTTACTTAATTTAACACTCTCCTTTGCAGTCATAGTAGAATTACCACTCACATCTTTATAGGTTGCATCGTCAACCCACACATCATTATTGTGTCCTAGTTTAGATATATTTGCACCAAAAGAAGCACCAAGGTCTTCTATGGTTGAACCTGTATATGAGGTATGAAATACTATGCCTAGTTTTGCATTTGCAATCTTAGCTCCTAGGTCTGACTCTATGTCTACTGCATAAAGAATAGTATTGGGTTGGAATGTAACATAAGATTTACCGTCTATTGTCTGCATTTTCTTATCAGAAGAGGTAAACATTAGGTCACCTTGTAGTATCTTGTCAAATGATAACTTTGAAAGATACTTAAAGGATTGTAGGAACTTATCTTGTAGGTCACCCGAGAGTTCAGGTGCGTCTTTTATTGCTTTTTCAGAAGTGTAATGTAGTTGTTGTTTGGTGAATAATGATTTCTTTGCAACAAAGAATTGTCCAGTCTCGGGGTGTTTGCCTGCCCAAATTGCTGGAGCTCCGTCCCATTTTACAGTCATGTTGACTTTACTATTGGAATTCCCTTTCATCATGTCTCTAAGACCTTGAAGAAAGTTTATTGCACCACGACCACCATCAATACCTTGATTGATAATTTCGTCTTCTAAATGCTCTAAATGTAGATTTTTCGCTGCCATAATAGTATTCTATCACAAATGTTGTGGAATACTACTATTTATGCTTTTTTATAATTTACTAAAGTGCGATATCGGGTGCATCGTTATCGATGTTATCTTGTAGATTATCAGAATCCGCTTGGTAAACTGCCAAGTCTGCCTTTAGTTTGGTCAGAGCAGCTGCACCTTCTTGAGCTGCGACATCTTCACCATTGTCACTCCAATTTTTCCACACCTTATAGACTCCCCTAACTAAGGAAGTTGCTCTAGTGCTACCACCAGTTGTGGTTTCATCAGCTGTCGGAAATTGAGTTCTCCACCATGCAAAATACGCATCACCACCACCCGTTGTTGTAGTTGTGTGTGCTAATGCCTCCGCATCAGTATCTCCATTTGGGCCAAAGGTATTTGAATTAACACCTTCTATCCAGTCAATGGCTCTTTGGATTCCTAAAATTTTTTCATCTACACTTGCTTTTTCATCTGCATATGCCATATGCTTCCTCCTAAATATAGAACTATTTAGGTTTTCGAAAGGGGTGAGGAGTGAAGTTTATCTTCTAATTGATCTATTTTTAGCTGAATAAGTTGAACCTTGCGTTCTTCCCCATTAGTCTTAGCTTCTTTCAATTTTTTCTTGAGCGCAATTTTATGTGTTATCGTTTCAATAACTTCGTCTGATTTTAAAGTCTTTCTTATCATCACGCCACCATTATGCACGATTCTAATTGCTCTTCTAAAGACTCTAATGGATTACATAGTGGTTCCTCAATAGGCTCTTGAATTGGTATCTCTTCTAGTTCAGGTGGACATAGAAATGTCCCTTCTCTGTCATTATAACAAAGTCCGTCCAATACTTCCATAGAACCACATGCAAATAACGATGCTGTCAGAAATAATATAGTCAAAATTCTCATAATACTATTTAGGGTTACTTTAGAAGTCTCCATCTGCAACTTGAACTACAGTGGTTCCTCTTGCTCTCCACATATCAACGACTTTGTTCCTATCGTCAAATACAAGGTCAATTTTACCACCAATTTCTTCAAACTTGTCAGCAAGTTCTGCTTTGAATACTTCATCAGGGTCATATGAACCATCAGGTCTAAGAAAAAGACCTTGATGACCATCACCAATCCACTCATGAATTTGTGATTCGGTAACAGCTCTTTCTGACTCATTCCTTGCTGAAAAGAATGCAACTTGGTCACCAGCTGCAATGAATCTTTTTGCAATGTTACAAACCCATTCAACTGGTGTATCGAAGGCTGTTTGCCTCCTAAATTCATTCCAATCTTTAGGCTGAGAACCGTCTACCAAATGTCTCCTATGTTCACAATCGGCAATAGTTCCGTCTACATCAAAAATTACTGTTTTCATACCTATATATTATCAAAAAATGACACCCATTGTCAAGGCTAAATCTTAAAATCGGAGTATCTATCTCGTCCTCTATCTGCTACTGGAACTGAATCGTCAAAATCTTCTTCAGCTGAATCTATCAACTCTTCTTGTGCTTCTTGTTCACAATCATAAAGTTTCATGCGACTTCTATCTACACCTATAACAAATCGTTTAAATATTGTAGGGTCATTGTATCTGTTCTTTAATTGTTTGACTACTAACTGGTCTAAATCTTCTAGTTCGTCACTGGTAATCAGTGCAAACATTAAATCTGCAGTTGCAGGCAGTCCAAAAGATTCCGAAGTGTCTTCGAGTCCAATATCTGTGGAACCATAGCCACTTCGGGTTGTCTGTGTTGCACTCACAATAGGAACATCATATTCCACTGCAAGTCCTCTTAATTCTTCTGCGATACTCTTAACTAATGTGTAAGAGTTTGCACCAGCTCCCGGCCGAATTCTATGTGATGCACATATATTTAGATAATCAATGAAGATAATGTCGGGCTGAAAGTCTTTTTTAATATTCAACTCTTGTAATAAATGTCTGAAATGACCAGCGTGAGCAGCTGCAGTAGGATATTCTTTTACAATAAGTTTACCCTTGGTTTTGTTTTTAAGTTTATCAATCTTCTTATCAAACATTTTCTTTGATAAGTCAGGCAATTCCTTCATGGGAATATTCAAGGTATTTGCGTCAATCCTTTCTGCAATTCTTTCTTCACTCATTTCAAGTGTGATATACAATACATTCTTATTCATCATAAGATTTGCAGCTGCACAATGACACATGAATAATGATTTACCAACACCAGTTCCAGCAAGACAAATGTTTAATGTCTTGTTAGGTAATCCACCCTTGGTAATCTTATTAAAATACTCTAAGTCAAATGGAATCTTCTCTTCTTCCGTATGATAGAATTCAAATCTATCGTCTGAATCCTCTATCACATCATGACCAATATGGGTATCAAAGGACACGGAGAGTGCATCTTTAAGAAGTTCAGGTATTTCACCAGTGGAGCGTTGGGACTTCTTGTCTATGACTTCGATAGAATCCATGACTGCAATATAGATTGCTCTATCTTTGCACCATTTCTCTGTCTCGTCTACCAACCACTCTTGTGGAGTGTCATCTCCACCGAAACCTTTAACAATAGTTTTTGCGTCCTTGAGAGTCTTCTCATTAAGGGAAGTGCTATTCTCAAGATTTATGAGAAGTGCTTCTACTGTTGGTGGTTTAGTATATTTCTGAAAGTAATCGTATGAGAATTCATAGATTGTTTTTTCAGATATATCTGTGAAATACTCTGGCTTCAGAAAAGGTATGCACTTCCGTGTAAACTCTTCATTCTGAATCAGATTCTTGAGTATCGTCTGTTCTAGTCTCGTTTCCATATTTAAAATAATCTCTCACTACTACCTCAAGCCTTTCCATTACATCAGGTGTAAAGAACTTCTCGGGGTTATTATTAATCGTTTTTGCAAATTCAGTTTTACCGTTTGGTAATTCCACTCGTGTTGAGGACTTCTTGAATATTTCACTTGCAAGAGCAAGGTCAAGTAATCCGTAGTATCTATCCAAACCAGTTTCATAGTTTAGTCGGACATCAACCATTCGGTTTTCCACTGTAAGTCTTGACTTTGCATTTTTACAGTGAATAATATTTCCGATAACTGTTGTCCCTTCCTTCTCTTTTTTCTTGGACAGATAGATAATAGTTGAAGCTGCATACTTCAATCCACTACCACCACCCATTTCTTTTTGAGGGAACATAGAACCAATAACATCATAAGTGTGATTCGTAACTATTAATGGGACGCCTGTCCTTCCTAGTTTGAGAGTCAATACTCTGAATGTGCCTTTAACAATTTGAGCACGAGTCATGTCTCGGGTTTCTTTACCCTCTGCAGTGTCCTCGATTTCTTTTGTAGTAGATAACATACCCAAAGAGTCAAGACACATCATCATTGGTGGTCTTTTATCTTTTGGGGTTTCTAGATATTTGTCTAATATAGAAATTGCCTGTTGTCTGAATTCTTGAACGGTCACTACAGGCACAATGATCATTCTCTTTGAATCAATACCTCTATCTTCAATCATTTCTCTGCTGATTGCAGATTCAGATTCAAAAAAGATTACAGCTGCGTCTTTATTATCCTCAAGGAATTGTCTAACCATTCCAAGTGCAAAATAAGTTTTACCAGTTGCTGATTCTCCTGCGATTGCAGTAATTTTGTTTGTTGGTAGTCCACCATATAATGAACCACTCAATAATGCATTGAAAACATAACTACCCGTATCAACGAATGAGTCAACATCTCCAGCACTTACACCGTCAGAAACGACACTTGCATATTCGTTTCCTGATGATTTAACTAAGTCTTTAATAAATGACATAAACACTCCTCATAAATGTATACTACTATTATACTATTTATGTGGAGTGTTGTAAAGGTGGTTTTTTAACTTTCTTCTAAGCTTTCTTCGTCATCGTCTGTTATGCCAATGGCTCTGATAAGTGAATGAACTTCATCACCACCATCATTGTATAGTTTTTGAAGTCCTCGTCTCAATAGGTTTCTAGCTACTGATTCGATTTTCTTACCAGCAATCAAAGGTTTGATAAAGTCTGCTTGTGGTGTATTACCACCGTTTGTCATTTCTGCAAATGTGTTTTTGATTTCAGTGATAGACGCAGTGTTAACTGTCACCTCATTTTCATTTGCACTTAAGAGTGCAGCCATACCTAATAATAGATTTACTGACATAGTTTTCACATTTGGATATGCTTTCCTGATAACTTCGGAAGCTTCAACCATAAACCTTGAATCTACAGATTCCCAGTTTTTGTCGAACATTCCAAAACCACCTAGGTCATATGCATCTGTATCAAGGTTGGTATTACCGACATTCAATTTACATCTTTTTAGTAATGCAAGTTGATCCATTGCAGTTGAGTCTCTAAAGACAACCTTTGCTCTAAAGATTTCATCAGGTGCCATTGAGGTTTGATCTGCATTACGAGTTTTAAACATTTTTGCTTCGATTCTTTGACACTTAGCTTCTGAATGAGTAATGTCATGTGTAAATATAGAAGTTTTAATACCTAAAAGACCAACGATTGCAGCCATGATACTTCTGTGGAATCCGTCCCATACGAACTTTCTTCCATCAGGTCTGACTGCAAGGTCAACATGACCTGCTACTGCTTTATCAAAACCACCGCTGTCAATCAAACGATTGATTAGTCTTTGGATTTTGAGTTTTCTTTGGTAAGTCAAATCAACATAGATATCAGACAAAGGAATTAAATCCTCACCTGTATATGGTGATGCTGGTTTGAGTTTTTTAAGAGTGTCAAATTTGAAATTATCTATTTGCAAGATAATCATTATGATATCCGAAAGTTTGACGACTTCCGACATTGCACCGATTTGTGCAAACGCTTGTGACTTCTTCATAAGTCTTTCTCCTTGTTGTTTCCAACAGTTGTTATTAACATATTCCGCTAGGAATACTACTATTATATAGTGTGCTTGGGAGTTTGACTAGAGGGTTTTTCTCTTTTCTTTTCTTTCTTTTCTTTCTTGTCTGATGTCTTTAATAGTGTCGTTTCTTGCTAAAGACTTCTCTATCATAGTTTTGATTAGATAAATTTGACATTCCAAATGAATAATAAAACCAAAGATAACCGCTATCATGGCAATGTAGAAACAGTCTAGAAATTCAATAACCATTATGATACCTCGTCAATTTGTTCTTGGGTGACTGTTCCCTTTTCTAATAGAAGCTTGCGGTGGATTAAATGTTGTTCTTGGATTTCTTCTTTATTACCACCAGCATAATCAACTGCATGGTGGTCTGCAATCATTTGTTGATTTATACTAACTTTACCTTTCACATGACCATCTCTTAAATTTGCTTCATGTTTAACAAATAACTCACCAAGAATTCTACCAAACTTCCCTTTATCATGAGAGATAAGGGTGACATCTTGTTCTTCTAACAAGTGTTGTAAGTGGTATTTTGATGCCTTGCCAAAGAGCTTTTCGACTTTATCTCGTGTGCGAGATTCAGGGGTATCTATACCCTTTAGCCTCACTCTTTGTTTCTTATAAACCATTCCGAATCCTAAATCGATATCTACATCAACTGTGTCACCATCAACCACGCGGGTAACATTTACATTATATTCGTACATACCCTTATTTAGGATATTCTTGAATTATAGGTTACTTTTATTGTGGTTTCTATGTTCGATTTTTGATTCCCAGTCCTTTACTGCTTGTGAAATTGAATCTTCTGCAAGAACTGAACAGTGAAGTTTAATTGGTGGGAGCTCTAGTTTTTCTGCAATGTCCTTATCTTCGATAAGTTTTGCTTGTTCTATTGTTAATCCCATTAACATATCAACAAATAATGAAGAGGAAGCGATTGCACTACCACAACCATAAGTTTTAAACTTAACATCTTCTATAACATCTGTTTCGGGATTAATTTTTAAATCAAGTTTCATGACATCGCCACAAGCTGGTGCTCCAGTCATTCCTGTTGCAACATTTGGGTCTTTGGGGTCGAATCTACCTACACCGTGTTTATCGGGGTTGTTGAGGACATTGTTGAATCTATCTACAACCTTTTTACTGTATGCCATACTCTATATAGGTAAACTTATCCAAAAAATGAGTCAAGACTAGCAACTGGTTCAACATTCCAGCCAATTAAACTAATAACAACCTTCAAAGGGTCTACGAATGCTTTATCAAATTGCATATCGTAATCTATAAATCTATGTAAATCTAATTCTCTAGGTAATACATTAAGGAATGCAATGACATTCTCATTAATAGGATTAGGGGTTGACAAATAACTGAAATGTATCTTCTCACCATTCTTAACCATTTCATATCTTCTATCGATATTCTTCTTCTTAAGGTGGTGGTTATATAACAAGGAACCTCTTACATGAATCGGAGTTCCTTTTGAATAGATATGTGTTGGGTCTGCATACTGAACTAATCCTTTACACCCTCTAGGAAATGCAACTTCCTCGGGTGGTAAATTCCTAAACTCTTTTCGGGCATTCTCAACAAACTCCCACAAGTCTGTTTCTTCACCATTCATAACAACTTGAAAAGCCTCTGTGAGTTTTCCTCTAACCCATTGTGGTGTTGAACTCTTTGCAGTTTCAATACCCATCATTTTAAGTTTAGGAGTTTTTAATCTGACCCCTTCGTTATCATGCACATTAAGAATATATCGTTTCTTTGCAGTCCAAATACCACGGTCTGCAATAATCTCTCTGCCCATTTCCATTTTGTTTTGATATGCATTTGTATATTCTGCAAGTTCGTCAAACCCTTCAGCAAGAACTTTCTCAATCAAACCTTCGGAGCTGTTTAAGAAGTCTACAATCTTACCCTTGTTTGTTTCTTCGGGAAGAACTCTTTGAACTAATTTATCCATAGTAATATAAAGTGAATCAGTATCCATTGCAATTACATAATCTTCATTATCAGTTTCAAGAGTTTTGTTTAAGAATTCGTTTATGGTTTTCTCAGCCCACTGAATGATTAGTTGCCCGCTAGTGGTGATTGCTTCTGCAAGGTCGACACTAAAGAAAGCAAAGTATTGATTTGCAAGAGCTCCGTATGCTGAATTGAGTGCAATCTTTCGAACCATTTGATTGTTATTAGCTCTCTTAATTAAAGTATCGAGTTCTTTTCGTCTTGGTTTATCTGCACTCTGATATTCAATTTGATAGTCAATCATTTTCCTCTTCCAAGCCTTTCTCTCGTCATAGAACTTCTCCATGAGTTCGGGAAGAAAACCTTGTCGGTTTCGTGTAAACTTTGCACCGTTAGGACAAACAGTATTATTCTCTTTCTTTAAATGACTAAGGTCAACTTCTCTATTGAGTAAAGACTTAATAGAAACCTCTTCCTTTGCAGACTTAACCATTTTCTCGGGTGAGATATTATGTTGCATAATGATATGTGGGTATAGAGAATTTAAATCAAAACTCACAACCCAATCATGTCCACCAACTAATGGTTCTTTAACATATGCACCTATGATACGACTTGTCTTCTCACGAGACATTTTTTGTGGTGGTGTTTGGATATTCTGTTCTTTTAAGAAGTTATAGATTATGGTTTCCCAATACTTAACCATACCAAATGTATCATTATAATTACACTTTGCATTATAAGACATTGTTTGAACCAACTCAATCAGTCCAAGTTTCTCTTCTAGTTCTTCAACTAATACAGCGTCAACAACATTATACTCTAAAAACTTTTCATAATCTTGTCGATAAAGTGTGTGTAAGTTTCCATACTCTGAATAATCTAACTTACCTTTACCAAGTTCAATGTGTGAAATATGGTTTAATGAATAGGATTCTTGATTTACAAAAGTATGTTTCCTATAGAGCTCGAGATAATCAAGAACATTAATCCCATAAAGATTGAATACTTGTTGTTTTTGATATCCTTGTGAAACGAATTCTCTAACATCTGACATTCCCCATGGAGATAATTTCTTATGTTCGTCTTCTCCAATAATTTTATCAATACGATTACAAAGATAAGTTATATCAAAAGAGTTTACATTCCAACCAGTGATAATATCGAATGATTCCTTTCTCCAGTATTTGATAAACTGCATTAAAAGGTCTGCTTCATTTGTGCAAGGACGATAATCATAATTCTTACCATGATTCCATTCACCAAGACCGAATACTACTGGAGGTTTACCAAATGGTTTCATAGTGATTGCATTAACCTTCTCGCCTGCAATCATAGGCTCAGGAAATCCGTCTTCACACTCACACTCAATATCGAGTGAAGCTGTCTTAATTAATTTTGGATTGAATTCTATATCACCTTGAAACTTATCTGCAATATAGGTGTAGATATATTTGTCGTATCCGTGGATTTCAAATCCGTCAACGGCATTATATCTTTCTCGAAACTTTCTTGCACCACCCATGGAGTTAAGATTAACTGCCTCAAGGGGTCTTCCGTCTAATGCACGGAATGCTGTTTCTCCTTTTTTTGAGGGTATGTAATGGTTGGGACGATATGCAACGGAAAGTTTTAATTGTTTCTTTCCTTTGTATCCCTTGACTAAAATTTTATCTCGTGTGCGACAAACATTTGTATAAAAATCCATTATATAATTATACTACGGAAGGTCTATTCTGTCAATGTAGTTCTTGTTGGGTGTAAGAGGTTTTTTACTGTTTCTAGTTTATCTTCTGCGTCAGCAAGTTTTGTAACTTCCATATCCATTGCAGCGACAACATCAGGGTGTTCTCCAATTCCTACTGGGTTTGATTGATAAACTTCAATATTTGCAGTTGCAGCTGCAATATCACCTTCGTATCTCTTCACTAATGCTCTTAATAAATCAGTCATTTATACTCCTAAAACTTGTTCTTGTAATTCTTTAGACCTACGGCCTACTTGTCTAAACCAACGGCTATCTTCCATTTGAGCTGCCATTTCTTTCCAGTCTCTAATCTCAACTGCATGAAGCATATTTTTAAATTTACCTAATCTGTTTGCACCAAGATTAAAACACATATTCACTAATACATGTTGTATGTTTTCGGGTAAAGTATCAAAATCTGATACTAAGTGTTTTGCTTCAATTACATGTTTGTCAAAGTCGTCATCATAATATATGTCAACTACTTCTTGACTAACTGGGGTTCCTGCTGGTTTTCCGTATTCGGGGTCAGACTTCTGTATCAAATGTCCAACACCAAGTGTAAGGTATCCAAGGGAGTCTTCATATATTTCTAAGACCTCGCCTTCGTGTCTCTTAATCTGTTCCTTCAATACTTCTCTGTTCATTTTTGTCCCTCTCGACTTGTTCCTCTAGGAGTTCCACTAGGATATCTCCCATAAGCTTTTCTAATGTATCATTATTTAGTAGTTCGTCCATTGTCAAATTTTCATCGTTAGGAAGTCTACGAATTGTTCGTTGAAAATTTAAATGTGGTTTACCTTCAACAAACTCCACATTACCATACTGATACACTAACCCTTCAAATTCTCCACTGACTATTTCTATGCCAGCATCTTTCTCATGTGGATTTTCTACCACTTGAAATACATTTTTAAATAATTTTGACATTAGTCTCCTAAGAAACTATCTAAGCTACCATGTTTGTCTCTATGATGGTGTCCGATAGGATTCTCTGTTTTACCTCTTACACCTTTTGTTGCAACATCACTTCCACAATATGCAACACATGTATGTCTGACACCTTCACCTTTAATTTGAGTCACACCATGCAATTCATTTGAATCTGCAATAATAACATCACCATCATCTGCATCGATACCAATTCCATATCTTGGGAATGATAGATATGCGCCTTCAAAATCTCCACAACGAAATACACACATTGTTGTCATTCCAAAATCTAAATCGTCACCGTCAATATGTGCAGACATTTTTCCAGCACCTTCAACATATGAATATTTGTTTGCAGATATAGAAGTGAACGGAGCTCCTTGCAACCAGTATTTTTCTTCAACACACTCATCACAAAAATCTCTTTGTTTTTTCCAAACTTCGGGGGCCCCTATTTTTAATGCTTGTTCATTTAGAACTGCTATCTCTTGCATGCTTTCCCACTTCTCTTGGTTTCTTTTTAGTTTTGCCCAACCACTTAAACCAATCATTCCCGTAAATCTTCCTCTCTTATGTCCCATAAAAATAGAATGAATAGGGTTTGCTTCTGCAATTCGATTGAACTCACCATTTTTCTTTAGTGGATAGTATGAGTTTGCAGTTCTTAATTTATAATGAACTCCCTCTATCATACCTTTCTTTGCCATTTCATCTTTATCAATAGGGCCAGCTGCATTTGCACGAAGTGTAGATACATCTTCAATAGATTGAACTGTTGACCTTAATTCTTCTAACTTCTCACCTTCGTATACGCCTTTAACAATACATGCAAGTAGAGGTGGTTCCTCTCCAAGTGTAGATACTGGTTTATAAATCTTGGTTAACTCGTGGTCTGTTCCCACGGTAGATACTAGGTCTGTGACTTCACTTCCGTCTAACCACTGACCGTTATACTTCTCCATAGTTTCTTTAAAACCATGGTCAACTGTTGGTGTGTGTGTTCTAATTGACATTATACTTCTCCAAAATATTTTCTAAGACACTTTCAACTAATGCCTTAAGACAAAGTGGTGCGACCATTAATCCTATTCTTGCACCCTTGTCGTTATAATCTCCCGTACTCCTATAGTCATCGGGAAGAGTCATAATCCTTTGTAATTCCTTTGGAGTATATATCCTTTCTCCACTGGGGTGAAAATGATTACCACCCATAAACTTTGGTTGACACCCTTGTTCAGTTAATGAATGTGCAGCTTGAGTCCAAGGTACAATCCTTGACATGTAATAAGAATGTTTTTCATCTTCGGGGTCAATGATACCCCTTGCAATTTGTTCTTTGAACCACGGGCCAACGATATCGTCTCCAATACTAACAACCCTTTCCATATTATTTATGCCCCTCATACCTAAGCATGGGCCCGAGTTGGGATAGTCAGGGTGAGTATCAAATCCAAATACCCAATGAGCCTTTGAAGAATGTCTCAAAGATTCTTCTAGGTATTTTGCATCGGTTATGTTTTGTTCGTCATCTTGTAAGTCTTCTATTGCATCTCTTACAGTCCATTCTTTTTGAGAAGGTTCAGGAAATACACTTCCTAAAACCATCCATGGCATTCCAATTTTATCTAATACATCATTACGAACTGCAAGTATAAATGTTCTTTCTCTTTTTTGTGGAACTCCATGTTGGGCTGCATTCATAACTTTATAAACTGCAGAATATCCTTGTGCTTCAAAGTCTGTAATCATTCTATTCAAATGGTCTCTTGCATAGTCCATTGTAAGACCTTTTACATTTTCACAAATAACAATCTTGGGTTGGAGTTCACCAGTAATTCTAATTACTTCCCAAGTTAAATCTTCAATGTTTTCTTGCTTCATTCCATATGCAATCTTCTCTTTGTTCCAACCTTCTCGTTTTGATCCAGCCATTGAAAATGGCGGACAAGGTGGACTTGCATCTAGAATATCTATTTCACCAACTCCTAGTCCACTAAGTTCCATGATATCTTTACCAGTAACTTTTTTAATGTCTTTACATTCGTGAACTGTGTTTGGGAAATTTAAAAGGTAGGTATCAACATGAAGTTGTTGAAATTCATTCATGTATTTACAATCTCCACCTAAGAGTTTGTATGCACATGAAGAACCGCCTCCGCCAGCAAAGAAAGTTATATAATTAAACTTCTTTGTTGAAGCACCTTCTTCAAGGTCTGATAATCTATATCTAAAATATTCGTTCATAAAAAAATCCCACTAAACATATTATATTATATTTAGCGAGATTTGACTAGAGGGTTTTACTATCCAACGAAGTCCTCGCCTTCGTTCCATGCACAACCAGTTAGTCCACCAGCTTGTAGTGCCCTTACAGTTCTTAGAACTTCTTGTGGGTTTCTACCAGTGTCTAATGCATTGCTTGATGCATGTTGGATTACTCCATCAGGGTCGATAATAAATGTTGCTCTATAGCATACACCATTTTCTATATCTACCACACCAAGGTCGCTTGATAATCTAAGTCCAGTGTCAGCTGCAAGCGTATGTTGAATATTACCTATCAACTCATTATCTTGTTTCCATGCTAATTTACAAAACTCGTTATCACCACTGATACCGATAACTGATACACCCGCGTCTACCAATGCATCAAATCCAGCAATCTCTGTTGGACAGATAAAAGTAAAGTCTTTTGGATAAAAGTAAACCACTGACCAACCTTGAAGCCAGTCATTGTCTGCTGTCACAAATTCATTAAACTTATTAATCCCCTCTAATGAGAAGTCGGGGAATTGTTCACCTACTGTTTTCATAACATCTCCCTTAAAGGATTCCAACTATAATCGTAAGTGGAGAGTGTTCTAGTCCCACCTTGACTTGCTATAGTATTACATAACTTAATCATTTCTCTATCTGTCAAATCATTAAGATATTTGTTTAGGTCTGCTTCTATTGCGACTCTGTCATTTTTTGCACACTCTTGTATGCCCTCTTCTTTTTTCATAATTACTCCATAATAAAATGATACCACCATTATATCACATAACAGTGGTATCTGTATAGTGGGTTTCTATGAAATTTTGATAGAAACTGGTTTGTCTTCTTCGGGAATGACTCTCTCTAAGTTGACACTCAATATACCGTTTTTATACACTGCACTGGCGATTTCTACATCGTCTGCAAGTGTAAATCTACGGTTGAATGCTCTAGAAGCTAATCCTTTATGGACAAAGTCCTTCTCAGAATCTTCTGAACTACCCTCGATAACAAGAATGTTTTTCTCTTTAGTAACAGAAATTTCCTTCTTATCGAATCCAGCAACAGCAAGTTCAACGGTGAAATTTTCATCGTCTACTTTTACCACATTGTATGGTGGATAGTTTGATTGTGAGATTGTAGACATTCTTTCGAGGTCTTCGAAATATCTATCAAATCCTATTGCGAACGGTCTGAATTGACCAAATATATCTAAATGCGTCATATTTTTCTCCTTTAATTAAGCAAGTTAATATATGTAATCCTCTATTGAGCAATTACTAAAGTATTTATAATACTTATATACCTATTATATGGGTTTTTTCAAAAATTTCAAGAGGGTTTTTGTAATTTTCTTAATTTCCTATCAATTAAAGGTGCATATATCTTAACTGGAATTTCCTTTCCTTTAACATTTATTTCGTCAAGATACTGCCATTCACAATCAACTTGTTTCTTTGTGAACTCTGACATTATAATTGGAGTGTCATATTGCCTTGTTTGGACTTCGAGTCTAGCTGCAAGGTTAACAGCGTCACCGACAACTGAATAATCGAATCGTGCTTCACTTCCCATGTTTCCGACAATGCATGGGCCTGTATTAATTCCCGTGCCAATGACTACTGGTGGTAAATCTAATCCTTCCCTTTCTATATCTATATTCATTTGTTCTGTTAATAGTTCTATTTCTATTGCAGATTTCAAAGCCATTTGTGCATGGTCAGGGCAATCAAGAGGAGCTCCCCAAAATGCCATCAAGCAGTCACCCATATATTTGTCGATGGTTCCACCATTTGCTAGGACAATTTTAGACATACCGTCTAGGAATCTATTAATTAGTTCCACTAATCCTTCGGGGTCGTCATTCTTCATGTATGCTTCTGATATTGGAGTGAACCCAACTATGTCTGCGAAGAGGAATGAAAGTTCTCTTCTATCTCCACCAAGTTTCAATAATTCAGGGTTTTTTTGGAGTTCTTCAACCATGTCAGGAGATAAATATTTTTGAAACTGCTTCTTAATAAGTTCTTTGAGTTGATAAGTTGTATAGTATTTGTTGAAGGAAGCATGTCCGAAAACTATAATGGAGGCAATCGATGAGTAGAAAGTATCGAAAAGAACGAGAGATGAAGACCACCAATAGAGAGACCCACCCACCTGAAATCCAACGAAGACTAGAGAAGCTATCCCCGCAACGGCTGTGGGAAGTGTGTAGACCATTACCAATATTCCTAGAAGGACTGTCAGCAGAAGAGCGAGAGATAAGAATTCAAGATAGTAGGATTGTTGTATTCGAACATCTTGCAAAACGGTTTGGAGAAGTGAGGCTTGAACTTTATGAGGATACATTACACCCACTGGGGTTGAAACTGGATTATTAAGTCCCTCTGCAGTTAATCCCCAAATCAGTATCTTACCTTCAAGGTCTGAGTTGGGTAAATCCATTGCAGATATTCTCTCAAAATCGAACCAGTATCCAATTTGAACATCTGCAGTTGAGGTTGTTTCTATGGGAGGGCTCCTACCCATTCGAATCCACTCGATTCCAGCTTCTTCCGTGACTCGTGTTTGATAATTCTTATGGTCACCAAATGCACGAAGAACCTCTAGTGCAACCGAAGGATATACAACATCATTTGCAGATACTATTAATGGTGCTGAACGGATTGTCCCGTCAAAGTTTGGTGTTCCTGAAATACTAGGTGTTGTGACTGTCACTCCTGAACCATACGAATTCTGTTTCAGGATATCAACTGGTGAAGCAATGCCAGAGAAGCTCCAAATATGGTCTTTTATCTCGCCGTCACCGAACACCGAAGTCTTAACAAATGGTGCAGACCCAGTATCTAATTGAGTTGTGGGTGCAGCTGATAAAATCGATAGCCGATTAACTAATCCTTCTGCAAAAGCTTCGTCCCCTGAAAACCTATCAGGGTTTTTAAACAACTGGGTAAATACATGAGTGTTGGTATAATGTGATTCCAACATTATATCTGCATAGATATTTCTCGGCCATGGGTATTGACCATACTTCTGTAGTGACTTCTCGTCTATGTCTACTAGAACTATGTTATCGGTTTGTTCTATTTCTTTTGATTGGTGTAGGAAGTCAAACCAAGACCATGTAACATTCTCAATAAGATATGGATTCCATACCTTAAGTCCGAATAATAACGAGACAGTTATTAATACTGTCTTCCACGAGTACATTATGTTATCCAACAAACTGGATATACACACCAGTAAGGATTAGCTACTCCTAAAAGCCACAATATAAAAATCCATAAGGGAATCTGTATCCAAGTTTTTCCTTTAGACCATTCCCTGAACCTGATGGCGTGCGGAACCATCTTATTAAACAACCATTGTTTCATTAGGAGACCAGTCGATAAAACGACAGTGCTAATCCAACCAATAAGGTTCCTAATACTATAAAAACCCATTTGATATGAAATTTATAATTTATTATTTTATCCCACATAATTTAATCTTGTGTTACTGTAATTGTGCAACCGCCGACTGTATAACAAGCTTGAGACAAAGTATATGACTGAGCTGAGCCTGCGTGTTGCGTTAAATCTAAAGTAGTTCCATAAGTACCATTCAAAGTAATATTTGCAGTATGTTGAGCATTACCGTCTTGAAGATAGTCAACAATATTAGAGTCATTATGAACTGTTAAGTTTAATGTCTTTGAACTGTCTCCTTTCTGTTTTCCAAACACATCATTGTCATCTCCATAGAGATAGATTCTTGCTGAATGTCCGTCACAATTATTGTTTGCACAATTCCTTTGCTGTCCTTTTATTGAATTATCACTACCATGGATATCTATGGTGACAGTATGATTACCGCCGTCATTATTATCTATTGACCATGTAGTGTCGTTACGGTTTGAGAATTCATATCCTTGGGCCCACCAAAGTGTATTGTCATCTCCATATGCTATGTGGAACTGAATGTCGTTTTTACCGCAGGACGAATTTTTCGTGCAGTTTTGGTAGAGTTTAAGTGATTGTCTTTCTCCGTCAATATCGCCACCCCAACCATAACCTGAGCCCCAGCTGGGGGAATCATTTGCGTATCCAATTTCATTATTGTTTCCTTTTTGTAAGATTTCTATATCGTAATCGTCTCCGTCTCCAAGTGAGAAAAAGATATTGTTGTTGAATCCTTCTTGGTCGATAGTTAGGTCGAGATTATCTCCACCCGCTGTGACCTGATTAATATTGATACGGTTATCATCATCAGCAAATGCTTTAATTGCTGAAAATAACACCATGAGTGTAAAACACCCTATGAATAATTTTGCTGACCAGTCCAATTTTCCCTCAGTTTGTTTCACCCACAAATCCACCAAACAAGTAAAACAAGAATTACACCTTCAGCCCATGCTATCCAAAGTGCTTGGTAATCTGTAAGGTTGAATCTATCGATAAACTTCCAACAAAGTCTTTCGTGCCATTCTAAAAAGTCCTTTAAATATTTCATATTTACTCCTAATGTCTTTTATTTAGTTAGTTTGCCTGATTACAATTTCAATATTGGTGTCTCCTTGACCGAAATCAATAATCCCTTCATACCCGTCTAAAGTTAAATCTAAGTATCCTAAACCTCCAGCTGCAATGATTATCTCAATCTTTCCATTCACATCTCTATAGAGATATAGGTCTCCGTCTTGGACAAATACATTAAACTGTGAGTCTTTATTGAATCCTTGGACTGCACCTTTAATATTGAATTGTCCTAGGGTTGCTCCACCACCAGTTGAGCCTGACCCTTTAATCTTTTTATCTAGTGCTTCTACCACATCTAATAAATCTGTCAAGAAGTCAACTCCAAGCATATCTATATCAAGCTCAGTGAAATCATCTTCCATGGTATCTTCGAGTTCGTCTGACTCTAAATCATTGAACTCTAAAAAGTCTACATCTAGTATTCCAGTATCGTCATTTTGGTCGTCAGCGACAGCGTCTTCTATTGCTTGTTTAACTTCCGCAGGTGGAGAAACAATAAACATGTTATCAATCATTGAAGGTGTTATGTTTTGAATAATAACATTTTGTGTTGGAGGAGATTCCAAAGTAGAAACCATAGTTGCCTGATATGGAAGATTGAGTAAGGTTTCTCCACCCTCATTAAATACTTTTATCTCACCACTAGAACCACCTGTTTCATCAGGTAGCAGAATCACGAGTGTTCTCCCGAGCTCGTCAATAGTAGTTGTAAAATCTGTGCCGTTGATTGCTATTTGAGCTGTCGGCGTTGAAATATCTATGTTTGCTTTCTTTATTTTTTTCCCTTTCCCTGAAGCAAACCTTGCTGTTCCTTGAACCATTCTCAAGGACATTTTTGATAATGAGGGATTAGGGTCATAGTATACTTCGTCTATGTATACTACTGTGTGTTCGATTAAATCAAGTTCCTCTTCGTCTAAGAACTCAATCTTCATTCTGCCGTTTACTGTTTCGGCTTCGTCATACAAAAAAATGTCACCACCGACATTATTCTGTTGCACTTCATTGTTTCTAACTATCTGGCCTATACCAGTAGACTCAACAATGTCTCCAATGGGGTCTGCAAATGCGACCCCACTGAATAACAATATATTAAGAATCGTTAGCTGCGTCTTTCTGATTGATTTGAATAACTGCATTATCACTTGTTATATCTAATGTAATTAAAGCATTTGGAGTTGCACAACTGTTTCCAGCTCCACTTACACATGTTCCTGATATCTGATTGATATCCACATCTGCACTATCTCCTGTTAATTCAACCGTCATTTCGTTTGCACCATCTTTCTGTAATGTATTAACATTATTTGAGTCACCAGTTATATCCCAGTTCCAAACAACATCATCGGATTCAAAATCCAAATCAAATACATTCGAAGAACCCACTAAGACTAAATCTGCATTTAATCTTTCTGCTCCTAAACCATATCCTTGGTCAATGTCAAAGATGTTTGAATCTCCTTGAACAGTGAAAAGATAATCAGTAGCATCTGCTGACCCTACATTACCAATGTTCCAGTCTATCTTGTTCGAATCACCTGTGAAGGTTAATGTATATTTCGAACTGTCTGCAACAACGGGCCCGAATAAGACATTCTGATTACCAGTAAAGTCTAAATCGAACTCCAAAGTTTGTCCTGTAATAAGCATGGCGGTTATGCTTCCGCTGGAACCATCGTTACCACCTATCTTATTACCAAAACCTATTTGGTCAATGTATATTTTTAATGTATCACCCGTTTGGGTAATCTTAATTTCATTGTCATCAGTGGCTGCTCCGAAAACGATAGGCGAAGCCAATAATAATATTGCTCCTAATAAACTAATTAGTTTCTTCATTTTCGTTATACCCCTCGGGGAACTTTTCGTCATACCCCGTTATGTTCCAAAAACCTCTTTCGTGTCCTTGGTATACTAATTCCAGCACTCCAGCTTCAATAGCTGTTCGCACTGCGTAAGTCACTGACTCATTATTTCCAATGCCATCCTCTATCTCTATTAATTGAGTTCCTTGTTCTACGAAACGGAAAACATCGCCTCCCGTTCCATAACTCAATATAGTCTTTCGAGTTTGGACATTTAATAAAACCTCTCCAGTAAGAACTGATACAGCTCTTATTGAAATGGTCACGACATCTTGACGATATCGTTTACTATAACCAATACCTAGTGTCCGTGCGCCTCGTCCACCTGTTCTTATATTGGTATCATAACCAATTACTCCACCCTCTATTATCATACCCGCAAAGAGTAGTGGTTGTATTCCTTCGGCTTCGTCTTTACCTTCAGCCTTAGCAAATTCTGTTCTTGCAGACCTAATAATCTGCCTTTCTCTAACTAAGTGGTCTATACCACTTCGTTCTACTACCCTAAACCAAGTACCATTTCCAGCCGTTTTAAGAGCGTCTATGACCATTTCTTGTCCACCTTGGGTCACTGCAGTAGAGAAGCTTGCAATGTTGTCTACGGACTTCCTCTGTCCAGTCTTATCTAAGAACTGATAAACTGCAACTACTGGCATCTCTTCTGCTGGTGGTAATCTTAATAGTTCAAGAAATGAGGGTAGTCTTACTACTTCGGGGTCTTCCACACAAATATATTTTCGTGCAAACTGTTTCTTTACCCCAGTGTATACATCTTTCTTAAACCCTTCGTCCCAGCGACCACAATTTTGTGGGTCGTCTGTCCACTTAGGAATTGAAGCACAGCTACTCAATACTAAAAGTAATGCTAATGAAAGAACCTTAATCATTAGGTTCCTCCGTCGCCACCCCCGCCATCGACAGGAATCGCGTCAGGGTCTTGTGCAAAATTACCAGTTCCTATAGGTATTTCAATAATGGTTGATGTTCCGTCTTCACCTATAATGGTCATTCGTATGAACTCAACCCCTGCTTCATCTGTTAATACTTCCCAAGTAATAGTGTTTCCTTCTAGAATAAATGAACCAAATGAACTTGAATTATCATTTGAGAACATAGATTCAACTAACTGTTTTGCAAGTGTAGCATAAATTCTGCTTTCTAAGTTTCTAATAAATTTTGCAAGAACCGTATTGTCTGCTTCTCTTTCTGCAGCTTTCCTAGCTGACTCCAAAGCATCTTCGATTTGTTTCTTCCGAGAAAATTCCTGATTCTCGATAGTTAAATAATGAGCACCCTGACCCTGTTTACTAAACGATGGATTTCCAAATTTATGAACAATCTCATCTGCGTAAACATTCGTTGCATGTAGAAATAAAACCCCTACAATGATAATGCTACTTACGACTTTTTTTATTACTGACATTCTTTTCCTCTTGTTCTTGCTGTTCCTTATATTCTAGCACTGTGTTAACCTTCTGCTGTAAACGAATCAAGTCGTTATCTAACATTCTAATTTGGTCAAGAAGTCTTATAAGGATTGTATTAGATTTTCCTAGAGCAGGTTTTAGTTCTTGTGTGACAAATTTCCACACAAAAAATATAAAATACCCCATGCCCAGTGCGAGAACCACGGGAAAACCGAATTCTGCAATCATCTGAGCTATGGTATTCATTAGTCCCTACGAGAATCTATCTTCTCATCTTCTATAAAATTCTCTGCACGAGCAATTCTATCAATGTCTGGCTTTAAATCTAAAGCCGAAGAAACCAATAAGTCAATCTTAATCATATCATTGTTCATCATTCGAACACGATTCTCTAAAGATTCCATAATACCAGCCAATCCTTTTACTTGTCCTACCACTGACTCTAAAATATACTTCAAAGTCAGGAATATAAAGAAGGCCATAATCACTGCACTTCCTATAGGAATGCCCACTTCACTCAAAAATGTTAATATATCCATACCATTATTTATGAAAATGAGCTCTGCTTTGGAACAAATATTCCAAAATTGAACAAAAAAAAGGAGACCGAAGCCTCCTTTTTAGTTCTTGTAAATAAGATTTATTTCAGTTGTGAATGTATTTCACTAATGACAGCAGCTTTATTACCTGACTTTTTAACCTTTAGAGAGCGTTTCTCTGCGAAATCAAAAAGTTGACCCTTAGTTAGTTTTCCAAGTTCTGCTTTAGAGACAACACCATTGTTGTTCCTGTCAGCAGTCACTACTGGTTTGGAAGTTTGGGTCTTCTTAGAACCCTGTTCCTTCCATACTAGAAAAGCAACTACGGCTACGATAATTAAAACTACGATACTTGAAGTTTCCATAATCTATTTCCTCATAATTAATTAATTAATACTCTTATTTAGTCCTTAGCTTTACCAACATTTATTGCTACCCAGTCTATTACTTTATAGCACTTTTTAACGATGCCGTCATCTACTGGTGTTGGAGTTAAAGCTGCAACTAATGAAGCACCCATAACTAACCAAGGTATCACTTGAATCCATGCTATAATCCATTGTAGGAATTCTAACATATTTTCTCCTTCGAAAGAAATAAAAGTCTTTCGTAGGTATATTTAGGAGTTATTACTACCTATTGAGTATTTAGTAGTTAACTTCCAATTAGATTTTTCCTTGAACGGAATGATTTTTATCTGTGAAAGTGGAGCTCTTGGTTCTGCTATTTGTTGTGTATTCACGACAGAAACTAACTTCCATTGTTCTAATAAAGAAACAATAGTGTTCCTTCGTCCTATATCGGACTCATCAATGTTGGTAGGTTTACCATCTAATTTGAATAGTTCTTTGAAATGGGTAATGTAATACTTACCGCGTTTGTGTAATATATGACACGACTGGAAAAGTTCTTGCTCTCTTCTAGAGGCAACACCTATGCGTGAGAGAGTCTCTCTTATCTTGAGAAAGTCGTCTTTTTCAGGGAATGTGACCTCGACTAGGTCTTTGACTATAGCTTCTTGGCTATCCATTATCCTTACCACCAATATTCATTCTGTTTTTCAATTCTCGAATCTGTTTATCAGACAATAGATTAACATACTCTTTAGCCTCTTTTGTTGATATCTGATAATATTGTTTTACAGTATCGATTTTCTTACTAATATATGGTTTAGACCACTGTGAAAATCTTTGTCTTTTCCTAAGAGTATTTAGGAAAAAGACATATTGGAGGCGGGTATCGACTCCGTGTCTCACATTCATTTCGTTAGTAAGGAAAACAGAATCTTGGTGATAAGATAATGCTTTGTTGATTAAAAATGGTTGATATGCTTTTTCTTCGACCTCATCAACCATGAGGTCTTTTTTTGTATACGAAACTGACTTAACAAAGTCAAATGGATTTCGTTTGGTCATTACTGGGTATTGGGTGAACCATGGCGAATCCACTCGCTTAAGAGTTCGTCACCTTTGAGTTGGTCACCCATAACAACAATCTCTCCAGTATCTAATTCTCTACGGATTACACCATTGTTATATTGGGTATCTACGACTCTTCTCGTGCCGTTAGCAGTGTCTTCGGGTCTTTGGTCATACCAACATGAATCTAATGAATGTGCATGATATGCTTTAATACCTTTAGCCCATTTCTCGGCAACTAACATACTTCTTTGTTTCTCCACTCGGTCTTCATATTGTGTCATTTTTTCTCCACTGGTTTATATAATGCTTTCAAAATTGCATTATGTTTTTTCTTATCTTCTTCCTCTTGTCCTTGAGTTAAATTAACTAGAGCTTCTCGTTGTCTCTCTTCTTGTATCATATCTGCATACCTCAATCGGTAAATAAAATTCCACCCTATTGAATCGTTCATCTGGCTAACTGCTCCAGTATACTTCTTTGTTCTCTCCATTCTAAGCATACACAAGTCATAGTTGACCTTTGTCTTCCTTCACAAAAAGCAAAATAACCAACGGGACATGAGAACCTATCGGGGTGCCTATAATATCTATCATTCACTGCATTATAATTGCCATAACTTTGACAACCACTTAGACCACAAAATAGTAATCCCATTAAAAATTTATTCATTTAAATTTACACTCGCTCATAATTTCTGTTAAACATGCAACGAAATTGATTTCACTATCCATTGCAAATGCTGATTTGTATTGATAGTCAGCAATGAACAAGACAGCAGCTGGAACAGAAGTCGGTTCTAATCTCAACTCAAGTGCGTTAAATAACTTTCGATACAAAGTATTAAAGTCGTTATCGGAATTCTTACCAACCCATTTCCTCATACCAGTCCAATTCTTTTCTTTAATCATATCGATTAATGGTGTTAACTTCTCTTCGTTTAAAGTGGTGAGAAGCCCACTATCGATTACACCACTTACACCATATCTTTGGACTTCGTTTATACACCTTCTATAATCAGGAAAGAATTTAATAACCAGTTCAACTAGAACTTTTTGGTCATATGTAATTCCTTCGGTTGTGCATATCTCCATAAGTCTTGCAAGAAACACTGACGCAAGTCTTTGTTTCTCATCAGGTGTCATGGTAAAATCTATGACTGTAGTTCTAGAATGTAATGGTGGAATAATCCTATTCTTATAATTACAAGTAAAAATGAATCTACAGTTAGAAGAAAACTCTTCTATAAAATTTCTAAGTGCTGGTTGAACTGAATCTGCAGATATGTAATCGGCCTCGTCCAGTATAACCACCTTTGGTGCATCTGACAATGAAACTGTCGATGCAAAGTTCTTTATCTTCGTTCTAAGGGTATCTATGAGTCTCCCCTCGTCACTACCATTGATTACGATAAAGTCGGCCCCTAGCTCGTTACAGAGTGCCTTAGCGACCGTTGTTTTACCTACACCAGCAGACCCACACAACATCAAGTTAGGGACTTCCCCTTGTTTTACAAACTCTTGGAATGTGGATTTTAGGTGAACTGGTAGTATCGTGTCCTCAATAGTTTGAGGTCTATACTTTTCAACGAATAAATATTCTTCTTTCATAATTAAGGTTGTAGATTCCCCGCCGAGTCTACAGTGCAATCCACCCTTGAAGATTGATGAGATTGGATTACTCCCGAAAATATTGCAGAGACTGGCACAATATTAACACTAATATATAGGTCAAGCATTGTAATTTGAGTCAGGCTCCAACGCAATAAAATACTCTAAATCGATATCTGTATTGTTAAAATGAGATATTCCTTTAGAAGAAACTGAAACTGTATAGTTTCCGTCTAGAACTTTAAGATTTTCCATTTTAAAATTCATTGTATATGTAGAACCATTACCTTCACCTACAATTCTTGAGAATGTATTTGAAGTCGTATTCTTCTTATCAGTTACTTCTAACTTGATAGTGGTTCCGTCACTGGATAAAACTAAATCATTCACTCCAAGAACACTTCCAGCTTTCTGTAATTCAGAAAGAAGAGTAGAACTAATATCAAGAGTGATTTCTGCTTCAGGCATTGTTATCATTTTATCAGGTGCGGTGACCATACCTTCGCTTGCATAGAAATATGCAAGACTTGAATCGTCATCTGCAACAGTCAAACTTGCGTCTCCAAATGTAAACTCGGGGTCAGACAACAAAGATGTTGCACCCAAAAATTCAGGCAAGTTATATATACTAAAATCTTGAGGGAACGATTCATCTACCGTTGCCACTGCAAGAATGTTTTTCATATTGGAAATAGTTTCTAATTTATTTCCAGTCTTAACTCGGATACCCGAATTAATAGTTGAGAAATTTTTTAAGACATTCCTCGTGTCATTACTAATTTTCATCACTTGTTAGCCTCCTTTATATGCGTGTCGTGATTATATAAAGCAAGGAACCCATAATGTATGACTTTTAATAAGTCTGCACGATTGTATCCGTCTTTCTTACCGTAGCGTTGTGCATACTTTAAGATATTTCCGATACAGAATCCCTCTCCATGTCCACCGTCCATGATAAATTCAGTTGCCTGAAACTTATCCTTGGAATAGTGTTGTTCATAGGTCTTATCTACATACTTCATGAATTCACTTAATAGTTCCTTCTCATTGTATTTGTAGTTAATTCCAGTCATTGTTACCATTATACTCTATCTTATCTTTCCTGACAATAGGGTTTTTGTAGATTTCTTAGTAGTCGGTGTCTGAGTCTAAGATGTCATCTTCAATGACCGTGTCTTCTTCGACTTCAGCATTAAGGTCAACACCAGCGTCAACCTTAGTGTAGAGGTCAAGGATTGAAGCCCTTGTTTCCTCATCGAACCTTGAGATACACATGGTGATTGATTTGATTTTGTCGTTAAACATTCTAAATGCATTCACTATGTGAACCAGTCTTCTAGTGGTGACAACATCATCAATACCACCTTCGTAGTATGTTTTTCTGATTATGTCAGCCCAGTCAACAAGCTTCTCACAAAACTCATCATCAACTTCACCAGTCAGAGCCATTTCTTTTTTAAGAATGGTTCTTTCAGTTTTCACTGGTGGATATTCTTGACCCATTGTGATTGCAAACCTTTCCAACATGGCTTCATTCATGATTTGAGTTCCAATGAACTTTCCATCTTCGGAACCTTGTCCTTTAGTGTTTGCAGTAGCAAGGATAGTGAAACCAGCTTTAGGACTCACCCACTCACCAGTTTTCTTGATTAGGTAACCTTTACCTTCAAGAACTGATTGTAAGCACATTAATTTGTTTGAACCCAAGTCAACTTCGTCAAGAAGAAGGACAGCTCCTTTCCTCATTGCTTTGATAACTGGGCCTTCTCTAAAGACAATGTTTCCATTGACCAGTGAATGTCCACCCATTAAATCATCTTCGTCAGTCTCAATCGTAATGTTGACTCTGTAAAGCTCTCTTTTTAATTGGGCACAAACTTGTTCAACCATTAAGGTTTTACCGTTACCACTCAAACCAGTTACAAAAACTGGGAAAAAGATTTTAGATTTAATGATGTTTTTCACATCTTTGAAATGACCAAATGGAACATAGTTAACCATTTTCTCGGGAATGATTTTCACATTCTCATCAAGAAGATTAACACTTTCAGTTGCAGCAGCAACTGGCATGTTCATGGGGTCTGCTGTTGCCCTTACTGGGACAACTTTAACTGGTGTCTCACCACCGTGAGAATAACCACCGTTATAACCCTCGATAACTTGGGTAATATTATAAAGAAGAGGGCCAGAACTCTGTTCCTCTTTGAACCCAAATTTGTTATCTTTCAACCATGAAGGGAAATATCCACCCATAGCTTCTTTGATTTCAGCCCTAGTAAAACTGGTCTGTGAACCAAATTTAGAAACCAGTTCGTCTAAAAACTCCGTCCTATCGGGAGTGTAGGTGAACTTATTTCCGTTAATTTCTGTCGAATCTGTCATTTTGTCTCCTTATTTCTCATCATATATACATTTTATCAAAAAGCGAGAGGCATTGTCAAGGCCTTATTTAATAGGTTCAAGATATGTTCCCATCTTTTTGATACATTTAATCTCACCTTTTGCACTCTTTTCGGTCAAATATTTCTCACCATTATTGACCCATGTTCTAAATGCAAAACATTCTACTTCTTTTTCTTTACAATTATCGTATTGTGGACACTTATGGAATACACAAGGACTTGGCCCTACATCCATAACTGCGTCAGCAAACTTACTGTAATCAGGATTTACCGTATGGTAATATGCTGGGTCTACTTTAAGATGTGGCATTTTTATATGTCTCCGTCCATTTAATGAACACGAGGTTCGATTGTTCTCTACTTAATCCCATGTTGTCTCTCAACCACTTGGGGGCTGCATACATATTCATCACACCCATTTCTCTTATCGTATCGAGTGTATCAAAATATTCAGACGGTTCGAATTCTATGCCGTCAACATTTATTGTTTCATCCATTTATGCTATCTCCTTTATGAATTCATTAGTTAAGAACCTAGATGTTGATTTTGCATTTTGGTTCTTTTTAAATCTTGCAGTCAGTGTTGCTTTCTTTGCACCGATTAATTCATCGTCCAAAGTCTCTTCACCGTCAGTTCCAATCGCTGAACTCGCTGTCAAGAATAATTTATTGTAGCCATGAACTTTGTAGACTGCTCCTTCTTTTCTAGCTTTTTTCCATTCAGTAGTATAATCCAACCAACCAACATCACTTTGAACTTCGTAGAGAAGTTGAGACATATCGCTCTTTCTTCCACAAACAAAGTATCCAGTAACTATAACCCCAGTCTCTTCTGATAACCAGTGTAAAAGATTTTGGGTTTTTCTAAAATACTGTCCACCACTTCTTCCTTCGTAAGGATAAACTCTTCCACTAATCGGGTCGATTAATTCTCTTTCTTTTTTGTAGTTCCAGCTCTCACCTTCACTTTGTTCTTTAATTTCTTTGGTCTCTTCATCACTATGTCTAAGAATGTTTGCACTGTGAGAATACCCATCAGTGATTACTGTTAAGATTGATTTCTCAACTGCATATCTTTTGTTAAACTCGGGAAGGATTTTTCTCAATGCAACCAAAGTAGTATCCAGTGGAGTTCCACCTAGTCCGTATCTTTGAGGATAATACTCATCAGGAAGGTCAATGTATCCACCTTGAGAGCCGTCAACATATTCACAACCACTGAACCATTCATTCCAAACCGCAAGGTTCTTTTGAAAATGTCTGCCCCACCTAGTAACTGATTCACCAAAGTAACAGTTCCAAATGTTCATGACATATTTGAATGCTTCTCTATAATCCTTGGTGTTCATTTCATTAGAGAAGATTTCGATTAGGTTACCGTCACTACCCCAGCTATCATTAAATCTATCAGAAAATAAGTAAACTCTATGAGGGATACCAACTTTTCTACAGAACATGGTAAGGATAATTGATTGTTCTAAAAGGTCTCTTACTTCCTTATAAATTGAACCACTCCAGTCAATCATGATATTCACACCATGGTTTTCACCTTCTGGCATGTAAGTCACTCTCTTAAATACATCTTCAACAATCTGATACTTGGCAAGTCTGTTCATATCTAATTTACCAGTCTTACCAGTGAATGCATGTTTTGACAACATTGCAGATTGTCTCATTTCAAATTCTTTTGCCATGTGGTTAACAATGGCTTTATTTTTTCTTTCCATTTTTTTCATTGAGTGCATAGCTCTCAATGCTTGTTGTGGAAATTTTGCAACCATAAATTTGTTAAGGTCACTACCGTCTTCATATTTACCGTCATTAAAAAAGTTTCTAAAATCATTAATGAAAGTTTTGTAAGGAATGATAGTTTTATCAGCATGTTCATTGAACCCTTTATTCTTTAAATCGATTTGAGTTCTGATTATGTTAGTATCTGAAATGAACTGCTCTTCGTTGTTGTGTGCAGCGTGTTCTGTAATAGACTCCCTTGCACCATCTTCATCATCATAATCTTCGGGTCTTTCAGGCATGTCATTAGATTTACCACCAGTAGTTTTTTTACCAGCACCTTGATTTTCACCGTCTTCGTCTGACTCACCTTCTTCACTTTCAGATTCTTCACCACCTTCACTAGGAGCTTCTTCTTCCTCTACATCAGGAAGAGAGTCTTCATCTTCGTCTGACTCTTCACCTTGGTCACCTTTGGCACCGTCACCTTCTTCTTCGGAAGTTTCGGATTCACCCCATGAAATCTCTTCCATGTCTTCACCGTCTTCATCTTCGTCTTCTTCGTCACCAACATCAAACATTTGTGGAACTAACTTTTCGTCAGCTTCAGTTCTTGTTTCATTAGTCTTAGACCACTCATAAATTGCAGTAGCACATTCTTCAACTTCGTCCCAAGACTCACACCTTTCGGCCCAGTCTAAAAAGACTTGTTCTTCTTTTGAAAGTTTGATTTGAATTCTAGAACCACATTTAGTGATAAGGTTAATTTTATCAATCAATGATAAATCTTTATTAAGGTCTCTATCTTTAACACCAAAAAAGTCCATTCCCATTAACTCATTATAAGCAGTGTAGAATGATTTTCTCAATCCTTGGTATTTGTTTCTAATATTTTTTTCAATCCTAACATCTTCTATAACATTAAGATATCCTTTAAGTGTTTTGTTCTTAGTCACTGCAGAGTGAACACCCTCATATGGAGTCCATAATGCATGACCAACTTCATGACCCATGAAAAGGTCATAGAGTTCGGAAGAAATGTCGTCCTTAAATATAGGACAACAAAGTAATCTATTCTTTAAATCAAAATATGCAGTAGGAGTTTTCCTATGCACTATAGTGAGATTTTCAGACGCCATTAATTTGGCAAGATTGTCTTTTTGGTTCTTTAATTTCTCACTCATGTATACATTATCTCAAAAAGCGAGGGGCATTGTCAAGGCCTGATTTATAGGGATTGGCGGTCTGTAAGGGAATCGAACCCTTCTCTCCACCGTGACAGGGTGGCATACTTACCGATATACTAACAGACCGATTTTTCCAATTCATACAACCATTATATCAAAAAGCTGAAGGCATTGTCAAGGCCCGTGTTTACTGGGTTTTAGGAGTTTTTAGAGATTTTCTTCCATTCTGCCCACGAGCGTGGGTCTCGGGTAGGGTCTTTTCCTTCGAATATTATATCGTCTAAAGTGTATTGAAGTTCGGGTTTTATGGTGTTTTCATTAAAACCGAGATCACTGACTGGTCTTTGGGTCATTGCTTTACCTAGGTCTTCTGTAAACCACAATGCAAGGGTATGTCTTTCAGTTCTTCTTACTTTAAATACACCATGAGCATGATATATTCCTTGGAAAATTAGACCGTCACCAACTTCCTTTTCGATTTGGTGGCCAAATGGATAGTAATCAGACGGTGGAAAATAGGTTTCACCACCTGTGTATTGGTCATTTAAATATAGAATACAAGTCCATTCCCTTGAAGGTTGCTCTTCACCACTCTCAACTCTCTGTTCTATATTAGGGTCTATGTCTTGTTCTTGATTTGAATAAGTATCTAAATGTGGGTCTTGATATCCACCATTCCACCATCTACATATAGTAGACATTTCAGTGTAAAATGGTTTACCAGTCGCTTTATAGATTTCACCTATACAAGTATTTTCGACCTTTTGAAATAGCGAACGGACATACTCATTATTAATATGTAATTTTCTGATACCTTGGTAGTCTGTATCAGACCCTACGGTTTCTAAATGCCTATGACTGTTGTGCCATCGTATCAGGCTCTGACACTCTTCCTTCGTTAGTATCGGAATCACTTTGTGATTGAACACTTTGGAGTTGTCTAGCAATTTCCATTCTTCGCTCATAATCTAATCGTTTTCTTCTCTCTTTTGGTCTGGCTTTTAATGCTCTTTCTATCTTGAATTGAGATGCTCTTTGTAAAAATATGATACCATTCAAATGGTCTATTTCATGTTGAACACATCTTGCACCAATGCCGTCTAATTGTAATGTATGTTTCTCTCCATCAGAATCTATAAAGTCAAACTCAATAACTTTTGCTCGCTTTATCATTAAGTATATATCGGGGAAAGAAAGGCAGCCTTCTTTAAGTAACTCTGTTTCTTGGGATACTTTTGTAAGTTCGGGATTAAAGAATGCCATAGTCCCTTTATCTGCAGTTCTCATTACAAAACACCTGTATTTCAATCCTAATTGATTTGCAGACAAACCTAGACCACCAAACCTTCCCATTACCTCAGCAAGGTTCTTTTCTATCTCTTTGGGGTCTTCGGGTGGGTTTTCAAAGTCGAATAAGTCTGTGGGTTCTCGTAAGACCTTAGAGGCTTCTTCTATCAATTTGTGCATAATTCTAAGCTAATAAGTGGAAGTCGGGACTACTTATACCATGTGTATCTTTAACATTGTCAATTTCTATTCCAAAAAACTTTAATAATTCCCTGAAAAATTTTCTACCCATACTAGCAATCTTCTTTAACCAAGACCATATCTTTTTCATTGCAGCCTTCAATGCCTTTTCAAAGGCTTTCCATGCCTTTTGTCCCATTTCTTTTGCCCAATCTCCAGCTCTTTTTATAGTATCAAATACACCTTCTTCTAACATGTCTTCTGTTAGGAACTGTGCAAACCCGTCTATATTATTTAATTCACTTAATATAATACTTGTTGCAGTTGTTGGTGTATATTCATCTTTTAATGCAAGTTGGAATGCAGAATAAGCTGCAGAACCACCACCACCTTTCTTAAATGAAACATACGGTTTTAATCTTTCTGCATTTTTTGCTATAACAGGTGAATCAGGATTCTTCATTTCATGATATTCAACTTTCCCACTTAAACTAAATTTTGCAAGTCTGTTTGCAGCTGGGTGTTTGTCTCTACCATCAAACTTTGCAGCCCCAGTAGAAGCTTCATAAAGAACACATCTTGCAAATGTTCCACCTATTTTTTTATCTTTTGCAAATATATCGGTAAGTTCTTGAGATAATTCTCTATTTGCATCGTCTACCTTCTTCCAATTTTGAGTGGCTGCATCTCTGTCACCGTCCTTATATCTTGCCTTTAAGGAACTTGCATTCTCTTTAGAGATTAAGTGTTCCATTTTATTACCCATATTGGTAACAAGAGATTTTGCCCAAGTCTTATCCTCTTCTCCAGCTAATTCAAGTGCAGCGTTGACTATTGCTATTGCTTCTTTCTTTTCAGGAGTAGCTGATCTAGAACCACCTTCTTTCTTTAGTGAAATTCTTTCGGAAAAGCTAGAGTTTGCAATATCAGTTTTTGGTGTAGTATTAGATGCACCAGCATTTTTCCAGTGTTTACCTAATTTTTTAGATAAACCACCCTGACCAGTATGAACTAATTGATTACCACCTACTTTTCCATTAAAACTTTTTGCAACTTTCTTTGCTATGTCATGGTGTTGAGTTCCAAATTTTTCGTAGGTTTCAATAACTTTAGGGTGTGTATCTGTTTTATTTAAATCATTATATTCTTTAATAATTAATTCTTCCCATTCTGCCCCACTTGGTGGTGACCCACTTTCTTTAACATGAGTGAAACTTCCTACACTGGTTGTGTCTGCTTTGATATGTAAAATCTTACCATTCGGCCCTCGTAGATATGCTTCATATTCTGAACCGCGGTCTTCTACTCCAGCTGGGTTTTTAACTGGGTTTACCTTTTCTACTACAGTGCCCTCTTTCCACTCTAGACCAAATGCTTGAATTTGTTTTGATAGTCCACCCTTATAATAAAACTTATGCCCAACGACATAATCCAGTTTTAATACTGAACCCTCTAATAATAAGTTCTCTCTTCTTTCTTTTATAAGTCTGTGGATTGTTTCTGACATAATACTATTTATCTAATCTGCGATACGACTAAAGTTTTTATACTTCTCAAACCTAACAACATTCTCAAATTTATCATATAATATGTCACCTTTGTGAGATATAATGAATGCATTTGTGTTTTCTGTCAAGGTATTTAGCATTTTCATAAATTCATCTGTTCCAGCTGCGTCTAATGAACTATCAAACACTTCGTCTAATACTAATAGATTTGTATTCACGGAGTTCTTCATTCTTGCAACTGCTCTCCATGTGAAGAGTAATGCAAGGTCAATTCTCATTTTCTCACCTTGAGAGAAGTTTTCATATTTAAATACATCTCTAAATCTAGATTTGATTGTCTCGTCAAACGATTCGTCCAGTTCGAACCCAACATAGAATTCTAATTGTGCAAGATACTTATTAATAAGTTTATTCATAATAGGAACATACTGTTTAATAATCTTTTCCTTAACACCTTGGTCTCTTAATAAGAGAGTTGCAATTTCTAGATAATGACCATGGTCGGATAAGTGTTCCTTCTTCTTTAACAGTGTAGATAAATCGTCTTCGGCCTTATTAACTTGTTCGTGTGCGTCAGTATTACCTTCTTGTTCTTCTTCAAGGTCTTTGATTTCACCTTGTAGTTTATTGATATACTTTTGATTCGATACAATTTCAGTTTGTTTTAATCCAATTTCTTTTTGGATTCCTTCGATTGTGTCTTGGATTTTTCTGATTCTTTCGAGCTCGTCATGAAGTCCTCTAATTTGAGAGTCAATAGTTGCGACCGCTTCCTTGATCTCCTTTGCCTTAGCAGTTTTTTCCTCAATGTGTTTCTTCTTGTGTTTTTCATCTAATCCTTGTTTGCATGTGGGACAGTTGTCGTTGTTCTCATAGAATTCAATATCTTTAATTGCTTTATTTCGAGCTGTCTCCAGTTGTTTCTCCAACTCAACCGTTTGTTTGAGTCGATTTTCCGTATCATCTTTATCCTTGATAAGTCGTGTTTGCGCCACCACATCTTTCGTCTTTTCATCAACCTCTCCTAATAAGTTGTCAATGTTAGTTTGAGTTTGATTAATAGTGCCTTCAAATTTAGAAATCTTTTCATCTCTATTCTCACGAAGTGCATTGATTTGTGAATTAAGACCATTAATCCTTTCTTCAAGAATTGCAATCTCATGTTGATTTTCCTTAATGTCTAATGCATGATTAGATTTTCGTTTTCTCAACAATAGCATCATAGTTGTAAAAATAGTTATATCCAAAAGGTCTTCCACTAACTTTCTTCTATCCTTTGCTTTTAATTGCATGAATGGAGTGAAGTTTGCTGACCCTAGAATTGCCACCTGTGTGAATGAACGATAGCTCATTTTGAGTATATTATTCTCTAGGTGGTCTTGGTAATCCCTGACACTTGCATCTTGATTAATCAAAATGTCATTACACCAAATTTCAAATTTATTTGGTTTTGCGCCACGGACTAATTTATAGTCCTTCTTACCAATAGTAAAGTCCAACTCTACGAGCAGTTCTTTTTGATTGATTGAATTGATTAGAAGGTCTTTCTTAAGATTTCGAAACCCACGGCCATACAATGCATAACATAATGCATCTAATAATGTTGATTTACCAGCACCGTTTTCACCCAAGATTAGGGTTGTTTGATGAGAGTCAAGTAGTATCTTTGTAAACTTGTTTCCCGATGATAGTAAATTCTTATATCTTACTTCCTTGAATTTTATCATAGATAAGTGTGTTCGTCTAATGCTTCATTATACAACGAAGTCATTAAATCGGTAAGTGGCTTTTTCTTACCTTGTATCTCCATACCCTCAACATACTTGTTTAATATCGTTAATGTATCTTCTACATTTTCAACATCACTATCGTCCATTAAGTCCATATGTTTATGGTCATCTACTACTTGTAAATGTAATGGAGCTGCAGTATGTATCTTGTCTAGAAATGAATCGAACCAATATGGATTATCCTTATTAACAACAATTACTTTTGTAAATTTCCCAGTGACATTACTATAGTCTTTATTACTAATGGTTTCAAAATTTTCCTTTGTATCGTCATAGAAAACTTTTTCAAAAATTCTAATCGGGTTGTGAACTGGTAACATTTCTTGTGTATCAGTATCATAGATATGGAAGTATTTTGTATCCCCATAATCCGACCAAGTGAATTCCATTTGGGAACCGAGATAAACTATATTTGCAAACGCAGATTTTTGGTGGAAGTGACCACTATAACATACATCAAATCTTTTTACATATGAATGGTCAAGGCCATGTTGACATGTCATATTAGGCATCATTAATGCACCTTCAAATTCAAAGTGTCCCATACAAATAGGTGCATTTGCAGACATAAGAAACTCAACTGAGTCTGCATAGTTATCACTATTAATCCATGGACTCAATGCAATATTTGCCCCGTCATATTCCTTTACTATAGGTTCAGTAATAATATTAATATTATCATGCTCGAATAATAATAATTCAGGTGCATTTACATCGTTAGTGTTCTTATAATAGGTGTCGTGATTACCAATAACTAAATCCATTGTCATGTTATTATCTAACATAGGCTGGATAAAGTGTTCTCGATTTGCTTTTAAAGAAGAGAAATTGATATATTTCCTACGGTCAAAGTAATCACCCAAATGTAGAATATGGGTTATGCCATGCTCTATTAGATAGGGGAAAAATACTTCCGTATAAAATCGTCCTTGATAATCTGCCATTGCCTGCATATCACCACGGACACCTGCGTGTGTGTCGTTAAGAATTGCTATCTTCATTCAGAAAATTTTTCTAGGTTTGTTTCTTTTTTTACTTTTTTTGTTCGTTTTGATTTTCGAGGTTCATAGACAACACGATTCATGTTCTCTTGCATCCACTCAACATTGGTGTTTGTAAGAGTCGGGTCGTGTTCACCGTCTATAGTTGTGTATGAGTCCATTGTAATATTTGATTCTTCGATTTGTTTTTGTTTGATAAAAACTTGTTTCTTCTCCTTTTGTATCCTTCGAAGAAATGCATAATAACAAATTTGGGTTACATATGCAAACGCATTGTTTGACTTTTCGGTATTGAAGTTGCCTATGTATTGGATACAATTCTCTATTGCATCACATATCATTTCATCACGGTATGTGTAATTAATGAAGTTAGGACGAGTGGATAATCGGGTTGCAATCTTATAGATACACTCCCCAATGTATTCAGTCATTCTAGGCGGTTCCTTACCTTTTGATTCTGCGAGTTTACATGCTTTGTTATACTCGGAGACTGCTAATGTGAACTCTTTGTTGTTAACATAGTGTTCTGCTTTTTTACGGTCTTTTTTAGTAGTCATGGTAATATTATACTAGAAGTACCCCTATTTAGCAAGAGGCTTTCTAATATTTATTTTTTTATATTTTTTAGCAAAACCCTCTTGCGTTTTGAGAATTTTGTGGTAAAATGATATTGTATCCAAGGGATACTATAATATATAACATATATCTCTTTAGGTATACTTCCTTTGTATATATTTATTGCGTCTTTAGAAGTATATTACACCGATCATATATCCGCAGAAAAAGAAAGCTGCAGCCCAAACGGGTTCTTGCTTTGCAAATTCCCAAACATTTAACCAATATTCGATAAAAAATTTCATGACATCTCCTGTCTGTGGAGTTGCCATAATCACTCTGGCTACATTGGATAGTTGGCGTTGACCGTAATCCAAATTAAGCCAAATGGTAATAGTATTGGAAGAGACAGTAGTATGACAAATTCTACGACTTCACAAGTTCTCTGATATGCATCAGTCCTTCTTAGGTTTTCGAGATGTTTCCCTATGCTCTTCGCAAATTGTAAAACTGCTGTGGTCATGGGTTCCTTAATATTAAACATTCATAGGTGTTATACCGTTATATAACACTGATTTATTTATATAAGAAATAATCCTAGTGGATTTTTTTCTTGTCGGTAGGTTGTACCATGTGTTCAAAGTCTGCCATCTGTTCATCAAACTCATCCCACTCTTCTTCTTCAATTCTCTCTAACATTCTTTGTTCCCTTGGAGTAATAGGCCCGCCTGTTTGTTCCATTAGGTCTTGGATAATTCTATCCATATATGCTCTGTGTAATTCCTTTCTATCTTTTGTTAAAGGGATTGTTCCATTTTCAACCATGTCGAACCATCTAGAAGAAGCTTCATCATAAAAAGGAACGAACTGTTGATTCAATAAATTTCTGTGTGCAACCATATCATGAGGTATGATTACGGTTGGGTCAGAAGACATTGGTGAATAGGGATAGAAAGTTGCAAGTGTTTGTTGCTGAGCTGTAATAAGTTCTAGTTTACATATCATAGGTAAAGTAACTGCAATACCGTTTTGATTTTCTTTAGTCATGCCTACAATCTCTTGACCAGTCTTAAGTTTTAAGACTTCGTATTTGGTAGGAGAGACTAAGTCGTTAGGGTTCATTTAAATCAAATTGTTTAATTTCGTAAGAAAAATTTTCCTCGTTGTATATATTTATACGATCTTTAAGGTGACTAAGGGTATAATTCTTATATTGAAGGTCGTCTGCGATATCAAATAACCTCATGTTTTCCTTACCTTCCACTTTACGAAGGCCTCTACCAATCGATTGTAGATTCCGTATTCTAGATTTAGAAGGACTTGCAAAAACAATATTATCGATTCTTTTTATATTAACTCCAGTTGAGAAAGTTCCATATGAAGCTAGTATAACACTCTCTTTAGCTTTCTCTACTAATTCTCTAACCTGTTCTCTATCTTCTGTATCTGTTCCACCATAGACATAATGTAATTTCTCTCCTAGTCTTTTAAACATTTTCTTATGAAGTAAGACACCGTGCTTCTCAACGAACTGAAATAAGACTAAGGTGTTTCCTTTTAGACTATAAACAAGATTACATATGAATTCATTTCTTGCTTCACTACCTACAAGGTAATCCATCTCATCTTGGTAAGACATTTTCTTTTGTTTAGTATGACGAAGTATGACACAATCGATATCAATTTTAGCAATAGTCCCATCGTCCATTAACTCTTTCGAAGAAACTACTTTCTTGACTGGGCCGAACATTCCTTCCAGCTGAAGTCTATGACATTCTGAACCGTCAAGTGTTCCTGTAGTTCCAATACGAATTGCAGTCTTACTCATTTTTTCAAGTATACCTTTTAGTGTTTGTGCTTTGAATAAATGAGCTTCGTCTCCAACAACAACATCAAATGATTGCATTACATTCTTGGGTGCTTTACTAAATGACTGCCATGTAGTAACTGTTATTTCTGAATCGAATACTTCCTTTCCACTATAGATTTTACATATGGGTTTATCGTATCCATAGTCTGCAAAGTCTTTAGCCATTTGCTCAACCAAAGCAGTTGTAGGAACAATGATAACCGTTTTCTTATTGTAATATCTTGCAAGTAAATAAATGATTAAAGACTTACCACTTGCAGTAGGTGAAAGTAAGAGTTGCCTACCATACTGAACAGCTGTTCTGAATGCGTCTAATTGATAGTCTCTTGGTGCGAAGGGTAAGTTTAATTCTTTAATAAAGTTTTCATCAGGTTCTCTTTCCTTGTCGCCAATGATATCACTTATACCATTTATTTCGTATCCTCTTTCTCTGCAGAACTCATCTACATAAGGGAGCAATCCAATATAAATTTTATTTGTTTTGATTGAGAAGAGCCTGACCTTACCGTCCCAGTATCTATTTCTTACCGAGGGCATGAACTTTGCATTAGGAACAGTGAACGAGAAAAAATCGAAGAGGTCTCTTTTTAACCCATCGTCACATTGAACTTGCATGAAGACTTCGTCTGTCTTCTTGAGAGTTATTTCAGAGGCCATCCAGTATTCCAAACAACTAAAGATTTTCTTGTTCCGTGTGTGACTGGAGTCACTTGGTGGTGTAACCATGAAGGAAATACTACCATTGAACCTAAAGTTTTTCCACTAAAGGGAGTAGTATGAATTAACTCATCGGGTCTTATTGCCGAATCCCTTGTTTTTAAACTATCAAAAACACGCATAGATTCTAACCATTGAAAATATCCACCCTCATATTCTTCGGGATTTGATAATTGAACTGAACAAGATATCTTTCTAGTTCTACCATCTTTGTAAGTGTCGGCACCTGCGTCTGTATGCCAAGTATAGAAGTCTCCAGTTGGTCTATCAGGTTGAGCTTCGTATATAGTATACTGCCATGCCTCCATACCATCTACTTCGTAATTCCAACCCGCCACTTGATTTGCATGAACCATTCCGTCAAATATTTTTTGTTTTAACACTTGGTCAAAATCACCTAGTTCGGCACCGTGTTCTAACCACTTATTAGTAGACTGTCTTATTGAATAATCTTGACTACCACTCTTACCTTCTGTTCGGTGCTGTATTCCGTCTTTGTCTTTTCCACCAAAACCCAACCTTCCCTCTTGGACGGGAAGCTTAAAAGCATATCCATGGATATAATCTACTTCTTCTTGAGTTAGAAACCCCTCAAGAATAACTACATATTGTTTATATAACATTAGGAACCCGCCATAAACTTACGCCATTCAATGGTATTCTTAATAGTTTGGTGTCTCCATGTTATATTTTCCATACACCTCTTTAAGAAATCAATCGTTATCTGTGCATACTCGGTCTGTGCATTTATAGTTTGCAAGTCTTTATCTGCATTAAAGAATATCTGCATATCGTTTTTCATAATTTTAAGTCCGTCAAATGGGTCGTCTGACCAACCAAGTTCTTTGATTCTGTCTTCGTCCATTTTACCATTGAACCATAACCATTTATCTTTAAGAAGTATAGAATATCTAAGGTTTAGATTCTTATGCCTAATAACAGCGTCAGTTAAGAGTTCGGAGTATTTTGCGTGGAGTCTTGGAAGTTCTAAAGACGACTTATCTAGTTCGATATCGTCAATTTCACAATCCTTCTTCCACTCTTCTTTCAATTCATCTAGAGTCATAATATACCTATTATACCATATTTATGGTCTTTAGGGAAGGGGATTTTAGGAAGTGGTAGCTATGTCGTAATATGTAAATCTGAATTCAACGGTTGCAACAACGGTCTCACCGTCTGCACCTGATTCTAATTCTATACCACTTAAGGATATGGGGAATGCGTCATGGAATCTAAAGTATCTATTTGGTATATTTTTGTTTGTGTTTGTAACCAATGTGATATCTGAATACTGATTAACATCTGCATCAATAGAACTTAACTCCCCTGTAGTAGTTTTCTGAGCTTGAACTAAGTCACGAAACTTAGTTGGGTCGGAAACTGGAACAATTTGATCCATCCAATCGAAAATTTCTTTGAAGTTTGTAAGGTCTTCGTCTACTAAGAATCCAACTGATAATGAATCAAAGGTAATCTTATCGCCGGGAAAATATGCGTCTAAACCAATTCCCGCTGCAAGAACTGTCTCGGTAAATTGAAGGCCGGGAATATTTACAGTCTTAACAAAGAATTCTGTATTAGGAACCTTATCAATAAGTAACCTAAAGTTATTCTTACTTAATAATGATTTATTAATTAGTGAAGTATCAGCCATCTTTTTTCTCTAAATGATAGGGTATATCGTTATACCTGTAAAATTTCCTAGTCGGCCAAAACCAAAACCAACCCCTATACTTGTGTTGGTCTAAAGGTATTTTCGATTCTACATAATTTTTTCGTTCCATAGAACTATTTATGTAAAGTGGGGCCGAAGCCCCACAATCTCGACACTTACTTCTCGTTTACAAACTCGTTAAGTTGTCTAGCAGTCGCAATGACTTCTTCCGTAGAAACGAATTGGTCACCTAATGGTTTCTTATCGTTTGGGAAGTTTTCATTATGAATACCAACGGACTCATTGATTCTGTAGATGTTTCCTTCTAACAGACCTTGAGCTTGAGATAGTAAGTCGGCTCGGATTTCGAACCCTGATTTTGTTGTTGACATAATTTCCTCCTGTGTGTGTGTTTTCTGTCAATAATAAGGGGCATCCTGTTGTGATGCTCGGAAATATTGTGGTAACTTTAGCAATGTCACCCCCCTGTATTATATTTATAGCAAAAAAAAGGTCTCCGAAGAGACCTTTTTCACTCGAAACGAAATTCGATTACAGAATATTGCTTACTGCCATTTTTCTGTAGTATTGATTTGTTCCTGCCGTAGCCATTCCATTTGATGGAGTAGAGCCAACGAAAGGATTACTAACCATACCGTAACGGGTTTTGAAACCAATTTTTGGTTGGAAAGTGTTTTCGCCAACTGCTCTCACCATTTGAAGTGGAACATATGGGCAATAGAACATACCAGCGTCATAAGGATTTGAACCCCTGTAACCAACTGTCATATAATCAACACCAGCATATGGGTCGATGTATACTTTAACTCTTCCGTTAAGAACTCCAGCAAATGTATTGCCAGTGTCATCAACATTAAGTCCAGTTGATAGAGCAGGTGCATAATCCAATACTCCACTCATAGAAAGAGCAGATGCAACATCACTAGAACAAAGAATAAAGTTACCTTTACCTCTTCGTGTTTCTTGTGCTATTGTATTAGCTTCTCTTTCGATTTGGAATAATAGACCTTTGAATTTCTCAACAGACCATCTACCGTTGGCATCAACATCTAAGTTGAAAGTTCCAGCAGTAGCAGTGTCAGCAGCACCAGTCTTCGCTTGAAGATTGACATTACGGACTACTTCTCTGTTGATTTCAGCCAGAATCTCACTTGAAAGAATATTTGCAAGTTCTGATTCTGCGTCAAGACCGTGGATTGCTTTGAGGTCTTGTGCTAATTCTAATGTGTACTCTGCTTTGAGTGCTCTTGACTTCGCTGTCACAGTTGCTTTCTCAATAGTGAAAGACATCTGTGCAAAGTGATTACCCGCTGCGTCACCTAGACTTTCTGCAGCTGCAGTGGTCATACCACTACCAGTTGTATCTGCATAAGAAGGTGAAGAAGTGTCGAATGGATCACTTATTGGGTCTGAACCAGCTGGGCCAGCTGTTGGGTCTGCACCACTTGAATAAGCTGAACGAGCTTCACCGTGTAGGGCTTCACTGTTATTCAGTCTAGTTTCAGTTGGATAATCGTTGTATCTTGCTTTCATAGCAAAGATAAGACCTGTAGGGCCTGTCATTGGTTGAACACCGCAAATGTCGTATGCAACGAGATTTGGCATAGCTCTACGCACTAATGAGATCAAAATTGGATCCCAGTTAGATATAGAACTACCAGTAGAGTTTAAAGGTGCAGCTTCCTCAAGAGTTGCTCTGTCTTCGTTAAGAGCTTTCTCTTGGTTTTCAAGTATTACTGCAGTGACGGCCTTCTTGTAGTTGTCTTCGATCTTAGGTAGATCGGAGTGCTCTAGAATTGGCTCCCACTTCTCTTGTAAGTTTTCTGATAAAAACATACTGTTATACCCCTTAAATTTAACCTAATGGTTTTAGTTTAGTTAATGCCTCGGAATACCTAGCAATAGTTGGGTCAAGGACTTCTTCTACAGTAGTAGAGAATTCACCTGTTCCTTCCTCTTCCTTGGTTTCTTCCGAGATGGATTCACCGTCAACACCGAAATAAGCTTCTTTGATTTCTGCAACTTTCTCTTCGAAATCTGCTTCGTCAGTGAAATCTATTCCATTTGATAATGATTCCATTTTCTCTTTTTGTGATTCAGACAAGTCTTCACATGCCTTTCTCACAACATTTTGTCTTTTAAGACCACCAATCTCTTCTGTTATTTCCATATTCTTGGAAACTTCAGCATCAAGTTTGGATTCCATCTCGTCAAGACGATTTGCGAGTTCGTCAACGACATTATACTTATCTTCGGGAACTTCAACATAATGTTCTACGAACAATTTTTTGAGTCCTTCAATAAAGTTTTCAGTCATTTCTGATCTCAAACCCCTTTCTATTGCGAGTTCGTTTTCTTTCGACCACTCTTCAGCACAATATGTTAAGTATTTGTCAACAGAACCAGTTAGTTCTTCTTTGACAGTCTCAACTTGGGTTTTTAAATTCTCTGAATACTGCTCTTCTAGCTCTTTCTTGACTTCGTCAACTTTGCTATGAACTGCAGCTTTGAAGATAGTTTTTGCTTTTTCAGCATTCTCTTCTGATAAATCTAGTGATTCCGAGATTTTAGATAGGTCGTCATCTATTTCAATCTCAACTAATGAAGATTCTACTTCAGCGGAAGCTTCTTCTTTGACGGATTCTTCTTTCTCGTCTTCTTCATCTTTTGATTCAGTTTGTTCTGCAGAAAGTGATTCTACAAACTTTTTAACTTCTTCTTGAGATGAAGCCTTTAATGCTTCTACTATTTTTCGTGCAACTTCTGCCTTAGTCAAGGATTCATCGACCTCGTCTTCTGACAATGAAGCGAACAACTTGTTCATTTCTTCTTTGTTCAGACCTTTCATACTGTCGACTGCAGCCTTGATTAGTTCCATTTTAGATTCAACTGGAGCTTCTTCTTCTTTAGTTTCTGCTACAACCTCGTCTTCTTCTGAACTTTCCTCATCTTCTTTGAGTTTCTCGGGCTTCTCTGCTTTGCCAGCATTCTTGTTTACTGCATCTTTAGCTTCTTTCGAACCTTTTTCTGCAGCTTTAATACTTGCAACAGCTTTGTCAACAGGATTTTCATCAGGTTTGACGACTTCGCCTTTACCGCTTTCGATTTTCTCTTCAGCAGACGAACCTTGTTTGTGAGCAGACTTGTCACCCTTTTCGGCACCTTTAGTAGGTTCTTCCACGATGGAATCAACCTCTTCGGTGTTCTCTACTTGGTTTTCTAAATCTGACATAAATTTCTCCTGTTTATGTAATAATTGATTACTTTTTTATTTATATGTTACAGGCTTTCAACAAACCTTTTCCATAGTTCCAATTTGGTTTCTTCCAACTGATTTAGCTTTGCAGTCCTCAATTCTGACTGCATTTTGTCTAAATCCTTTGCTTTTAAGATACCACTCTCATAGACCCATTCAACTCCTTCCATTATTCCTTCAACGAAGGCTTCAGGTGCAGAAGGGTCTGCTACGATATCAGCAGCAGTTGCTAACTGAAAATCGTCTTTTACATACTGAGCATTTCCTTTAGACTCTAGTGAACCTAGTCCTCTAGAAGAAACTCCCAGTTTAGCACCATCATCAATCAAGTTTTTAACTATCTGTCCGTTTGGTGTTGATAAAATCTTTGCTCTTCCCACATAGTTGTTTCCATCTTCTTCCAACTTGGTTATCATGTGAGATACTTTGTCAAGATTGATCGTTGGGCCTTCGGGGTGTCCTAGTTCTCCAAACGCTCTATCTTCTTTTATGAATTCTTTGTTATACCTTTTAACTTCTGTTTGTATAACTTCTTTGGGGTATATGCGGCCATTACGATTCTTAATTTCAGCTTGCATAAAGATACCTTCGATAAAGTAATCTTTCTTACCGTCTTTGTTTTCTTCTACAATTACAGGACTAACCCCGTAATCTTGAAATTCAGATATTAATTTCATTCGTAATTTCCTCTATTGATATACCTTCTTCGGACATGTCTTGCAATATTTGCTTCACACTCTGCATACCAATTTTTAAGGACTCTTCGTCCCCGAAGGTTTCTTGTATTTCATGTCCGTTAAGAAATACTGAAATACCCTCTTTACACTCGGTGTAATATATATTTATAGCTTCTGCACCAAGTTTTAAACTTTCTGTTCGAATCAACTCATGCCCATCGGGACAAACAAACTTTGCCTCATGGAGCTCCTGAGCCAACTCCTTAAAATCTTTCATTAAGACTCCTCTGTTTCAGAAGGTTCGGGTTGATTATCTGCCCAATTAACAGACTTCTCAACTCGTTTCATATCAACAACTTCTGCAGCTTTCTGTTTGATTCCGTCAAAAACATCTGTCTTTGCTTGTTCTAACTTTCCTGCTTCAATTCCGTCAACTATCTTTCTTGATATGTTTTCTTCGCTCATTACCATCCCCCGTCATCTTGAGAACTATCGTCACCGCCTTCCGCTTCACCTTCACTGGCAATTTGTTTGTCGATGAGTTTAATATCCTCTTCGGTTTGTCTTAACACATACTTTCTAATGTACTCATTAGAGTAGTATTTACCAACATAGTCTCCTATGGTTGAAAGAGTATCTAATCTCTCTCTTAAAATTTCTGCTTCTTTCAACTCTGTAAAGTGGTTGTCAGTCGCAAAATCAAACTGTATGAAGTCTTTGACTTTATCAAACTCTTCACCAGTTACAATTTCCTTAAGAACCAAATGTGTCTTAAGGACATCTGTAAAAATTCTTGCAAACTTCTTTTGAAGTCTGTTTGTGAACTTATTAAACTTAAGTTCATCTCTTGAGATTTCAGAAGCACGACCCATATTGAATCCGTTATCTGCTTCCATTCTCGTTGCAGGCACATTTAAAGATTGATATAACTTCTTCTTGAAGTATTCAATATCATCTATGTCTGCAAGGTTTTGACCGCCTGGCAATGTGGTAATCTCTGTTCCTCTACCACCTTCTCTCCGAGGCAACCAAAAGTCCTCTAGCATTGACATGTGTTTTCTATCGTCCTTGATTTCACCTGTCTCTGCATTATACACGAGTTTATTTCTATACTTGTGCATAACATCTGTAAGGTATTGTTCTGCCTTTGCTTTTGGCAAGTTACCAACATCAATGTAGAAGATTCTCCTCTCAGGAGCCCTTGAAATCCTATAGATAACAAGTGCATCTTCCATCATTGCTAACTGGTTTGCAGTCTTCAATGCCTTGTGTAGATAACCTATGACTACATTCCTTGTGTAGTCTAGTAATCCACTGGTTGTGTAAGTTACTGCTTCAGGTGCAATCTTAACGGTTGAACCTTCCATTGCAGATGTCTTATCAAAACCTTTGTCGTTAAAGACATAGAACTCTTCGACTTTCTCTACTCGTTCTATCTTCGTCTTTGGGTCTTTACCCTTTTCGACATTTCTAACCTTCTTAATTTTAAGAGGGTCAATGTTCCTTAAATCTACGATACCTAGTTTTGGGCGTTTAGTATCAACGACTTTATGGAAATAAATCCTGCCGTCAACATACCACTTTCTGAAAATTTCATGAGAGTTCGAATTGAACTTCATTAGGGATAAGATGTGTGCAAACTCGTCTTGCATCTTGTTCTTGATGCTGTCCGAGAGTTTGACATCTCGGAGGTCGAGTGCAACTATTCTATCCGAAGTATCAGAAGTAATACACTCATTAACTATATCTTCTATTGCTGAGTCACATTCGGGAACTAATGATGTCTCTCTGTATCTTCGAATGAGCTCAGCCTCATTCTTGATACCACCTTCCATATCAACATAAGCACCATATGCTCCGCCAGATATATATCCAGCTTGTTGTTGAATGACTGGAGTGCCATCATCGTCAATAGGAGGCACAAACGATTTTGCCGTTTGTGTTTCCTTGACTCGTAACTCGTCTTTCTTCCGAGTTATTTCAAACCCAAATAATTCCATAATATTATTTATGCCTCGCTAACCGAGGTTATGTCACTGTAATTACTTGACTCTTTCCCAATGAGAATATGTGAAATCAACTGTAAACTCCTCTAATGCATCTACTGTTTCGTAATTTAATTCGATAGCAGCAATGTTTTTAGGGAACATGTTGAAGAACTCATATCTCGCGAGAACAGCGTCGTCTTTACCTAATTGTTCGACAAACGCTCTTGAGAGTAGGTAATCATTACTTGCCATACCTACACCTGAATCAAGTTCTTGAATGTCTTGTTGCCAAGCTTCGAGACCACTTCTAGCACTGAATTCAGAATCATTGATTACGGTAATTGACCAATCTTCGAATGTCCTGTCTCCAGCTAATTTGAGAATATGTCCTCTAAAGTTTAATGCAATTTCACCTAGGGTCGCAGCTGGTATATTTGCAGCCTTACATAGGAACTCAATCCTATTGCCTGCTCTAGGAATGAAGACTCTGAAACGGTTAGGTCTTGGGCCACCACCAATCAGTTGTGCTTTAAATTCATCTATTGTTGCCATTCTTTACTCCTTAAACTGCTCCGTAGATTTCTTCAAACTCAACCCCTGACCTTGCAGCCACGAAGTTAAGAGTGATAAAGTTAATACTTCTAGCAGGTTTAACAAAGATAGAACAAACAAATTCGTTTCTATCAATAACACTATCCGTGTTGTTTGTTTCGTCACATAATACTGTGAAATCTACTAGGCCTCTTCTGTTCTTAACATCTCTTAAGAAAGGTTCTACAGCAGCTCTAAACTGTGCTCTTGTGAATGCATCATTGAATTCAAAGAGTTGTGATTTAGCAGCTGTTGCTATTGCCTTCTCTAAAACGATGAACAGCCTTCTAACATTTATTCTGTCAAATGCTGAAGGACTTGTTAATGCAGTCTTATCTCCGAAGAGAACTGTTCCTTGGCCGGGAAATGTGCATATAGGATTGATTCTTGCACTGTATAAATCATCTCTAGATGATTGTGATGGGTTAAATGCAAGTTTAGTTATTCCTAGATACTGACCTCTAGAGAATCCCGCTGGTGAATACCAAGGGTCTCGTAATAGGTCTGCTCTGGCCATGATACCTGCTGTATGTCCGTTGCCAGGCACCCAAACATATCTGTCATTGTATCTGTCATACTGGTATACCCAGCCTGAATCTAGAACTGCATAAGAACTTGAAGTTACACTTGAAAAATCAGTTGTAACATTTGAACTTTGAGTTGATTCAGAAGTGACATTAACGACTGATGCTTTTCTAGGTGAAGCAATTACCATACAGTCTTTTCGGTTTTCTGCAATCTGAATTAATTGATTGACGATAGTGTTGTGGTCTGCTACTATGTCTCCGTTAGAGGTTCTAGTTGAACCTGTTACTAAGAAACTAACATCTACTGTTTCGGAATCTCCGAAATTATCTACATATCCAGCATATTTTACTGCTGGTGTAGGTAATGTTCCGTCAGCTCCGTTTGCCAATGATGAGGATATTGGTGCTGAAGGTCTGCCGAATGCAGTGCTTCCTGAAGCTGCGTGAGTTGTCACACTGTTATTTGCAGCGTGAGTTGATGTTGAGTGACCAGTCCACCAAATCCATTTGGATTGATTATTGATTACAGTTTTGTAGTAGTTTGAAGCACCTTCTGAATTTTTTGCATCAGAAGCACAAGAAACAAATCCGTAAGATTCTAAAATCTCGTTTTGTTTTCCTGAAATTACTCCGTCTTCGTCTACTACGACTACATGAATCTCGTCTGCACTACCTGATACTGCTGTTGCAGATGCAGATGTGCCGGGTGCTTTATCAAATTTGTTATAAAACTCCCAATATCTGTGAACTTGTGTTGCGTTAGCTACTGCGGTAACTAACCCAGTTCCAGCTGGTTGGTTAAGGGCTTCTACGGTTATTGTTCCTGTTGCTTTTGCTGTCACTCTATATTCTTGAGTGTCAGTCCCAAACCTAACTATATCTCTAATTTGGAAACCTGTTTCAGCAGTTACACTGATAACAGTTTGTCCTATAGCTTCTGCTTCGTCAGTAGTAGTCACATTGTCATTGTAATATGCATCACTTGATGCACAAACACTAACCTTTAATGAATTACCGATTGCGCCGGGATATTTTGCAGTCCATGCCCCAACCGTTCCAGCAGCACCACCGTCTTCATGAGACGATTGATACCCTGAAAGGTTTTTAATACTTGCATCGGTGTCTCCACCTATGTTTGCATTGTAAGCTGTTGAACTGGCAACACGAACAACTCTTAATGATGAACCATATCGTAAGAAAGCCTCTGCAGAATAGAAATCCTCTGCACCAGCGTCTGTGTCTGCTGGTGTAAAGAAGGTATCTACTAAACCTACGCTATCTGAAACTGATACTACTTCATCAACAGGGCCCCATCTAAATGAACCCGCGAATCCTCCAGTTGTGGAAGATACTGCAGGCACAACATTTGTCAAGTCTACTTCTTTGACCTGAACGCCTGGTGATACTTGAAATGCCATACTTTTCTCCTGTTAATGTAAAAAGTTGTTTACTGTTTTATTTATAACTTTCTTAACTCTAATGAACTACCAATTTATTTCGTTTTCCATATCTTTGTTAAACCAACGGTCTCCTTCATCATCAACGAAGGTAGTCTCTTCGGGTCTTTCTTCTCCGAAAACACCAGCTGGTAAGACATCATCTTCTATCAACTTCTGTTGTTCGGCATACAATAAGTCTTTGACTTGTGTATCCGTAAGGTGATAAAAGTATTCAGTAGTAATAAACCAACTGAATAATACGAGATTCATAACCATATCATCATGGTATCCTCTGTCAGCTTCAAAGGAATTTCCTTTTGTGACAAAGGTCATAAGTTCTGTTATAGTAGCACGGTCTACAACTGTTAGTCGGGTTTCTTCTAATAATTCTTTAAGAGTAGAACAACCGACTCGTTTAATTTTTCTGTTTACTGTGACCCCAATATCTTCTGCTTTTAATAAACCTTGAGTAAAAACATTGGGATATTCTATATCATAGTGCAACTGATTTGCTACCATTGCACCTTCTGCGTTGTTTTCTATAATAACTAACGCCTCATTATATGTCCTTACATACTTATTTATAATATCAGGAAACAGCATGGGACTTATCATACTATCCCTGTATGTTGCAACCTGTTCAAAAGGTTTCGTAGATACATCAATTACGGTAAAGGTGGAGTGATCCATACCTCTTCCTTTTGCAACATCTACTGTGCAGATGTATTCATGACCTTCCTTTGGTCTTTTATATATGTTGACCCCGTCTCTATGCCATTCAGGTTCCCATGCTTTCATACCTAACAAGGTATCTGCATTAATAAGTGTATTTCCTGTTCCTAAGAAACTATTACCATACTCTTGTTCGAACTGAGCCTCCGAGGTATTTGCAATGGTCATTGCTTTCCATTCTTCATCTCGGTCTGGCACATCAAACCAGTTTATAATAAAATGTCTATATTCTGATTGTTCATGTACTGCAGATTCATATATTTTATGAAACATATTACCCACACCATTTGCAGTTGAGGTTATAATCACCTTTGAATCTTTACCTGATGTGATAACGGGATATGTTGCAGTATAGAATGTATCTGCATCTTCTACGAAAGCGAACTCATCTAGATACAACATATTGATTGACATACCACGAATTGAACTTGAACTCGTTGCAGCTGCAACTACTTTAGAATCATTTGAAAATTCTATTGAACCCTTGTTAAGAATCTTAACGCCGGGCTGTAAGAAAAATGGAACAGACTCTAACATGGTCACGATTCTCGCAATCATTTCCCTCGCAATAGCACCTTTGTTTGCAAGAACAGCAACAGTTACTTCGGGGTGAAATAAGAGATACCACAATAAGAATGCACAAGAAGTGATTGATTTGCCTGATTGTCTTGCAGCCAATACTACACTAAATCGATTATCATTATAATGGTCTATTAAGTCTTCTTGATATCCACGAAGTGCAAAAGGAACCATACCTTCGTCTAGGGATATAATCTGTGTATATGATTCAATGAAATGTTTAGGGTCTTTAGAACACTTCATATATTCTTCCAACTGTTCTTTGGTATACTGCTCTTCAACACCAGCTCGTTTAATGAGTGTGTTTCCGAGGTATCCTTCGTTAGTTGGTTTAACCATTTATTCGTTCCATTTCTTTAAATGCTCTTTGGTGCTTTTGATAGAATTCGCTCATAAAATCGTTACCCTTTATCTGTAGTTTATCACCATACAAATATAAATTAGCTTTGGGCAACTCTCCTTGGTTATAATCTCCCCACCTTATATCCCAATTAGGATATAAACCTCTAGTATATACTACTGGCCAGAATTCCTTTTCCACTCCTATAATCTTTTTTGCACCATATATGTCTGCAATGTGTCCTAATAAACCAATCCCACTTCCTAAAATACATACAATTTTATCTTTAAAATCAAACTCTCTTTCAAGTTTTGAAATATTTACGGTCTTGTTCCAGTAGTTTGTATACTTTCTTGTCATAAATCCAAGAGACATTACCCACAATGGGTGGTCTTCTGTTACTGGTGGTATCTTAGTTTGGTAGTCTTTAGCTATCCTGAACATCTTTTTTAGACTCTTTCTTTAAGAACTTCTGCAACTCATGAGTTGACCCCACATATAAGTGATTGTGCTGTGTTCTTACAGAATCATTCTCCTTTTCTAAATCCTTTAATTTCTTTTGTATGTCTATTAACTTTTCAGCAGTTTCAGATACAGTTTTAATTAACTGGCCGGCAACCTCATATGCACGAGGGTGTTCCGTTTCTTTGGAGAGTTCTAGTATGCCGTCTATGGCGTCTTGGCCCCGTTCTACAAGGTCGTAGAGGTTCTCACGGGCATACCTGTAGTCTGTTTCAATGTTCTTTTCTCTATCAGGAACCTTGACTAACTTGGTTTCTTGTTTGATATTAGAACTAATATCTAGAAGATCATCTAATTTTTCGTCTATTTCTTTTGCCATAATTAACTATCACCAGCCGTATCCTCAGCATATGTAGAGGTCGTGCCTTCATCATAAAAAGTCACCGTTTCAGCAACCACAAATGTATCGGTTGGGTCAACTGAACCAACAAACTTCAATGTAGTGCCTGCATCAATAGTAATTGCACTACTCAATACCATATTAGTTCCATTTTCAGCTCTAGAAACAATGGTTGGGTTAGTTGCTAAGTTTGTTCCAAACACTTCATCACCTACACTTATCTTACTATTTATTGCCGTAGCAAAGGTCACTGTCGTGGAATTGGATACTGCATTTGCAGTCTCACCAAAAGCTGGTTCATAATGTTTAACTTCTTTAACCAACCCTGAACCTTGAATTTCACTTGTAGTAAATCCAGTCTGAACTTGGTCATTAATATATGTTCTTTCAATAACATTTTTAATAACTTCTCCAGTATAAACTGGGCCGAAGAAGTATAACTTCATAGTAAACTCTAGGGTATATTCTATAACCCTTCTTTCTTCGAATGCACCTTCATACATATCTTCCATTGTTACAGAATTTAATATGACTGGAACATCTCTCACTTCGTCCATGCTGTCTACCATTTTCATTGCAACGGTATACTCGGGTTGGAAATATGGAAGTATTTGTTCTACTACCTGAATTGCATCAATAACATTCTTTGCAAGAACAGAAAGGGAAAAAGATAAATTATAAGGTGCTGGTTGATATTGGAAACCTCTCTTTCCACCAGTTTCTAATAGTCTTTTTTCAGCTCTTATTAATTTGTTTTGTTGTCTTGTTGAGTCGTATTCTAATCCTGTAAGTTCAAATGCAATCCGAGGTAATGAGATAGAAGTCACACTTCCGTCTCTTGCTTTTGCATCGTCTTGTAGTCTTAATAAAAACTTTTGCTTTGGGCCATAGGATATCGGGACAATTTGCTGTGTTAATACAGTTCCGTCTGATTGTGTTTTCTTAATGTAGATATTATTAAATAGAGTTCCAAAGATTGATATGGCTCTTTTAATAGTCTCGTTGTAAAAATATGTTCCGAACATTATGGTTCACCAAATGGATTTACTTCACTAAAGTCTAGATATGAACTATCCTTATCTTCAAATTCTTTATTCTGTGCAGAAGATAAATTGTGGAATGTTTGAGTATCTACTATCGCCCCAATCACTCTTGCAGTTGAAGAGCTCTTACCCGTGAGTGTATCTCCAACTTGTAGTGTCTTGGTGTTATCCTTAATTGTAAGTTTATTTGATTGTGGTTGCCACAAGACTACCTCACCAACTGTATATGTGACTGAATCAATAACCGTAGTTAATTCCTCTCCATGTGTAAAGTTTCCAGCACCAGTATTCATAGTCATTTCGATTGTGTAAGCTTGGTCTGCTTCTACCAAGTCTGCAGAAGTTCCAGTATCGAAATCTTCTCCACTGTATTCGAACAATGAACATCTCAACTTGAATACAAACATTTTTCCTAACTGGAAGAATGGGTCTTGGTCTTCTACAAATCTAATTTCAAATAATGACCCTGTTAATGGGAAGTATATAAGGTCTCCTTCATTGGGTCTTAATGCAACTGCAAGATTTGAGTCTAGGGAAATAAATCTTTCCCAAGTTCTTAATGATATTATGAATGTTGCTTCTTCTTGAATTTGAACACCGAATTTCGAGACTAGGTCTCCTTCTCCTTCGAACCCCTCCGTATTCTCCAAATACATATCAACACTGTATGAGTCTCCAAATCTAGCTTGGACATCTTCGGTAAATATAGTGTCTTCTTCTACTATCGTGCGAGGGAGATATAGAACATCATGACCATAGAATCGTAATGATTCAACGGTTAAGTCTTCATAGAGATGCTGTTCTGATTTTACAGCATGGTTAAAGTAAACATTCGTAGGCATTTAATTACCCCATTAAGTCCATGACAGGAAGTTCGTAGTTAAGTCGCGACTCCTCTTCTAATCTTGTTATCTCCTCTTGTGCCTGTGATTTCATTTCTGTCGAATCCATAGTCACTCCGCCTGGCAATGCAACTCCTTGAAACTTCGAGAGATTCTCTGCCCATTGGTATTTGACTAATGCAGTTGAATATCTTTTCAACCACATATCATCATAGATATCTGTCATGTCTGTAGGGTCAATCTTTCTAAAGCATTCTATAATAAGATACTCGCCTGCTACAAAACTGTCCATATCACCGTCAATGTATAGTCTATTCATATGTTGCTTATATCTAACAGGCATTTGACCTACTAAAATACTATCCATCATACTAATGTGTTGTTGCACTTGTTCGTAATATAAAATATTGGTTGCAGTTAAGTCATATAAATCATTTAACCTCATTTGATATCTAAGGTCAAACATGTTAAGATTGTGTTTATCGTTGAAAGGGAATATCTTATTTACACCCAAAACAAATTCGGGAAGAACAATATAGTTCTTTTGTTGTTTAACTACTTGATTAGCATAGTCATGAGTCCCAGCTACATTCTCTACGAATGACTCGTCTGTCTTCATGGTGGCGAGATTGTCTGCGGTAAGTTGGTGTTTTAGATAACATCTTATTGAACCGTCATAATGATACTCTTGGAAGTATTGTAATGCTTCGTCCAGTCTATCATCAAACTGCTCATCGTCCACATTAATATCAAGGACGGGCGCACCCAATTTCCTTTTTACATATTCTTTTAGTGTTGCTTTACTGTTCGGTTTTGCCATAATAGTAGTATCCCTTTCGTATACTACTATTTATACCTTTTCTACTCTTGGAAAAAAGTTTTATGCTGTAGACGGTCAAGTTTCTCGTCAATCTTCTGAATTGAAGATAAAACTCTCTCAAAATCAGCCTCAATTTGTTCTCTTGTTGCGTAGTCTCTTGCTATCTCTTCACGAGTTTTATTGACAAGAATGTCTAATCTTTTTTGTTCTGATAATACATTACGAATCAAAAACCCAAGAGGGAGAATGATTATAGTCATTATAAGATTCCATAAGATGTATGGTGATATCGTGATTTCCATATGGTTATTTATGGAATTCACTTCGTCAGTTCGCCGTCTTCTCCTATTTCAAACCTGTCCCAAGCTGTATCAATTTCTAAAGGTTCTGACCTTCCTCCAGTCAAATATCGGGTATCTGTATTAAATGCAACACTATATCTATCCTTATTGGTTGGATTAGGTTCTACCATATGCATCATAGCACTAGGGAACATAAGAAGGGTTCCTGATATTGGTCGAACTTCATGTGATTCACGCTGTCTCATGTTATGTGGGAAGTCTGAAACAACTTTTGGGTCTGTATTAATTGCAACAAAATTTCCTTCGTCACCTTCAGCATGAATATATAATGCACCACTATACCAACAACCGTTATGCAAATGTGGTTTATTCCACGCAAGGTGGTCATTAATATTAGCCCAAACATTACCAATAGTTACCTGAACTTTACTTAAATCAATACCATGAAATCGAACAATATCTTGGTTCAATTTATCTTTCATGACTCTCAACATTTTATTCCATATTGGTCTCCGCTCAACCCCGTCATTAGATTGCCAGCCCGTATATGCGTTAGATATTCTCCGTCCTACGGGGTCTTTGGCTCTCATGCTATCCATATCTGCTTTCAGTTGTTGCAGATATGTCTCCGTCACTAAACCTTCTTCAAGTAAGTTATACTCAAACAAAAAGGTAGGAAATAATAATCTAACTGCCATAATCAATCTCTGTCTATATTTTCGTTAGACTCCGCACCGTCCCAGTTTAAATCTGTTTGACTTCTTTGCTTCTCAACGAAATCCATCTCTAACTGATTTTCGTCCTTTTCATGCATAGGACATTCAGGTGGAGGTGATTCTCCTTCTTTCATATGCTGAAAGAATTTACTTTTTGGATTCCATATCTTAGCCTGTCTATATCCACCAATATTTAATCGAGAGTTCGGAAGTCCAGTTTCTTCGTCCACTAACTTTAAATCTCTTTGCCATTTTTGCATCGAATTCTCTGCTATTGCATGTTCATTAAACCAAGTCTCGGACTCCCCATAGAAGTATGTCGATGCCCATTCTTCTCTTTTAAAAGGTACTACCTGTAGTATAGGAGTTCCAGTTGGAATTATGAACGAGTAATCTACCCTAGGATAGAATATGATTTGTCCGTTATCTACGCCAACATTAAATTTATCGGTATCGATAACCCCTTGCCATACTGCAAAGTATTTATTCTGAAATAAAAACGGGTCTATAAACAAAACAGAATAGCCCGGCGGAGTTGTCATATTCCAATGAGAAGATATTTTAAATGCATCTTTAACTGGTGAATCATCAATATATTGAATAGTATCTGCAAGTTGTGCCGAAGGGTGTGATTGTGATACTTCTGTTATACCTTCTTCGACTTGCATTTCCTGACTACCGTCTGGCCAATTCCAATCTACTCCGTTTCTTACTGGAATATCCTTAGTGCAAACAATGTAATAACCCATTGTTAACCAGTCTTGCATTGCTGGACAAGACCTAATAGTTTGAGTCAATCTACCTCTATGGTCAATTCTGACTTTCATCTTCTTCCACCATTCTGGCTGATAGTCTCTAGCTGCTATTGGTCTAAAGCTTGCATAAGACTCTTCGTCATAAGTTCTAAATTCAATCGTTGGCATATCTTCTTTTCTCGTCTAATACTGCAATCTCATCTCCTCGTAATACGATTGACCGTCTGTCTAAGTATTTAGCTTTTTTATGAGGTGCCTCTGCACCGTGTGGTATTCTTCCGTCAAACATTAATAATCTATTTGGAACAAAATCAACAGAACCAATTTCAAGGCGATCCATTTCTTTTAAAATCCCCATAGGAATAGTATCTTTATAAAATCTTAATCTTCCACCAAAATTTGGGTTCCAAAAACTATTTGAGTAGTATAAAAAAGAAAGGCTCCATTCATCTTCTTGAGAAGCATCTGAATGACATGTTCCATGTTGTCCATGTGTTTGAGAATTGCCACCCATATATTGAAACCTAACCCAATCAAAACCAAAATCAGTTCGGATTTTTCTATCTAACCACCTCATTAAAGGTTTATTTGGATTGTCTCCAGCTGGAGTGAAGTCTATCCCAGCAAAATAAGAACAACCCCATAATTGGTGATTTGGTAAACCACCTCTATTAGGAATGTTACCGTTTACTTGATTATTTTTAGACCAAGCAGTTCTTCTGTGTAATTCATCATCTACATTTTTCCACAATGAAGTTTCTAGATAATTATCTAGAACATAAACATTGTTCTCTAATGGAAAACTGTCCTGAATATAGAAAGGCTCGTCTATAAAATGGACATTGATATTATCCAGCGTCATTTGGTTGTAACCCACCACTGCTTCTCAAATGAGAAGGTGGAGGCAGCTGCATTAAGTATTCCTCTAAAGGTTTAAGAGTATCTTCTCTTGTTATCGATATCTCTCTGAATACTTCTTCAGCAACACAAGCCAATGCGTCTGTATATTCCAAAACCCTTCGGGCATTTGATCTGTGTGGATGCGCTGACCCTTCACGAGCAGCAATAGAAACTTCTACTATATCATCAAAACCATACTGTTCGACTTGTTGATAAGTGTTTCTTCTAACCCCTTCTGCAACTCGACCAGCATATTGTTGATTTAAACTAACCCCACTTGGTGGTTCAGAATTTTCAATATAAGCTTCGATTGCGTCCTTTTCATTTTCAGATAAAGGAAGTTTTGCTTGTTCGTCAAGCTCTTTACCGTCTTCCCATTCTTCAACTTTGCATTCAATATCATCATATATTATAACTTGATAGTCAAATCCTAAGTCAGGAGCGTCAACACTTTCATGTCTCCACTCTAATCCATTTGGTTTTCTTATAAAAAGATTTCCGTTTTCGCAGTAAACTAATGCATTCATATTAACTCCATTATACCTTTAACATTCTTTTATATGTTTCATATACTTCTAACATATTTATGTGTTCACAATCCATGCCTTTTATCCATGGGCCACCTCTTGTATAGTGAACTGCATGGTGACTATTTAACATGGTTTTTTCATATCCTTCGGTTGCAATTTTATCATGTGGTATCTTACTAATTTGATTAGTCCATTCAAACTGGTGTAAAAACTGACCACTTGCAGTATTAACTACTTCGGGTGTTAATTTCCTACAATCTTCATGACCATTATTAAATATCATCATACTAGACCACAATTTTTTAGGATATGAAACATTCTTTTCTCCACCCATTTTTGTCTCGTCATGCTCTTTAAAATCATATTGAACACATGCAATAGCATGATCAGGGTCTAAGAAATAAAATAAAGACATAGGTGAATATTTCCATATGTAGTCATCGTCTATAAAGAAACTAAATCCTTCATAGTTTTCTAAATATGGAATTAAGAATCTACTGTAAGTAAACTCTGTCGATTGATTTGCGTAGTCCCTATTATATTCGGGAATTTGGCTTATGTCAAGTTTCTTAACTTCTACTTTGTAATCATTAAAAAACTCTTGGCCATCGCCACCGCTTCTACATTTATCTATTGAATCGTGTATAGAATTCTCTGCAATTTTAAATATATCACTATGAGAAGAATCATAGCCAAGATAGATATTAACTGGTTTCTTTTTACATAATTTAGTTACTTTTTTATTAAAATCATAAACATAATCTCTAAAATTTAACCCACCAACATTACTAGGAGACCATTCAATCTTACCGTCTCTAGTGTATATAGCTGTGAGTGAGTCTCCCTTTACTGTGTCTTTCCAATAATCTAAGATATCATCTAAAGTCATTGAGTCAATGTTAGGAAATAAATTTGTATAATCTGTAACTAAAATAGGAAGTTCAGGTATGTCTATTGTTTCAAATACCTTTGAACGAATCGAGCCGGGATGAATGCTTATCTTAGGTATAATATCGTGCTCTTCTCCATCGGCCCCAAGGTATTTACCACCAGCTGCAGTATGTCCTTGTATGCATTGCCAGAGACCTTCTTTTTGTATATTATTAATCAACCAGTGTGCTTTTGCAGCGTGATAATATTGTGCTTGTAATGCATTTTCTTCGTCTATATTTAACTTATTACAATCAGGGTGGTCACTAACAGTTGATAACCATTGATACTCATCATCTGTATTTTTAAAATCCATAGAACCACCTTTTACAGGGTGGTCGGGTCTAGGTTCTTGAGAATATCCTAAATGAAGGTATCTATGATATTGTAATGAATTATGATGCAACTGTTGATATCCCATCAACTTCCCAGCATCTATTAATTTTTTAACTTCTGACCATGGAACCATTCGTATCGGAGGTTGTTGTGAGACAACATACTCCATTATCTTATAAGTTTCTGTCTCTTTATACTTGCCCGGCAGAACGGGTGCATCGTGGGGATTAATAAAACTTATAGAACCTAAGTTAAATTCCTGAACCTCACCGCGTGACGGAGACCCGTGAGAATTTTTTACCTCATCGAGGTCTCTACGGAATGTGAATTTGCGGGCTTCCTCAAGTGTTTCTATCTTCACCATAGTCATAATTATATTTAGTGATTTACTTTAAGAGGTAATCGGAGTCGCAGGCCACTGTTGTTGTAATACGCCATCCCATCTTGGAACTGGTGTTCGACCAGCCCTTTGATAAGTGAATGGACTTCTATGATCATATGTTGTAGGAGTTTGACCTTGTCTAGCATAGGTAAACGGAGACCTATAATTATAAGTGAACGGGGTTTGTCCAGTTCTCTGATAAGTAAACGGAGACCTATGTTGATATGTATCAGGAGTTTGTCCAGTTCTCTGATAAGTAAATGGACTCCTATGGTCATAGGTATAAGGTGACCTATGGTCATATATTACTGGTTGTCTTGAATCTCTAATATTAGGTTCTTGAATGTTCCTGATATTAGGTTCTTGTTGGTTCCTGATATTAGGTTCTTGTTGATTTCTAATGTTAGGTTCTTGAGCTGACCTAATGTTAGGTTCTTGTGCATTAGAAGGACTTTGAGCATTCTTAATAGTCGGTTGTTGAGCAGACTTAATCGTAGGTTGTTGTGCCGCAACTGGATTCCTATAGGTAAACGGTGACCTATATTGATAAGTATTCGGCTGTCTTGCCGCATTTTGATAAGTAAACGGCGACCTATGGTTATAGGTAAACGGTGACCTATGGTTATATGTGCCTGGCGACCTCCAAGTGTAGGTAAACGGCGACCTATGGTTATAGGTAAACGGTGACCTATGTTGATAAATGGTCGGTTGTCTTGCTTGTGCGATAAATGGTTGTCTCGCAGGTGCTTGATAAGTGGTCGGTTGCCTTGCCTGTGCAATAAATGGTTGTCTCGCAGGTGCTTGGTATATTACAGGCTGCCGTGCCTGTGCAATAAACGGCTGTCTTGCGTTTCCGATAAATGGTGATTGATAAAAAGGCATTATTCTTTCTCCCCGCCTGGCGGTTGTCCACTATAATATAGTGGAATCCTTGCTTGATAAGTAAACGGGTTCTGTGCATTATGCGTAAACGGACTTTGTATAGTCGCAGAATAGGTAAATGGATTCTGTGCATTATGTGTAAACGGATTCTGTCTATTTGCTGGATAGGTAAATGGATTCTGTGCATTATGCGTAAACGGATTCTGTCTATTTGCTGGATAAGTAAACGGGTTCTGTGCATTATGTGTAAACGGATTCTGTCTATTTCTACTATTCGGTTCCTGTCCTGACCTAATGTTAGGTTCCTGTCCTGACCTAATGTTAGGTTCTTGGAAATTCCTAATGACAGGTTGCTGACTTGACCTAATGTTAGGTTCTTGAGCATTCGCTGGATAAGTAAACGGAGTCTGACTTGACCTAATGTTAGGTTCCTGTGCATTTACAGGATTTCTATATGTAAATGGAGACCTGTGATTGTAAGTAAATGGAGACCTGTGATTGTAAGTAAACGGGTTCCTATATGTGAACGGAGACCTATGGTCATAAGTAAACGGCGACCTGTGATTGTAAGTTAAAGGACTTCTGTGGTTATAAGTAGTAGGACTTCTGTGGTCGTAAGTATACGGTGACCTATGGTCGTAAGTAAACGGACTTTGTTTACTCCTACTATTCGGTTGTTGAATATTTCTTATGTTTGGTTCTTGAGCATTCGCAATATAAGGATAGGGATTTTGTCTATCCCTTATATTAGGTTCCTGTGCAGCTGCAATATAAGGATACGGTTGTTGTGCATTTCTTATATTAGGTTCTTGACCATTCGCGATATAAGGATAAGCATTTTGCCTATTTCTTATATTAGGTTCTTGAGCTGTTGCAATATATGGATAAGGGTTTTGAACTGCTTCTTGCCCAGACGCATCATTCCATGTCGCCGGGCCGGTTTTTGCATATATTTGATCAACAGCCTTCCAAGTAGACGCACCTGTCTTTACCCAAGCACCTTGAGTTGCGTTCCAACCTGTAGGGGTCTTAACCTTCTGATTACCTGATGCCATTTATCCTCACCTACTCTTAACTATTAAGAGTATAAAATCCACAAGTCACCAACGGCCCCATCTCCTCCTGTAGGTGCTGAAGTTGACTGATACACATTTCTTGCTGTCCCACCACTATTTGTGGCATTTGTTATTGTCACCGCACCAACCGACAATGGAGCTACAGAAATAGTTAAACCTCCTGTTGAAGCACCCGTGTCTGTTGTGGTTCCTAATATGAAACTATCTGCAGATTCGTCCCAACCCATAAATCCGTTATTACCTGTTGACCCTCTTTCAAGAATCAAACCAAGGTCATTAGAGTTAGAACCTGTATTACCTGAACCAAGTTCGATTAATGCATCTTCAATAGTAGTATTAGTTGCACTATTAGTAACGGTTGCACCATTAACTGTTAAATTTCCTGATACTATGACATCATCAAATGTTACATCGTCTGATGTGCCAACTGCCTGTCCGATACTGAACTGGCCACCTGAATAGGTAACACCTGTTCCAGCACTTAAATGTGCTCTTACTTCTGCAGCACTCGGGCCTGTATATGTGAATACACCTGTTGAATTATTATATGCAAGTGAACCATCTCCACCAGCATCTGTGACTGATACATCTGCTCTTACTAAAGCTTCTGTGTATTGTGTTATTGTAGTTGCAAGTGTTAAAGTTCCCGCTGCATCATCATATGTTGCTGTTATTCCTGTTCCAGCAGTTACCAAAGCAGCGACTCTATCGTCTACTCTTTCTGATGTATGGTAAAGGTTACTTGAACCTTCTGATAATGCATCTGTGTCTGCAAGAACAGTTCCACCTAATGAAGTTGCAGAACCAGCGATTGTTATACTTGAATTTGAAAGTTTTGAATTTGAGATAGAACCTGCCAACATGGCATCTGTTATACCTAATGCTTTAACTCGAACTGCATCTGAACTTAATTCTACTGAACTTCCGTCTACACCTACTGCAAGAACACCACTTGACGCTGCAAGTCCGTTTCCTGCTATTGCTGTAACTACATCTGCTATTGCTTCTTTCTTACTTGAGTTATCTGTTGCATCTACTATTGCAAAACTGTCAGCTGCAACATCTACTGTAGCTGCTGTTAATTCGTTTAAGTCTAGTGCTAATGATACTGCACCACTTGTTCCACCACCTGATAAACCGTCACCTGCTGTGACTCCTGTTAAATCTGCAGTTGTGGATAAAACACCATTTGTTGCAGTTATGTTTGTACCTGCCATTGCTGTAGCAAGGTCTGCGATTGATTCTTTTCTCGAACCGTTACTGTCGTTTGCATCAATAATTGCAATACTATCGTTTGCAACATCTACTGAAGCTGCTGTTAATTCACTTAAGTCTAATGCAAGTGTGGCATCACCTGATGTCGCACCACCTGAAAGACCGTCTCCAGCAACAACACTTGATATGTCACCTGTTTCTGCATCTCTTGTGATTGTTAGGGTTCCGGCTCCATCATTATATGATAATGATATACCCGAACCAGCTGTCATTAAAGTGTTTACTTGGTCATCGATTGCTTCTAATGCAGCGGTTCCAAATGCAGCTGCAGTTAAGTCTCCTGAACTGTCAATTACTTCGGTTGCACCTACATTCAGCCCGTTTTTTATTCTAAAATTCTGCGCTGCCATTAAAAGGTTCCTCCGTCAATAGTAGCACCCCGAATGGTCTTCGCCTCTGATGCATCCGCTAGATGGGTGTCAACTCTAGTAGTCGTGAAGTAAAGTTTAGTAGAACCTTCTGATATGTCATCAGTATCCAAGGTAGAGACGGCAGAAGATACTACCTTCCCACTTGCATTGATGACTTCGGTTGATCCACTATTATATCCATACTCTGATCTGAAATTTTTTGTGTCTGCCATTTTTAGTGTGTCCCTAAATTATGTTTCATTTAGTTGATTATAAGATTATTTATAGGAATGGACTCCCTAAGTAAAAAGAAAAAGGGCCCGTAGGCCCTTTTAATTTAGATTATTTTAAACTTATGCATCTATTAGCGTTCTTTCAAACTTAATTGTAGTTGAGTTTGCAGAAGCGGGTGTGCATTTGAGTCTAACATCTGAACCACTGATGTCTGCATCAAAGGTCGCAAGTGCTGTATCTAACAGTGTCCCATATGAAGTCAATGTGACTGTAGTTCCGTCATGAACTAACATAATTTCCGTAGAATGGAAATTAGTTCCTTCTGACATTGCAACGATATACCGTGCAGCTCTAAAGCTTGCATGTGCAAAAGTGTCAAGATTAAACTGTGATGTAGAAGTTTTGCTTGTAGCAGCCTTCTTACTGTTTTTATCATGCATTTTTTTGCTGGTTTCGATTACATCGTCTGTAGAATTATAAGTCAAATGACGGACAAGTTCTGCAAGTTTAAATGCGTTTGTTATAGCCATATCTTATCCTCCTACGAATGTCTTATTTGGAATGTGTCAATCGTTGTATTAGTGTTTGCTGGAGTCACGAGAAGTCTCATGTTTCCACCACTAATGTCACTACTTAAAGTGAACAACGATGCGGTTGAAAATATATCTCCGTATTGAACGAAGTGTGCATTCGAACCGTCATTGATTAAAAGAACTTCTGCAGCGTGTGTGCCCGCAGAAGCATGAGTCGCGTTAATTACATACTTAATTGCTTTATTAGCAACTGCATTTGCAGATAACACTTGGTCGGCCGTTGTAGCAGCAAAGGAGCCTGCAGTATAATAACCTTGGACTAAGTCCGCAGCAGTTACACATACAATCTCGACAACATCTCCTGATATTGCGTTAGCAGCTAAAGTAACGGTGGTAGTGTTTGTAGCCGTATAGTCTGTTCCAGCATCAACAAGTTTTACACCATTTAAGTATACTTGTTCAGACCCTACTGTGTAGGATAAAGAAGCTCCGTCATCATCGTTTCCAGTGATGGCAGTAGTATTACTTGTAATTGTGTATTTAAATATTGATATGCCTGAACCACCAATGTCTCCAAAAGACAAGGTTCCTGAACCATTCGTCTTCATAACCTGACCGTTGGTTCCGTCACTCGTAGGAAATGTTATAGCATCATTGATTGTTAGAGAAGCTGGATTAGAACCGATTTCTGAAATTGCAGCTGACCCATCATTTTTTTCGGTATACATTCTACCATGATAGGTGTTTATTGCAATTTCCCCTAGAGCTAAATCACTCGTTGCTGGGACATCGTTCTGTGTCGAACTCCTTTTAAATTTGATCTCTGTTGCCATTGGTATCTCCTCCTAGATTAGATTATGGATTAAAATGTTCCACCATCTATTCCAGTTATAGTGACAGCACCCGAAGTAACCGTGAAGTTAGCACTTGCAAATGAGGCTATACCTTTATTTGCAGTTGTTGCGTCTTCTCCAGCGATTGTGATACTTCCGTCTGCATTTGTCACATCGATACCTTCACCAGCAGTTAGGGTTGCAGCTGCAAAGTCATTATTTGTTCCATGACCTATAAGCAACTGACCTGCTGTTGGAGCAGACCCGTCTACGCTTGTGATTGAACCTGAAAGTGCAAGACCACTTGCCTCAACTCCACCGAAGACAGCATTTAATGCTGTTCCTGAGAATGTTGAAGAAGAGTCAGTTGCAAGTCCTAATGCAACAAACTTTTGAGTTGAATCATCATATCCGAAGAATCCGACTCTAGCAGAACCGTCATTGTATTTAAATTTAATACCACGGTCTAAGTTATCGTCTGAACTATCGGCACCAATTTCGAATACTGGGTCAGCAATAGAAACAGTAGTAGAGTTAACTGTAGTAGTTGTTCCACTAACTGTCAAGTTTCCAGCAATAGTCACATTATCGGGTAAACCGATTGTAACTGTATTACCTGAGGCAGCAGTTGTCACCTCGTTTGCTGTTCCAGCAAATACCATTGTTTCTGAATCTAAGTCGATAGATAACGCACCACCTGTATCAGCTTGGAAATCCAAGTCTGAACCAGTTAATTGTGTGTCTACATAGTCCTTAACAGCTGCAGAAGTAGGTAAAGTAGTATCGTTATCGTTACCCGCAATACCTTCTGATTCTAAAACTAGAACTGCATCAGCGATTTTATCTAGTGTGACAGCATCAGCTGCTATCATACTATTTTCTACTGCAGTTGCAGCAATCGTTAATGCACCAGTTGACGCAATAGTTGCATCTCCTGATATGGTTTTGTTATCCCAACTGTTAGACCCATCATAGATTAGCACCTGTCCTGACGCTGCGCCAGAGATGCTAGTGTCGGTTGCACCCGCCACCGTTGATGTTGTTGATGCGAAACTTAAGTTTCCACTACCGTCAGTCTGTATGACTTGGGTATTAGTTCCATCTGAACTTGGTAAAGTCCATGTGATACTTGAACCTAATGCATTTGCAGCCTTAAGACCAACAAAGTTAGAACCGTTATCGGTATCTTCCATTAGTTTCAGTGTTCCACCTGTGGAAGCACTATTACCGACTAAGAAGTCGGCAGGAGTTGCACTTGAACCAGCAAGCATATCCGTATAATACTTACCACCAATCGCTTGGATTAATGGTGTAGTGTTATTAGAATCTACTGACTCAATGTAAAGTTTTGCCCCAGCACCACTATTCGATCTATCTTGCACATATGCCAATTCACCTTCAGCAAGATCACTTACCGTTGGCGCACTGACTCCTGTGCTTCGTTTGATTTGAATTACTGTTGACATTTTTTATTCCTCCTAGGAATATTTTATCGTTATAGTTAAATTTTCGTTTCACTATCCACGAAAGATACATTATAAAACTGTCCACTCACAATGTGGGTCGTGACTCACTGGAATGTCACCTTGATTTGATATAAGTATTTAGACAATCAGAATCGTCTATAGGGTATAATTGGAATATAAATTCCTAGTCCAATTCCTTCATTTTGTATAACTGGGTATATTGATACCACTTGAAGAGCTCTTAGTGTGAATTGTCTTTCTCTTTGGTTCAGTCTCTTGTCTAGCATGTTGTAGATCATATAATTCATTCCCAATTTTATAGCAATTACTTCCCCTTTCTTTGGGTGAGTTCCAACTAATTGATTTGTTTCGTAATAGGGACAGTGTGGATTTCGGTCTTGACATTCGATTAATGCGAAAGTCTGCATTACATCAATAGTCTGTAAAGTTATAAAAGATTTGTAGAGACGCTGGTCTTGAGTCGACCAATCGTCTAGGGCAGCGTTACATGTACCAGCAGCGGTTAATAGTAAGAATGTAATTAACCACTTCATTCATATTTTAGAATGTTCCACCGTCAAGTACAGTTTTTGTCACCCACTTATCTGTCGCTTGATCGTAAGAGAGTAGACCGTTATCTGTTTCTGTAGCATTAACATCTAACAATTCATTGATTGATTTACTACTTAAATCTGTAGTTAAAGTTCCGCTGTTTCCAATCGCAACCTGTTTTGCTCTGATTTGATTTCCTTGTAGAACTCTTGCTTTAATACTTGCCATAATTACCTCGTTACGCCTGGCGTTAAGATTGCTTGTCCTTCAACAACCCTAGTTGTTTCTGAAGCAGCACTTGTTATATTTAGGTCATAGACATACCTACCCGCCTCTAAAGCAGTTGTTTGAGTATCCGTAAGTGACATTTTCACTTTACCCGTCGCAGCTGTTATAACGCATGTAAAGGTTGCAGATATAGAAGTAGACCCATAAGTCTTTCTTATTTGGGCAGCTGCAGTGTATCCAGTGAGGTCTAAAACTTCTCCTGCGACATCTGTGCAGTCTACTTCAATAGAATAATCTGTTCCTTGGTCGATATAAAGATTTGCTATGATTGCCATACAACTATTTATCTATTTTATGATTTAGAATACTGTGCAGTAGGAACTTCTTGGTGTATTTTAGCTACAGCCTGTGTGCTGGGGTTGTGAACATAAACCTGTTTTACCTTAGTTGCCGTTGACTGCCCACTCTCATTAACAAATACACCTTTCACTTTTGCAAGAGGGCCAATTGGTCTTGTAGTTGAATAAGGCGTTTGATATGGAAACGGTGACCTATGGTCATAGTTAAGTTGATATTGATGCTGGTAAGTAGTCGGTTGCCTATGTTGTGCCTGAAATGGTTGTTGAGCATTTACTGGGTGACCATATGTAAACGGAGACCTATATTGATAAGTATTCGGTTGTCTTGCTTGTGCAGTATATGGATAGGTTTGTTGTGTGTCCCTACTATTTTGTGCGTCTGAAATAAACGGACTTTGATAAGTAAACGGACTTTGAACTTGGTATATAATCGGAGTTTGACCTGTCCTTTGATAAGTAAACGGACTTCTATGGTCGTAAGTATTCGGTTGTCTTGCTTGTCCTTGGTAAGTGCCCGGCTGTCTCGCATTTGCAATATATGGATACGGTTGTCTTGCAACTCCAATATACGGTGATCTATGGTCATAAGTATAAGGACTTCTATGGTCGTAAGTAGTAGGACTTCTGTGGTCGTAAGTATACGGTGACCTATGGTCATATATTACTGGTTGTCTTGAATCTCTAATATTAGGTTCTTGAATATTTCTTATGTTTGGCTCTTGACCTTGTGCTATCACCTGATTCGTAAAAGGTTGAAATGCAATATATGGTGTATCACTTTGTGCTACTGACGGGTTCGCAGCTTGTGTTGGTTGATTTGTAACTTGGAATATATAAGGTGACTGCAATGGTGGCACGCCCGGCTCTCCGTCTGGAATCGGAGTCCGACCTATTGCTGGCCCACTATATTGGAAGGTGTAAGGAGTTTGAACCTGATACGCATTTTGATATTGTGCTTGATAAAATCCACCTTGTGCAGTGCTTGGAGCTCGGGATGGTACATTCCTAGTTCTTATGTTAGGTTCTTGATTGGACATAACATAACTCTCTTCCACCAACTCACCTCCACCCCAGCCCGGCCCAGTCCAACCACCAAAAGGTATATAGGCTGGGTTAGTCTGATAAGTAAATGGACTTCTATATTGATATGGTTGTTGAACAATAGACGGAGTTTGAATATTTACTGGACTCGGTTGCTGAGCAGTGTAAGGAAATGGACTTCTATATTGGTAAGTATAAGGACTTCTATGATCGTAAGTAAATGGACTCTGTTTACTTCTTTGATTAGGTTCTTGAATGTTCCTGATATTAGGTTCTTGTTGGTTCCTGATATTAGGTTGTTGAATATCTCTTATGTTTGGCTCTTGTAAATTACTATTCGGAATAGCTAATTGACCTGTTCTTTGATAGGTAAATGGAGTCTGACTAATCGCAGGAAATGTAAATGGAGTCTGACTATTTCTTATATTAGGTTCTCGGCCAGTTGCAATATAAGGATAGGGCTGTTGTTTGTTCTTAGCATTATTTTCTTGTGCGCTTACAGGTTGTCTACTTTGATATTCAGTCGGGTGTTGATATATAACTGGTGTTCGACCTGTTCTTTGATAGGTAAATGGAGTCTGACTATTTCTTATATTAGGTTCTCGACCCTGAACTATGTTTTGATATGTAAACGGTGATTGTTCTGCATTCGTAAATGGATTTTGCCTATTTGCAATAGTTGGCACAGCTTTCTGTCGAGAGACAGGTTGCTGTCCTTGTGCAATTACTTGTCCTTGGTAAGGTTGTTGAAACTCCGACCCAGTGTTTATATAGATATCGTCAGCCATATCATACTACAAACCATAAGTGACCTACAGCTGAAGAACCAACTGAGCCTGGCGCAGTAGATACTATCTCATAATCAAGTTCAACATTTCCACTATTGATTTCTATCCCCTTTGAAGTGTTTACAACGAAATCTAATTGACCATTCGGGTCATCATAAGTTACAGTGATACCAGTTTCGGTATTGCCTGAAACCATACCTCCAACGATGTCTTCTATTTCTTCTTGAGTCTTCTGAGCAACTCCAGTAAAACTAAAACTATTTGCATTATCATCATATGATATTGAAATATTAGTGTGAGTTCCAGCCGAGAATGCATCATTCAATGCGTCTTGTGCATTTTCATTTGTATAAGTTGCAGCTGCATCATCATTTTCCCACTTACTGGTTGTCGAATTATAAACTAAAACTTGACCATTCGCAGGGCTAGAGGTTGTGACATCACTCAAACCACCAACCGAATGACCTGATATAGAATTTGTTGTTGATGAAGTTGTTGCATTACCAACAAAGTTTGTTGAAGTTATAGAACTAAATCCTGTTCCTACACCACCTGTAATAGTTGCTGTTCCATCAGTAAGTGTTGGTGCAGTTAATGTTTTACCTGAAGCAAGTGTCATATTGTCTTCTACAAAAACATTACCATTTGCTAACTGGATTGTATAACCCGACTCTAGTAAGACTGTTCTTCCTGTACTAGACCCATTTAAAATAACTCCATCAGTGTTAACATTATAAATTGTATTTGCAGCTGTTTCTACAAAGTGACCTCCAGCAGCTCCTCCAACACCACCAGCATCTCCTAGGACTGAACCAGTGAATGCATAAACTGTAAGAATATCATTTACTGCAGCTGCATTTTGTAAAGTTATTTTAGTCCATTTACCAGCAACTGCTGTGGCTGGGTTGTAATCTGTTCCTTCTACTAAATGTTTTGAAGTTCCAGCCGAATGGTCATTTAAGAATACCTGATATCTGCCCGGCATAAGTTCTAAGGTATTAAGATTTGAATCTTCACCAGTGAAATCTGTCTGTCCAGCAGTTGCTACATATTCAAATGTTTGGAAGTAAAAAGTCTTAGCTTCTAATTCATTAATTGCATCTACTAGATTATTATCGTTAGATATACTTCCCGCAAGTCCAGCAATAGTTCCGACATCATTTGCGAGGTCGTTATGAGTGCTTCTAAACTCTTCTATAGTTTGATTTCTGTCTACTGTTCTAGCCATCTTTGTTAATTAGTTCCTTTAATAATGTTTTTATCTCACTCATATCATTCTTTAAACTATTTATTTCATCTTTCTGTGTTCTTAGCATTTGCCTTCGTTTCATAGTAAGTCTATATTGTTTAACATCAGTATTAATTATAGCATGAGATTCTTCGTCTCTTACTAAGTTTGCATGACCTTCTACTTTAATACCCATTATGCAAGTGCCATACATCTAAGTGCAGATACCGATGGAACAACACATGTGTTATTCCCTTGACCTACAATTTTAACTACAAATGAACTAAATTCGGGTAAGTCCTCTGCAGTATATTCGTATTCTTTAAAATTCTTTTGGTCTACCTCGATTGCTTTATCGGGAGCTCCAGTTGTATTAAAATATTCAAATCCAATATCATCTAATGGAGTTGATTCATCTGCTTTAATAATTTTATACATGAACTTAAGTTCAGTATTTGGTGGTCTAAAGTTATCTGCAATAACCTTTAGGGTCGTAGCAGGTGTTTTAAGGTTGACTTTCCTTGTCACATACACCATTGCATTGTTATCACCTTCGGGTTCCGTAGAGGCCGAATATGTGACTCCTGTGGGTACATCTGCACTACTATCTATAGTGTTTAGTCTATTTCCTATTGCAAGACACCCTATTGTTCCTACATCGATTACTGGTGAAATTGTATTATTCAATGAATACATTTGCAATAATAATCTGAATGACCTTACACTTGACATTTCGTTGTCTTCATTAATTTTTGAAGCAACGATGCCTGGCGAATCTAAGAAAGAGTTGTCATTTAATGTTATAAAATTGTTTTCTGACCTTCTAGTATATGCAGTATCTCCAGTTGCAATATGTCCCTCGGGAGCTTTCATTGCAGTTGATTCTGTGCTTGCAATAATTTTTGAACTACCTACTTGTGTTGAAGGTATCATTGTATGCAAACAATCGAAGTAATAGTTTCTAGAAGAAGTGACTTCTTCACCACCACCTGTTGTTGATTCTAATGCAGTATATCCACTTACAAACTTATTAGCTGCAATATAACTTGACATATCGACTGCAACATTGAATGAGTCAATACCCATATCTGATACTCCAGTATAAGTTATTGTGCTTGCACCACCGATTGCGTCTACTGGAAGACCACCTAGGGTCTCACCAATAGTTTTAACATTAACTGTTAAGTCAACTGAGCCACTTCCGTCTGTTGCATGGTCAAAGTCTTGGAAGGTAATAGTGTTCCCAACTGCATGACCTTGGCCGGGGTCTTCGATTTCTATACTAGAAATAGCATTACTTGCTATTACAACTTTAAGTTTTAATCCTGACCCAGTTCCATTTGTCAAATCTTGAGCCCTTGCAGTATATGTTCCGTTAGTTGCAGTTCCACTTCCTAGAGCTGCACTCTCTACTTCTAATACAGAACCTAGTCTATCTCCAACTATACCTTTTACTTGAACATTTGAACCTGTATCATAATGTCCGTGCATATAACTTGAAATTTTTACTGTATTACTACCTAGAGTTGTTTGTATTGGGTTCTTAGCAAGTTTTGATAATTCTAAGTCACCATTTTCGAAGTATAAACTTGCGACTTTCGAAGTATCAAAGTTTGCTACCTTCATGGTGAACTTCATATCATCTGTTTGTTCTGCTGTCCAAGTTGAAGCATTCTGTGATAAGAATAAGGAACCAGCATATGGTTGTCCTGAAATTTGTTGTGAAGATATTATATCTGTTTCTCCCATTCTTGATATCCAACATTCGTATTCGTTTGAGTTGGAGTATACAACTAATGCATATTCTTTCTTCTCTTCAACCATTACTGGTGAATCAAAAGTAAATGTTGTTGCAGTCGCCCCGTCTGATGATATATTGACATCTGCTGGGTTCTTAGTTACTGTAGAGAATGGTAATACTGTTTGAGCAGGATATCCATTAACCATTGTTCTTATTTCAACTGACACTGGCATATGTGTATCTTTTGCTTGGAAGTATACATCAACCGAAGTTAACATCATTCCACCTGCTGCTTCCACTAAGAATGATTGTGCAAGTGGGTCTGCCCAACCTCTTTCCAAGAATGAGCCTGGCCCAATCCAAAAATCCTCTATATTTGGTTCAAAACTCGCGATTGGTGGTATCACAACCACTGGAGGCGGTACTGGGAATGTAATAACTGGAGGGTCAAAGAGTATAGGCGGTGCAGGCGGTACTGCTATCACTTCTGGCGGTAAAGGAATTACTACTGGCGTATCGTCAATCACTACAGTGATAGGGTCAGGTTGAGGATCAGCTATTGGTGTTGGTATTGGTATAGGAGTTGTATCCACTGGAATATCAGGTGCTACTGTATCAGAAGGAGACATATTTATTCTCTCACCCCTTCTTGTTTGTGACCTTTCCCCTTCTGTTAATTGAGATATAACTCTACCATTTCTTGTAGAAGTAATTTCTGTTTGTGAACTTGCCATTAGACCTTGAGCTTGATATACTGCAGAGCCCATACTTGGTGGATTACTTAAGTTATAAAAACTAGAAGTAAGTTTCAGTTCTCTCATTCCTACTGGGAATGCTTGTATATCGGTATTTGGTAATTCAAAATATCCTCTTAATCGACCATTACCGTCTGACTTAAGACCATCTGCTACAGTTGTAGTGGTGTTTGTAGAATAAGTTGCACTAAAAGGTCTTACATAATTGTCCACTCTAATTCCGTCAAAGAAGAAGAAGTGGTTTGTGTTTGGTTTTAAGTTAGTTGCATCAATCTCAATAGTCCTTGCTCTCATAAATGGAATCAATGTGACAGCTACAACTCTATCGTTTCTTGTTTCTACAAAGTCTTCTACTACAGAAGTTGTTAGACCTGTTCTTGTTTGAATTTCAGGGGTTTCTGTAATCTCTCTTGTAACTGTTTCTCCAGCTAACCATGTTCCACCTTGAGTTGGGTCTCCAGCCCATTGACCACTAGAAGTTGATTGAACTTCTGTAGATACTGTAGCGGGTTCTCCAACCCATGAAGTTTGCCATGAGTTCCATACAGTTCCTAGAGAGTTTCCTACATCAGCCATAACTGCATCATAGTTTCCTTCCCTGTTAACTCTTACATCAGGAAGTCTCTCTGTATCGTTCCATACATCTGTGCCCGGCGTTAGTTTAACATTTCCGATAAATGCAAAGACATGATATGGGTTTACATTGATATGTCTTGAAGCTTTGTCTTGGGTAATAAATGCTGTTTCAGTATAAGGTAATGTAATTAAATCACCAGTCTTTGTATAGTTTGCAGAAGTGCTTGTGTTTAATCCAATATCAAAGAACTGTGAATACGATTGAGGTCTTAACATACCCATTGAAGTATCAATAGCACACCTGTAATCAGGGTGATTAACATCACCAATCTTATGTCCTCTAAAATTATCTACGAGGAATCCTGATTTGAATCTGTCAAAACCGTCTGCATCTAATATCTGTGCAGATTGCGTGTCTTTCTCTAATAGAGATAGTGAGGTAATCCTTTCTAAGTTTGTGACTCTGTTATTAATTTTACCAATATCTTTCATAGTATATCGTCTATGGTCAAATGACCTGACTCTAATTCTATCTAAAGACTTGGTATAAGCTGGTATGTATAACTCAAACATTTCGATTGAGTCGTCAATAGCTTTTGGTTTAGTCGGTGATAGTGAAGGTATACCAGTTGATATCTCAAACATTCCGTCCTTTTGCAAGAATACTTTATCGATTCTTGAAGTATAGAACTCTATATCTCCAGTTGTAACTACAGTAGGAACTGGTGTATCTAATGCAGACCCACCTGTTCCAGCAAACTCTTTACTCAAATATTCGAATGGGTCTTTATTAGCTAATAACCCTGTAGATATATTAAAAGGACTTGCTGGGTCAGGAACAGAACTGTGGATAGTACCACTAAAAAGCTTTGATACACTTGGCCTATAGTCTACACAATCTGATAATTCGAATTGACCATCGGGTTCTAATCCACCTAGGTCTACTTTGTTTGGTGAATAAACTGGAATATCTGCATAGTCTATTCCGTCATATGATTTTACATCATAGAATTCACCACCACTTGCTGTGAAGTAATCGAATACTATGAGTATTGAATTGTTTGGTGAAGGTTCGCCTGGCTTTAATGAAATTTTACCGTGGTCATAATATCCGTCTCTCTGACCATTGTCAAAGAAGTATCTGTCTGTTATATTGTCTGAGCCGGGCAGAATTGTTCCTAATGTTGCTATTGCATTTGAAGTCTGACCTACTACACTTTCACCGTCAGTGAAAACATATTTGTTCATGTAGTAGAAGTATGTTGCAGCTCCACTATTGTATTTGATTATTCTAGCTTTTGCACCACTTGTCTGTCCAATAAGAATTTCCTCTGCTACAGGTGTTCCTGTAACACTTCCTAATATTGCACTTGGTGGTAATGGTGTTGTCCCACCGATTCCTTCGTAGATACCTCTGACTCCAAAACAGTCTGCAACACCTAATGTAATATCTTTATGATTGTATGCAGTTCCATAATCCGTATTAGCTCCATCTGCAGCGTCTACTATTGCACATCTTGATCTCTGTATATGTTTGGTTCTATTTACTGGTGCATCTAATTTAACTGCATATGATACTATCCATTTACCATTATTACCACCAACAGTGAATGTATATTTTTCACCTGAAACACCGTGTATATCTTTTGTAGCAGCTGCCCCACCACTGGTTGGGTCTACTTCAGCACCTAGTGTTGAAGACCCGTCTGAATTTGCATCGAAACAAGATATTTGGAAATTGTCTCTAGATAATTGTAAGAATGATTCATTATTACCTGTCTCAATCACAATGTCCCCACTTGAAGCAGTAACAACCTTTTGTCGTTTAACTGTTATATCATCAGGGGTATGATTTACAATCCAATCTCTCGGCCATGCGAATATAGCTGCAGATTGGTCTTGGTCATAAATCTTAACTCTTCGTCTATATGCATTTGAATTTGATAATACACCAACACCCGAAGTTGCAACTGTTTGAGCTGCAATATTACTTGTGACTGTTGCAATTACTTGTTCTGCATTTGCACCGTCAAGAATTACATCTCCTTCTTTTAATTCTGCCGTAAATCTACTTCCTAGACCTGAAACATTACCATTAGCTGCAATAGATACTGTTCCTGATAATACTTGATCATCATCTTCAACAACATCTGCAGTAAAGTCTGCTTCATTACTTGGCCTTTCTTGACCTATACCTCTTACACGGTCTATATTATATGACCTAACTTGGTTTGCAATACCTCTAAAGTTTTCACCTACGACTGTGCTAGCAAAGTCTCCGTCACCTGTTGTGGCTAGCACATCACCGTGGACGAATTGACCTACTACATCATGGACATAGAGTGCGTCTGAACCATTGTCATATGCAACGATACCAGTTGCACCACTTGTTCCACCAGTGACTTTATCACCAGCATCTGCAGTTCCAGTATGAGAACTATATTTAAGCTTGGTAAACATTTTTACATCAAACAGATATAAGTTTACTCCGTCTTCTGCACTTCCTGAATCGTCATTTGAATCGATATATCTAACTCTTGCAAAACCGATATGGTCTCCTGAACCTAAATTCCCAGCAGTTAATGTAGTTGGGAATAGCTCACATACCTGAAAAGGAGTTATCGTTCCATCTCCTGATTCATTACCAAAACTTGGGAAACCAAAGCAGTTTTCTACTTTAATATAGTTTCCTAATCTTGTTGGTGTTTTCGCACCTGAGGCTGATATAGTTGTTCTTGCCTTTTGGATATTTAAGTTTGTAGTTCCAATCTTATCAATTTCATAACCTTTAACATATGCCTTGCCTGGCGATACCTGTAGAATAAATTTACTCTCGTCACCACCTTGGGCTTTAAGATAAAATCCTCTGTTAGTTGTATCGTCTAAATGTTCTCTTAAACTATGAGTGAATTGTTGTGTAACAAAGTCACCGTTTGCATCGAATGTTCTTCGTGCAAGTGTATTTTCTATTTCTGTGTATATTGGTCTGACTGTTTTTAATTCAATCATACCTTTATTAACTCTGACTAATTCAATAAAGTTTGCATCTTCTGTAGAGGTTAATACATATTTTGAAAGAGTTAATGAAAATTTAAATCTATCTGCACCCGAAGCGTTCTCATTTGAGCTACCTGTTGCATTATCGTATAAACTTTTATCCTCAGCAGTTGATATCAATTCTTCTTTAATTGTTAAACCAACTCTATATGAAGGTTTTGCGTTATATTTTTCTAAGATTAATAATTGTTTGTCAACCTTACAAAAATACCCTCTAATGTATACAACACCTTCTGAAATATTTGCAATAGAACAACGACCTAAAGGCGTTTCTGTTTCCGCTTCAACCGTGAAGTCATTATTACTTGTGGTATCTTCTGTTACTACACCACTTGCATCAAATCCACACTTAACAAGAGTTTCTCCTGCTGAGAATCCAAATGAATTGTTTGCGTCTGTTCCTTGTCTTTCTAGTCTTACGAAAAGAGTAAGTTTATCTGTAGTTGTTTCAGCAGTTGAGTGTATAACCTTTGCAACAACACCTGTTGTTTGACCTACGAGATACTCTCCATGATAAAGAGCCCGATAAGATTCAGCAGCTGGGTCACCCAATTCATTCGGGTTAGCTGTTTTAACTTTAACATAATAGAGGTCAAAGTCTACATCGGATTGAGCCCCTGTGACGATTGACCCTTCTTCAAAGAAGTGATTACTAAATCTCTCTATCTGATTTTGTAAGATAGATTGTGTTTGAGTTAGTTCTCTTGCCTGTAATGGTCTTCCAGCTCTATATAGAACCTTATGAAAGTTTTTATCCTGACTGTAGTCGTCATAATAGGGTGATATATTTAAATCAGTCTTCTCTGCCATAGTTTACTCTTTTAATCTGTTTATGTCCATTGGGACAAATTTTAAACGGATGTAAACTTAATTACATCTGTATGATCAGTTTGATATCTTCAATCTGATCGGCTGCTCTCGTTACGGCACCCCTATTCTCAACATACATGATGTTACCTGAATATTTAACTATTTCGGGGAATGCTGCATCAACACTTGATACTGTTCCTTGGCTACCAGATGGTAGATAAACATTATCGTTGGTTGCAAAATTAACATATCCACCAGCACTATTTGCTTGTGGTATATGTGAAACAACATTTCCTGTTATAGAAACGACTCTTGACACTGCAACACCAGCACCATCGGTGCTAGCATCTTTAATTATATCATCAACTTTTATACTTCCAAGTGCTGACAGTGTCATTTGATGATAACATGCATAATTACTAGCAGTCGCAACTGTCGTTCCACTTGAGAATGGGTCTTGAATCAAACCAATTCTTCGGAAGTCGTTATCAGTTGGGAAGTCACCAGCACCTTCTGCAAACTCTAATCTAGAGTTTACCAATACATAGTTTCCACCTAATTCTTCAACTGGGTTAGCACCATGTCCATATAATGGAGATATAATTGGAACCACTACTGCTTCTGTTGATGGTGTTCCAGCACCTAGTCCTGAACCGACATCAATAGTAGCTCTTTTGTATCCCGTTCCATTATCTGTTACGGTCACATGAGATATAGCCCCTGAAGCATTCACATGAACTGTAACCTCTCCATCTGCACCGTCACCAAGAATAACTTTACTGGTATAATTACCTGTGGTGTATCCAGCTCCTCCACTAACTACTTTAACATGAAGAATTCCGCCATCTATAGCATTGGATTCTACATCCCATTGTGCAGTGGTGTCGTCAGCGACTCCACCTAATTCGGTCTTTGCACCAATGGTTTTAACGGGAATAAAATCGCTAGTAACAAACTTAATTGTATCGGCAGCTGATACAGTAGTTATGTACTTCCAAAGATATCCTCGTCCAGTTCCAGCACCAGTATCACTGGTTGAAACTAAAGCAGTTGCACTGGTTCCAGTAGGTTTAACAGTTGATGCAACGGTTGACCCGTTATCGGCTCTTCCTGTTCTAATGCATTTGTAAATATTATATTCGTCTGTAATCACATAAAAATTTGAATCATACAAGTTAGAAGCTGCTGCTGATCCTGATGAAACAGAACTCGCACTGATTTGGTGGTCATACTCATCATAAATTGTTCCTGTAGTCCAGTTCTTTCTTGAAACTGCATGTGTAACATCAGCAGTAGCAACTTTCTTCATTGCTATCATGTCTGAATATGCATCGTATTCCTCACCAGTTGAATTTGCTGGTGTAGGTGGTGAGGTATCGTCTGTCCAAGGGAAAGACCTACCTATAAACATAAAAGTTGAAGAAGCGGATTCTCCAAAGTCCTCTATGAATTGTTTAGCACTATGTGTCCTAAACTTTTCGGTTATAATTGCTGCCATTTTAAATCTCCGTTAATCTATAGATTATTTATATACTATTTATAAAGAACTCAAAGTTGAATTCGTAATATTTGAGGAAATTACATAGGAACCCCATGTAATGTCTGTCCTCCTGTTCTCTTTAAGGTCAAAATTCTTCATTCGGTAGTTCGGTAAGAACGAATCCATGTCTGAAATTGTTAACCCACTATGTTTAGATGTTTCCATTAGAACTGCACTTAAACCGCCATCGATATAATTCGGAGACGATCCTCCAACATCATCAGGGTGAGGGACACCACTTTCCAAGATGATTCTATCTTCTTCGGTGTTTGTGGTATCCTTTGCATCTGTCGTGTGTAAAACACCATCGTTATTCAACAAGTAATATGATATATCATAAGTTTGTTGTTCACTTATTTTATTTATGTCACCAATGGTAGAACCAAAGGGAACATATGAAGTAATTGTTGAGCCTTCTGTTCTCTCGTCAAGTAAAGCTCCACCATCTTCCAATTCAATGGAATTAAGTGTAAAGTTAGAAGAGTTTGTAACTCTTTCAGTTGCAAGATATTCAATAGCACCACTATGAGTAATAGTTGCGTCCTCTAATGCCATTGTAAATCCGTCTTCTGTAATAAAAGTCCCACCATATATTGAACCACTTTCACCTTCTTCTCTTAAATGATTATAATCATCTGCATCGTCTATAATAAATTTACTGTATCCGTCTTCTAATACTATCCATTCTTCTTCCAAAGTTTGGTGCATACCAGCTGGTAATACAATTCCTGACTCTGCCATTCTGAATCTCCCTTCGAGTCTTTCGTATGGACTATGAGAAGGATTGTTTACATTATCAATACTTAATGATGTGTGTGTATTTCCTGTGTAATTTGTTATCGTACCACCCATACCACTATGATTTGTGCAAAAATAGTATAATGTAGTAGGTGTTGAAGAAGAAGTTGTAATTTGTGTATGAGTAGTGCCGTAGCTAACTCCTGTCGTATATGTTCCACCACTATTATGTGAACCATCAGGCGTTACTGAAAATCTAAATGGGTGAGTTGACGATGAAGTAAAGTAATATGTTTTATCTCTTTCCAATTCTAAATGCTTATTTCTTACACCATTAACTTTAAAGACATTTTGAGAACCATTGTTCTCTACTTCTACAGATACACTTACACCTTGTGGATTTGTATCTATTCTCATTGGGGTGCTAACTATAGCATTTGCAATAGACTCAAGTATTCGAATATTAAATCTTCTTTGTCCATAACTATCATCTAATGAAGAGGGGCCGAATCTCGGCTCGCCTTCGGGAGCAACTACAACTGTTGTTCCATCTACACCATTTCCTACAAATGGGTGTGTATTTCCTATTAACGATTCATCAAAACCGATTAGGGTAGCTAATTCCTCGTTTGCAAGTCTATCTTGTAATAGGAAGTGACCACCTAGGTCTTGGCCAGAAGTAGCTTCATTTACAATTACTTCTCCAGCCTCTGTAATAAATGTAGAAGTTTCCGTAGAATATATCTCCCACTCGTTTAAGTATTCGGTTATTGCATTTATATCAGGAGCGTCTTCCAATATCATATGATTCTTATCTGCCCAATATAGGAAAGCACCAGTTTCAGGGTGATAAACTTCCGTTGAAGTTTCTAAAATGATATTAGACTCGTCATCTCTCCTATCTCCTACATAACCACTTGCAGGCGAGTCAACATTAAAGCCTGTGCCTGTTCCGTATTCTTCAATATCAATATGATAAGTTGGGAACCCGTGTATTATAATTGTTGGTAAGAAGTTAAATCTTTTAGTTCTTTCAAATCCTACTACATTTGTTAATTCATCAAAAGGATTTACAAATTCTTTAACTGCAACTTCACCAAAGAAGATATGCCCAGCTGGGTGAACTAAATCTTTAACAACATGTCTCCACTTGTTAATAGACTCACCAACCCTGACAACATATGAATGAGTTTGATATAACCAGCCGTCATGTAAATTAGAAGCAGATTCATCTAATGTGGATTCACTGGTTACTAACTGTCTTTGAATTGTTCCTTCACCACCAACTTTTCCTCTTGCTTGGAATGGGTTAAATTTTAAACAAGTAAATTTGTCTATATTATTATAGTCACATACTTCGTTATCAAGGAAATGACCGTCTAGTGTATCAAATGTTAATACATGTGTGTTTGGATCATATTTTTTAACTCTACCTGTCGACCCTGTTATCGCTCCTGTAAAAGTTAAATTGGTAGTTAAAGTAGCTGTTGGTGTAGACACCAACATTTTAAACATAGAAGTTGAGTGTAATGATTGGTTATTTTTATAGTTATAACCTTGGGCTTGAATATTAAGTGAACCAACACCACCAATTTCATCTGAATATGCAACAAGTTTTGCACCTGTTCCACTTGAGACTGCACATTGAACTGCTGTATTTGCAACCTCACTTGTTCCACCAGTGATAACCTCTCCAGCAAGTGTAAATTGATTTACATCTGTATGTGTTCTTTTAACTATTATTCTTTTATTCTCTAAATCTATTCTTACAATAGTTGCAGTTGCACTTGAAGTTGCACCAGTGACAACCTCTCCTTCAAGATATCCTTGTCGTCTGTTTAATGTGTCATACCATACTATATCGGTTGCTTTGTCAAAATAAATATACCCGCCGGGAAAACATTGAGGTAGTTCTGAATACCCTGTGCCTGGCGAAGTGATTACAACATTTCTGATATATGATTCTGTTGTATTAAGTTGTATTCTTTGTCCGTCTTCGTATAATACATTATTAAAGGCTGTATAGATTTCTATAATATGTCCAGCTGTTCGCCCGTTGACGAATGTAACTCTATCGTTTTTGAATGTGTAATCTGTGTATGGGACTTGTAAAACTCCGTTGTCAAATACCTTAACCGAGTTATCATTAAATAAAATTCTTTTTCCGTTATCGTCTTTACCCTTGAAAAGAGTTTGGTTTGCTGTTGCAGTTATTTGAAACTGTCCCCATTCAGTTCTATTCTCAAGGTGAGCAACATCTTCTATTGCACCGATAACCCCTTCTGCAGCGTTTCCGTCTGCATTCGAATTATCAAATACAACTAAGTCCCCGCCATTGTATCCTGTTCCACCGTCTTCAACATAGACTTTATCTACTCCACCCCTTCTTAGTCCGTTGACAACACCAAAGGATAATACTGTATCTCTTCCACTCTTACCACTCGTAAACTCTAATCTATCATTTAAGGAATACATAGAACCAAAACTTTGGTGTTCGTTTAGTAAACCTCCTGATATAGTGTCATTAAAGTAATCTACATTCTCAGCCGTAGCTGAACCGTTTGCAGTTAATGTTGCATTAGTATCATCTTCGATACTTGCTATTACATTTGTATATTTTGTATTGCCTACTTTATATGCAACGGTATCTCCAACCTTAAAGTCTGATAAGAATCTAGCACCAGCTGCACCTATTAATTTTTTATCAGTGGTTGAAGTTGTTATATTTCCTTTACCCTGTATACTTTCTAACAGTATACTGTCTCCGTCTTCCTGTGCTACATAAATTGACGATTCTGTTTCGTCATAATCAGATAGAATACCTTTAACTCTTCCAGTGACCTTGGTCACTCCGTCTCTATCTACAAATGTGCAAGGCCACTCATGGATAAATGTTCCAAAGTGGTTTTTTGTAATCTCTAATGAGTATTCTGCTCTTTGTGCGCTCGTTGTTGAAATATCGTAAACATTCTCTACGATTGATTCGGCTATAATTGTGACCCCGTCTAATTCATATTGAACCACCTTATCAGTTGAACTTGGACGAGTTTTAACATCGTCCATGACAACTGCAATTCTTCTTTGGTCATTATATCCTGACTCTGATACTTGGATTGTTTCGTCTATAGGATATCTAATCTCTGCGTCCATGCCATACAGGAATCGCAGTAATAATTCTAATGATTGTTTTGTTCCTTTAGATTGATAAAGGCCACTAATGTTTTTAATCGTTAGTCTTGCGTCTTTAGTGTCGTCTATGTCTAACGAAGGTATGAAATCTTTTTGGAAGTAATCTAAAAATTCTTCCGTTGTCTGATCAACATCTGAATAATTCAGTAGTTGATTGTTTGCAAGGATAGTATTATGTTTATATGTTTTAACTACACCAGTTTGTTTACCTTGCCTACTGGTAACCGTTTCACCTGCGTCAAATCCATTTCCTTGGATTGTTTCTAGATATAAAGTATTACCATTAATTAATAGTATCTTTGCAACTGTTTCAGTTCCTACCCACTCACCTAGAATCCACTTCCCGCCGACAATATAGTCTCCGACTTGAAAAGGATTCTTGTCTGGCATTTCATATAATAATTTAGAAGTTGCACTATCAGGTGATGGGTGAACGGTTGCTGGTTCTACGAGAAGATAACCTAAGTCATCTTCAAGTAGAATTTCGTCCAGCTCCCCTTGAGATTCGAGAACTAATATCTCTGCTTCAAGGAATTCGAAGTATGCCTTTAGGAACTGCTCAAATATTGGTGCGTCTTCCTGAATAAAATCAGGGACTAGAGTGGATATCCTATCAGATAACCTATCAATATTGAACGCGTCCTTAGCCATAATTCTTATTAAGCGATTGTGCCACCTATGTTAGTCAATAAGTTCCAGCCACCTAATGAAGAACCCAACCACACTAAGACACAAGCATCGCCCTTGTCTGTAAATGTGATAGTTGTTCCATTATTAAATGTGCCAGGCGTTAATACTACATCATGAGTTGAAGCTGGGTCAGTCGCAATCACTACGATTTTAATTTCTCCAGCATCACTTGAATCAGATAGACTCAATGCCAAGTTAGCTGAGATACTATCAGCATCTACAGCAATAATACCACCATCATTAATATTTCCTGACGCATTCACCGTAGTGATGTCATTAATTGCTAAATGAGTTGGTATATTTTCAAAAAGACTTGAAATTGCAAGTCTCTTGTTTACAGGTGTTCCTGACGGGTCATCAACAACATGAAGAATATCAGTTGCTGAAACCTCGGAACCTGCCATTACGGTCAAAGCCGTTATTTTTTTATCTGCCATTTTATTTTCCTCCTAAAATCCAAATAAATGGGAAACTACTCGGGGGACTCCCGACCACTTTATACATTTTTATTAATATGAACTGGTAGAGGTAGTATTAAAACCTACACCAGCACTCGATTCACCACTTGCGATGGTGTCCACTTCAGCAGTCACTTTAATATCGTCACTAGAGATATCAATTAAGTTACCTCGCTCTGCAACGATATCATTACCCGAAGGTATGACTGTGAAATCTATCGATGTATCAGTATTAACCGTTGAGGTTAAAATAATAGCATTGATAGTTACTAACCCAGTGGAATAGTCAACTACTCCAGCTGCGTTGTCTTTATAAATCCGAGTTGACCCTGATAAGTAATACCTTCTTAAATTACCTTTTCCGTCATCGTCAAAGTAATGAGTATTTACAGAATCCCCTCCGACTTTAAAACCACTTGTTACTGTAATCCCACCGGCCATTGCATTGTGACCTGAATGTGGGTTGTATAATGCATTACCCAACGATAATGTGTATCCTAATGGATTTGCAGAAAGCGTTGGTTTTAATTTCTTCCTCAACCTTATGTTTGTTGTATTAGATAAGATTGAAGAATCGGCTGCATCGATTACCTTTGTTAAATTCGAATGTCTAAAGATTGCATCAAATCCATTTAGAAAATCTGTATCGAATTGATTAATTGTGTTCTTAGTCAATGTTGCAAGTTCTCCCGCAGTTAAGGTTGTTAGAGTTGGATTGTATTTAATTGTTGTAGATATAAGAATCTTAACAATATCAGCATCTATAATCTCGGGCCTAACTGTCAACATGTTTAACTTCTTTAAGTTGTTCTTCACCATTGTCTTTTCTGTATCAGAAAGATAGTCAGCATTGTTTGGTTTTAATGCAATGAATACTTTACCATATTGTGGTGGGTCATTATCTTCTCCACCCCAAACAGCAACTGCGTCTGCATTCGGATAATATTCTTGAACTTTTGCTTTGTAGTCATTAAGTGTGACTAATCTATTTTGTGAAGTATAGAATTTGGTTGCTTTAAATTTAATTGACTCGATTGATTCTTTCTCTGCACCACCTGTTGCTGCAGTTGTGGTGGCAATAGAAGAATCTGTAAATCCATTAACTGCAGATATTTGAGTAAACTTATTAGCTCCGTCTGCATGAAGATCATCAACAATAATATATTCTACTGTAATTATATCTCCGTCTAGTAACCCAACACCTAATGTTCCGTCACCAAAATAAAGTTCTGTAAACCCTACTTCGTTTTCTTGAGTGTAATAAACTTTAGAAGTTGTGTCGATTGTTGATATATCAGTTGACAATGAGTAGGTAGAAGTTATCCCACCTGAATTAACATTAACTGTCATTCTTGTTTTGTCCACTCTTGCATTTGATAATACAAACTTAGAATTTGGAATTTGTTTATCAAATACGAATTGGTCTTGTGCAAAAGTTCCTTGAACTAAATCTATACCAGCATATGTAAAGGTTGTTCCGTCTACTGTTGGTGTATAAGTAGCTGCAGTTGCAAACTCATAGTTGGAACCTTCATAAGTTGTTCTAAATGTTGTTCCTCTTGGCATTATCATTTCAGTTAGAGTCGGTATAGTTCCGTCTGCACTTCTACAATTCTTTAAAGTCATTGTTGCTATTGCTGTTGAAGCTTTTTCTGATGAAGGAGTAAATCCTAAATCCTTTGCACGAGATACTACATTCTTTCTTATCTGTGCTGAATCTAAAAACAGTTCTGAAGCTGCTATGTTTGTGTTAATTGCACCTATGTGTGATGCATATGCAAGAAGGTCTACTAAAACTGCTAGTGATGACCCCTCGAAGTTATAGTCCCTGAATACCTCTTGACCTTTCAGATAGTTTTTAAGATTATCTGTAATGTTATCAAAATCTAAATCAGTGACATTTATTTGTGAACTATTTACTGCCATTATCGTACCCTATTTACTGTGAATTGAATCTCTTGATTGTTTAGACCATTTTTAATACTATAGTAGACGGTAACATCTAAAGAATTGTCTTCAACTCGAAATGTGCATCTCACATCTTCAACTCTAGGCTCAAATATCATAATTGCTTTTGCCATTTGTTTTCTAGCCCGTCTAACTTGTCTATCGGTGTCCAATTCAAATAATAGACCCCTGACATTTCCACCTAAACTTGGTTTAAATGGTCTCTCATAGTAGTTTGTTAATACAATATTCCTAACTGCTCTACGAACTGCGTCTGAATCAGACTTAGTTGCAACATCTCCAGTTATTGGGTGTGCGGTAAAAAACAAATCAAGGTCTTTATATGCTTCCTTGACTGCAACATTTTTACCTTTGTTTACTACATAGTCGACCATAATACTATTTATACTCCGTTAACATCTTTTCTATGAAGGTTTCTTAGTTTCTGCTGGAGCTCCTGAACCAGCACCACCCGCTCCACTAAAGTAATTGTGTGTATGAGTTGCAAGTGTTGGAGCATTTCCTGCCTTAGTATCAATATCACCTTGGGCAGTAATTGTTGAATCGTTAGTTTGTTTACCAGTTATATGAACTGTTCCATCAACTGTTAAGTTTGTAGTCATTAATGTTTCAGGTGAAGTGAAGGTAGTGTTACCCACTACATCTGCATTTAATGTTCCGCCTATCTGTGCGTCAACATTACCTAGTGTCACATCTAACCATACATTTCCTTCTGATACTGTTGTTTTCATATCACCTTTTGTAACCTCTGTATTAACATCACCTTGCAATACCTTCATATCAACATCACCTGTATTGACATTAATAGTGACATGACCTTTCTCTACAGTTATGTCAGCGTTCCCAGCAATAAATAGTTTGTCGTCCTTTGCAATTACTTCCCATTTATCATTTACTATTCGTGTTGACTCTGTTCCATCAGGGTGAATCTCATGGAATGTTCCTGACCTATGGTATAAGTTAATCCTCTCTGCACCTTTTGTATCGTCTACCTCGAATACATGTCCACTCTCTGTTTCTGTAACTTTATTATATGGGTATACTGGTTTTGCTACAGTGTCTATCCATAACTTCTCATCACTACGAGGGTATTGTCCACCCTTTGGTTTTACTGCACTGGTATCAATATCATTCCATGCTGTCGCAGCGTCTTCGTCCTTCGAAGTTGCAGATAAAAGTTTAGTTGATAATATTAATTCGTTTAAAGAAGACTTCTTCTTTAGTTCTCCTTCTGTAAAGACTCCTCTTGTATAAGGTGAGTAATCTGAGCTGTCTGTATATAATGGATACCAAGGTAAGTCTTCCTTTGTTAATTCTCTTTCCTCTATTGTTGACCCAGTTCCGTCATAGTTGACTTCAATTTTTGCTGGATTAACTGGTGCGGTATCCATTGCAGTTGTAAGACCCCAACCTCTTCTTGAATCCTGAACTGGGTTTGGCATTTCAGAAGTATCTTTATAATCGTCAACGGTTAATTGTCTAGGGTCATTAAATCCTTTCTCTACATCTCTTGTTATTAATTCGTCTGTGATAGATTCTTTATACCCAACTTGTGGTATACCAGCTGCAGTTCCAAGAATTATTGGGTCTTGTTTTGCAGCGTCTCTAAAGTATCCAAATACCGTAGACCCCTCTACAAGTCCATGGCCTGTTCCTATTCCTGATAGACCAGCAGAAGTTGTTGGAAGGATAACCTGACACCATGGTAAGTCTGCAGTTGCAATTAAAGTCTTTTCGTCTGTATGTATCCCGTGTATGCGCACGCGCACGCGACCCACTTGTAATGGGTCTTGTCTGTCTTCAACTATTCCGTAAAAGTAATCCATTACCACACTGCCTCTTCGGGTTCTATTTCTGGCCCTGTTCCTTCGTCAAGTGGTTTAGCATCTTCTACTTTCTTTGCATAACTCTCTTTAACACATTCTATATGAAGCATACCCGCCTTTTCTACTGGTGAAGCTGACAGTTTAATATCAGTAATTAGATATCTATCGTCATTTACTTTATCATACTTATCACCCTCACCCATAATTTCAGGTGTAGGTATTAGTAATTTGATTATCATACCAACAGATAAATCTGTTCTTAATGGTATGGTGAGTATCATTCTATGTTGTTGTAATATTTCTAACAGAGCTCTTCTTTCTAGTATTCCACTATCGTTTAATTTCCTTGCTTCAAATACTTCGGGGTCTGATAGTTTGTCTACATTATCAAATGAATGTTGATTGTGATAATCATTAATAATTAATGAATCATATTCTTGAGTTGGTTGAAGGTCTATATCAATTTCATCTATTGAAGGAGACATTTCTCTATCAACTATCTCTCCAGCTGTTAATACTCTTTCCATATCATCGGTCATTAACATAATGTGTCCCGATACATGATTTCCCTTTTTCATTGCAGTCTCTAGACTAAAGATATTTTCTTCTTCTAATTTTCGTATGGGGTCATATACCTTTAAAGTAGATGCATATGCACCACCAACCGTTGCTTGAAGTGTATCAAACAACTGTGGTTTCTTATACACATCAATCATTGTATTAAGACCATCAGGCGCATTTATATTTTCTGTTTCTGTTTCCGTTGTATTTCTAGGAAACTGGGAAAATGGAATTGGGAATTCCATGGAACACATAGTGTCCATACTTTGAAATCTAAACCCACCGTTCATGGTTTGAAAAAAGAACATACCATTTTTATATGCATGTGATTCGCTTGTTTGTGAATTGTTAACAATGTAATCTGTTATTTGTGCAACAGACCAGTTAGGGGAAATAAATTGTTTGTTTTCAGGAATGGTTTGTTCCCATGCGTCAAATTCGTCAACTCTAAACTTTCCAACATCTACTAAAACATTTTGAAGTATTTGATCATACCTTCCACGAAGGGTTTGGCTTAGTCTCTTTCTTCTTGCATAAAACATTCTAGGGTCACATATTCTCATTACATAAGTTTGTGTTAACTCATCGACTCTGTTAAGATTATCTATTTTGTATACTCTAAAAGTTTTGTCTATTGAGAATTGGTCTTCTGACTTTTCGTCTAATCCTTCTTTCTGCCTAATTGCAATTCGGATATACTCTTGTCCTGTTAATCTAAAGTTTTTTGGTAGATTAAGACCGTCTATTATATGCACTTCCCCAGTAAGAAATTTATTGTATATAGATTCATAGATAGTAAAGTTAGAACATAATTGACTTATGTCTAACGATTCTTGATATTGATTTATTAAGGTGAAGGAATCTATAAAGAACTCACCTGCTACATAATTCCCACTCATGACTTCATTACTTGCTCAAACTGGGTAACAACTTTGTCAATCATAGCTGGTCTGATGATTTTAATTTTTCTCTTCTCTTCATTTGCTTCAAACTCAGCTTCCCAATGAGTTTTTGGTAAGTATCCTGATTTAAAATTATTTCTCTTAAGATTACCAAGATAGTAATGGTCAATTCCATCTACCATGTCTATAACAGAAGTTGGTGTAAAGGAATGTCGGTATAACTCAGCTTGGCCATACCTTGTCAAGCTTGATGTACCTGTAATTGTCTTTGAAGAAAAATCTCCTACCACATCACCTATTGCTAGTCTATTATGGGTAGGGTCTAGTTTAATGACTATCCCTGTTGCATCTGTTGCTGTTACTGTTTCTCCTATTAGAAATTTACTTACTATAGGAGGTTCTCCTGTCCGTGATATTAAGTCTGTGCTTGCACTGGCAACAGCATACTTCCCTCTATATTTATGGGACATATATTTTTGAAATGTAGCTTGGTCTTTCCACCAGTCGTAATAATTTGCCCAATCATTTACTAAAAAGAATACCCAGTGTAAGTCACCATTACCGTAAAGTTTAGTTGCAACCACATCAGGTCTATCACCTTCTTCCAACTCATAGTATGTGTAATCGACAATGGCTTCTTTGGCCCCAGTTGAGATTGCAGATTTACGAAAGAAATCTTTAATAGTAATAATCTTGCCGTCAGACAATTTGTATTGCATTTCAGGAAAGTTTTTAAAAAATTGTTTAGCCATTATCCGCCTCCGTCTTGACCCCAAAGTTTACCGTCATCTGTTCCCGCGGTGTCGTTTAATAAACTTGGGGAACCAGTTGAGTCTACCATTCCGCCCGGCCCTCTTACTGAATTGGCTTTTGCCTTCATTGATTTCGGCCCAACCTTCTCGTTATAAACTTCTTGAGACATAATCTTGATTTCAGAAAACGATAATTCTATTTTAGTTGCTAAAGGCCAGACCTTTTCACCGTCTGAAATCAATCCTTCTGAATTTCCATTAAAGGTATTTACAGTCATATCTTTTAAAACCATAGGTAAGAATCCTTCTATTTGATCTTGGACTCCTCCTTCTGGGCCTTCAATATGAACATCAAAAACATTTGGATAGTTAAAGAAGTTTTCGTTTGCAGATTCTTTATCCGCTGCAAAGGTATCAGGTAACATTGCAAGTCTAAATATGTTTACAATCTTTTGAACCATTATTGCCTCTTTTGAATTCCTTGGCATAAATTCCCACTCAAAAGAATGGTCTCTAAAAGTTATACCTTCTAGGAACTGTTCTTCCATAGGATTAGAAGCCATACCTGCTTTAAGGTTTCTAATACCACCTGTCATACTATCACCTAGTTTATTAATAAAGCCTTTAATCACATTACCAGCTTCGTCTAACATGCCGTCTACTTTCTCACCTTCCTTCTTATTCAAAGCACTATCAACTCCTCTTGCTATTGCTCCAACACCCTCAGCTTTATAAGTAGTTGTCGATTGTTGAACTATGTCCTCGGGGAGATACAGTGCAATAGAGAATGTTTCTTTCGAAAGAAAGTTTCCACCAGCCCTTTTCTTTCTTGGTCGAGTTTCAAAGACCACATAATAATCATACCCACCTTGCATAGGATATTGTAATTCAGTCATTGATAGTTCAGGTGGTTTTTTAGCAACTGTGTTTGCTTTGTTTACACTGGATAGTTGTTTTTCTAAACTACCTCTTCGTTCTTCTAATTTTCTTCTATTCTCTTCTGCTTGTTCTTGGAGTTTATCTACCTCTTCGGTATTAACTCCACCCTTGTACCCAGCTTGCTGAATCTTTGCTTTGATTCCTTTTGCCGACTTTAGTGCTTGGGAGGCTTGGTTTACTTTGTTTAATAATTTATTAATGTTTGGCATATAAATATCTCTATAGAAGTCTTTATTTGGTGTTATAATCTATTTATGTCATACAGTGGTAAGTTTAAACCAAAGAACTATAAAAAATATAAGGGAGACCCTACAAAAATCTTTTACAGGTCTTTATGGGAACGCAGATTCATGGTTTACTGCGATAATAATCCCAATATTATAGAATGGGGAAGTGAAGAAATCATAATTCCTTATCGTTCTCCTGTAGATAAAAAAGTCCATAGATACTTTCCTGATTTCTATATTAAATATCAAAATAGTAAAGGTGAAGTCCTTAGAGAAATCGTTGAGGTTAAACCAAAGGCTCAATGTCTACCACCTAAAGAACCTAAAAGGAAAACAAGAAAATATAGGAATAAAGTCATCACCTATATAATCAACCAAGCAAAATTTAAAGCAGCTGGTGACTATTGTAGAGATAGAAAAATGGGATTCAGAATTCTAACCGAAGACCACCTAGTCCCCAAGAGTAAAAGAAAAAAATGAGTAAATTATTTGTATTTGATTTGGACGGAGTTCTTATTAACTCCCTACTTAACATGAAGAATGCATGGGACGCCGTAAGGGTGAAACATGAGATTGAAATCCCATTCCGATATTATAAAGCACAAATAGGTAAACCCTTCCCTGACATTATGAGTGAACTAGGATTGTTTGATAAACACCTAGAGATATATGACACCTATAAAACATATTCTCAAATGAACATTCACACTATTCCTATGTATGAGGGTGTTAATGAAACTCTAAACGAATTAAAAGACCAAGGTCATAAGATTGCACTATGCACTTCTAAAACAAAAGAAACCACTAACATACTCTTAAGTAAATTCCCTAAATTTGATTATGTCTGTTGTCCACAAAAAGGCCTTCGTGGTAAACCAGCACCTGACCAATTACTATACACTATTGCCATGTGTAATGTTGACCCTAAAGACACAATTTATATTGGAGACATGATGCCTGACCTACAATGTGCTGTTAGAGCTGGTGTCCATTTCGAATATGCAGAATGGGGATTTGGAGAATTAAAATGCGAGCACTCGCTGAAGTCGATTACAAATCTGATTTAGTTATTGGGTTAATTCCCGCGAGGTGGAAATCAACTCGGTTCGAAGGGAAACCACTTGTAGATATAGCGGGTGTGCCTATGATACGAAGGGTATATGACCGTGCAAGTATTGCTAATCACTTAGACCAAGTCATTGTCCTTACAGACGACATGAGAATTAATGACTATTGTCAACTGAATCAAATGACATGTATTGTAATAGAAGAAGATTGCCGAACTGGAACAGACCGTTGCGCTCACGCTCTGAAATTATTGGAGGGTAGTCTCTTTGTAAACATTCAAGGAGACGAACCCTTGATTAATCCTTCTGCAATAGACAATCTTATAGAAAATTTCGATAATAATATAGGTGTTGCAAATGCATATACTAAAATTGACCAAGATTATAAACTAAATGACAGAAATGTTGTAAAAGTTGTGTTTGATAAGGCAAAAAATGCGCTTTATTACAGTAGATTACCTATATCAGACTACCAACAGCTGGGATTATATGCCTTTAACCGCGGTATGCTGGACGCCTTTCCTAAATTTACCCTAGGAGAACTGGAAATTGACGAATCTATCGAAATGTTGAGGTATCTTGAGAACGGATTTGATGTTAAAATGGTTGAAGTCGAAGATGAGGGCCTTTCCGTAGATACTCCTAACGATTTAAAGCTGGTTGAACTAAAAATTAAGGGATATCACTAATGGAACACATACATTTAAACGCACATAAGGTAAAATACTATGAAAATGGTGAGCAACCTTCTAGTTATCACCAACGAGACCCCGTAGCAGTAGAAGAAGTCAAACAAAAGTTCGAAGAAGTGTCAAAAGTCGGCCATCCTAAGATAATAACACTGCATGAAGCCCAAAAAGAAGGCATAGTTCAGACTAAAGGGTATTATAACGACAAACCAATGACCCCTTTAGAGGCATATGGTTATGTATGGCTTGATAATGCCTATAAAACAGAATATCCTGACCCAAAAACAGCTAAAGGCCAAGAGTGGAGTGACTTTTTAATGAAACCAATCGAAAATCAAGTGTTTCATTGCATTAAGATACAATGGTTAGTCAATATCATACAAACAGAGGGCCTTTATTCTTGTCCTCAAGCGGTATTAAGAAAATCTCAATGGTTTGTCCATCCCGGCCAGTTCAGAGTTCATGCTATTACCTATACTGACTGTAATGAAGAGTTCATTGTTTGGGATACTAAGAATATTTTACCTCAACCCGAAATAGATTATGAAGAATGGTGGTCTAGATACAGTCACCATACAGATAAAGGTTTATTTGCAGCAGTCTTTGAAGATATTGTAGAAATGCATGTCGGAGAATATCGCCAAGACCTATATGATAAGGTTGCTGGTGGGATAGATTGCTTCCAAGGTGTTAAACCAATACTCGAAGGAACATGTGACGAGAGCATAGCACATTTATTCACCCATGGAACATACGAGGGCCACGGGATAGGGATTGTAGGACACTTTACCTTTGAAGATTTACAACATGTATGTGACTTCCACCCAACAAAGCAATATATTGGCAAAGAAAACTTTACTTTGTATAACAATTATCATAAATAATAGATATGGCAAGTCTATTTTCAGATATAATTGGTCAAAAGCCAGAAGAGATTGAAGCTCAAACCTTCAACTCGTTAGAATGGTTCCAAAAGAATGTAAGGGATATCCGTAGGAGTCCCGATAAGCTGTTAAAAGAAAATCAAAACTTTGTCACTCGATTTGAGTTAGGTAAAATGTATATGTTTATGTATGATGCTAAACGGCAAGATACATTGAAGTATTACGATTACTTTCCTCTCTCAATTTGTTTGAAAAGATATCCAACTGGTTTTCTAGGTGCAAATTTACATTACATTGCACCGAAATACAGAGCATTACTAATGGACGCAATGTATCAGTATATCGAGAAAGACGAGACAACCGAGGAAGCTTATTTTAGGGTTAGATACCCTATGATTAAAAGCATTAGTAGGTTGAGGTGGGCAAGACCCTGTTTAAAACAATACCAATATGGTTATGTAAACAGTAGGATTGTTGAAGTTCAACCTGAAGCAATGGACATGGTAGTTATGCTACCAAGTCATAAATTTAAATCAAAGGGAACTAACTTTAATGCAAATATAGTTCACCGAGAAAGTTTAGGAAAGACATGATAGAAAAAATAGTAGCACAAACACTTGGTTGCAGCCAAGATTCAATAAAAGACGAATCAAACTTTGTAAATGACTTAGGTGCCGACTCTCTTAACATAGTTGAGATAGTTATGGCAATAGAGGAAGAGTTCGATGTTTCGATTCCTGATGAAGATGCTGAGACACTTCATACAGTCGGCGCAGTAAAACAATATATTGAGGACAACTCCTAATGCCAAAAGGAAGTAAGGCCACAGGTGGTGGAGCACCAAAATCTAGTGGAAAGTTTAACGATAAGAGAGGCATAGATGCTCTTAAGGGATATGTCGGCCAACCTCTACAACCAAATAGATTTATTTTTCAATTCTTAACACTACCAAAAGATTTTGAATTACCTGACGGAGATACTTTAAGTATACTCTGTCAATCAGCAACATTGCCGGGCAAGTCAATAGAAACAGCAGAACATATTAGACATAGATACATGCCTACAGGTGATGTTGATTACGGTCAAAGCATATCCCTTACTTATATTTGTGACACCTCATTTATGGATAGATATATTATAGAAGAGTGGTTAAGATATGTCCATTCAGCAGATGTTGATACATGGACTGATATAAGTTATGGTAAAAGTTCTGACGGCGAGAAACAAATTTTCAGATTCTATGATGAGTATGCAGCTCCATGTAAAGCACAATGTCATGTATTAAGAAGAGATGGTAGTGCAGCTATGACATATACATTTCATGATGTATATCCACAAGGTATAGATGATATTTCATTAGAAATGAGTTCAAATGATGAAGTTATGCAGTTTTCATTTGATTTAGGATACAAGTGGTGGACAGTTGAATACTTACCAATAGAAACAGAAGTAAAAATGAACCAACCTATGGACGGAAACTTTGAGATAAGTGGACTAAATAAAGGGAGGAAAATCTTTGATGCAGTTCTTGAAGGACTCAAGGTTGCTGGAAGGTTTAATAAGAAAGCGGGTGCAATGGGAAGGAGACTAGGTCAACTTGACACTGCAATAACCCGTGGTAGTAACATAAGCAGAGATATAGGTGGAAGCTTTAACTCTAATTATGTGACTAATAAAAGGCGTGGTGGAGGTTAATTCTAACACCACATAAAGAGGTATATTATGGCTTTACCAAAGCAGACCGCACCGAAGTATAAATGCATACTTCCAAGTGACGGTTCAGAAGTGGAGTTTCGACCATTTCTAGTTAAAGAGCAAAAAGTATTAATGCTTGCTCAGGAACAAGAAAAGGATGAAGCAATGTTTGTTGCAGTGCAAGACCTTATCGAAGCAGTAACTTTCGGAAAGGTTAAATCCAAACAGTTACCTGTTATCGACATGGAATATTTGTTCCTTAAAGTTCGATCAGTATCGGTAGGAGAAACAGCAACAGTAACCTTGTCTTGCCACGACCCCAAATGTGAAGGAGGGAATGGAGAGGCAGTTGTTAATTTAGATGATGTGGAAGTAGTAGGAGACGAACCTGAACACAAAATTATGATTAGTGATGAATTAGGAATTGAGTTAAGATACCCAAGGATAAGTGATGTAGAAGCAACACAACACCTTGAGGGAGGAGCTCAAACTATTGAAATGCTGAAGCAATGTATGGTGACAATATTTGATGAGGAAGAGGTCTACACAGTTCGAGATAGTTCTACAAATGAACTAAACGAATTTGTTGAGACACTAACAATGACTCAATTAGAATTGTTAACTGCATTTTTTCAAGGCATACCAGTATTGAAGAAGGAAGTCGAAACAGAATGTAAAGTGTGTGGAAAGGAAATTAGAACTGAATTAGTAGGTTTACAAAGTTTTTTCTAGTAGCCCTTTCTCATGATAGTCTAATAAACTATTTAAACACAAACTTTCAAATGATGCAACATCATGGCTACTCTCTTAGAGAGTTAGATGACATGATGCCATGGGAAAGGGAAATTTACATTAAATTATTACTTCAACATTTAGAAGAAGAACGGGAACGAGAAAAAGCTCGTGCCCAAAAAGCAAGAAGCAGATAGCTCTTGCATTTTAAATGAGGAGAAATAAGTTATGGCAGATTCACGAGAACAGTTTAGTGGAGACATGTCGAGAAATGAAGTTGAAATAGATTTATCTAAATTTATGGAGATGATTCAAGAGAACGCTGCATTAAAACAGCAGATTTTTGAATTAGAACATGACGGTAAGGTCAACCCCTATCAGAAGTGGATTCATTTATCAGCAATGATTGATAGTTGGAGAATATGGCCAAGAGCATTTTTAAGTGTTTACATATTCTTAATTTACTATGTTGTAATGTGGTTTTTGGATTTAGCTGAACCAACAATGGAACAAAGTGGACTACTTTCAATATTGGTTGGTGCTGGAGCAGCTTGGTTTGGACTATATGTCAATTCCGCTGCAAAAGAACATGCTACCAATAAGAGTGATTAATTTTTAATTAGTAGAGGAAAACAAAATGGCAGAAGAAGAAACAATAAATGAATCACATGATGATTCAAATCATCTTGAAAGTCTAAAGGATAACGCACCAGTAGAACCTAACAAGGACGAACTGGACGAACTACAATATGAGTCTGCAAAGGCTTCATATGATAGAGCTTTAGAACTATGGCAAGAACAAGTTGATAAAACTGAAGCTTCACTTTTAGTAGAAGAAGAATTAAAAGAAGAAGAATAAGGCTTTAACCAATGGCAAAAAAAGACGAAGACGGTCGCTCGAGTAAGCAAGCCGATGCATTTCTAAAAAAGGATCAACAACGATCCGAGAAATTGCAACAAGATAGGACAGACGCCCTTGAAAGGTGGACGAAGGCTAACGCTAATACTTATAAAAAATCTGCTGAGAAACTAAATGCTGCAGCTGAATCTGGCATCAAGGCCATGCAGGCAAAGGAAAAGGCAGACGCATTAGAAGTTGCAAATAGAGAAAGAATGGCAGCTTCAAGAGGTGTCTCTCTAGCCCAATTCGAAAAGACCATGGACGCAACCATGAAAGAAGGTTGGAGTGCAACAGAAGGAGTCTTCGAACCCTTAGACGAACTCGGAAAGTCTATGGGTAAAATCCAAGTTGACGGAACTATGGGTAAATCCCTTGGTTCTGCAAGTGGTGCCATTAAAGAATTAACTGGTGGTCTATTAGACCTTGGTGAAATGACTGGTGATGCAATGGATAAAGTGAAAGCAGTTGGAACACTCATTGCAACTCCGTTCAAAGTTGCAAACAATGCTATCGCAGGTGCAACAAAATTCTTTGGTAAGGAATTCAATCCCGGCCAGAAGATGGCAGACTGGTGGGGTGGAACTGAAACTCTTATAGAGGACGGTGATAAAAAAGCTACGAAAGGATTTAGAGATTTAAAATTCAGTGAAAAAATGGGTAGGATATTTAGGCCATTTAGTCAGGGAGCTGAAGACGCAAAAGATAAATCAGAAGAAGGTGGTTCAAAAGTTTCTCAAGCTGGTGGTATACTATCTGCAGCTGGAGGTGATATAGAAGATGGTTCAGCTGAAGTTCCTAAAGCTGGTTCTAGACTATCTAAAGCTGGTTCTAAATTAGCTGATGGTTTTAATTCTTCCATGGAGAAGTTATCCGACTTAGGTGGAAGAATGAAAGAGAGTGCAAAGGCAATGGGAGCAGCGACTATTGCATGGATAAAAAACTTCCCAGCAATGATGAAAGGATTGTGGGGAACCATAAAACAAATGGGGAAATCTGCAGCAGCATTCTTAATGGCTCTCCCAGCACTTATAATATCTAGTATTGCATTTGTCGCAGGATTAATTGCCTCTGCAGTTAGTATGATGATTGCAGCTGCACCAATAATTGGTATTGCATTATTAATAGGGTTAGCAGTAGCAGCTCTTGTAATGGGTATTATGTTCTTAGTCCAAAACTTCGAATCTATTAAAACAACTATATCAGAAAAGATTACTGCAATGATAGATAAAGTCAAAGCGGTTGTGGGTAATATCGCAGACTTCTTTTCTAATATCTGGCAAGATATATCTGACTTCATTCGAGAAAAGGTATTAAAGATTAAATCAATCTTAGGTCTTACTTCTGATGCTGAAGAAGAAGAGTTAAAAGGTATTGAAGAAAGAAAGGCCAAGAAACAAGCATTGACCGATGAGGCAAACAAACAAGCCGAAGCAGAAATTGATGAAATGAGAGCTAACGGTGAACTCGAAGGTATGAGTCGTAGAGAAATCAGGAACCTTACTAAAGAGAAAGCAGCAGAAGCCCTCGAGCGTGTGCAAGAGGAAGCGGAGTTCCAAGCAAAATCAGATGAAGAACTCTTGGCCCAGAAACATGAGGCTGATGATGAAATTAAAAAGCTAGATGAAAAATTAGCAGACAGGGAATTCGATAAAAAACAAGATGAAAGACTGTTCAAACAGGCGACAATCGATGATTTACATGAAGC